TGGGTAAATGGTATTCTCATCCATAGAGATTGAACCTCTATGGATTAGATAAAAATTTGGAAAATATCAAACGTTATGGAATTTGCTATGTCTTTGAAGCAGAAAAAAGTGTTCTTATATGTGAAAATTTTTCATTTCCTAATTGTGCAGTTGCTTCTTGTGGAAGTCAATTCAATAAATATCAACTCGATATTTTGATGCGTTATGCTCAACCAAAAGAAATTGTTATTTGTTTTGATAATGAAGAAAAGCCTGGAAGTGAAGACTATTTTCAAAAATTGTGGAAGATGTGTAGTAAATATAAAAATTATTCAAATTTTTCTTTTATCTATGATAGAGAAAACCTTACAAAAAAGAAGGACTCTCCAGTAGATGAAGGACAAGAAAAATTTGAAGAGCTATTAAAAAGGAGAGTAATTGTGAAGTGAAATATCGGCTAGTAAATCAAGAGATAAAAGAAGACTATGGAAAGAACCTACTTCGCACGCGAGGTATTCAGGATGTTCAAGCTTTCCTTCATCCAACGAAAGAATGCTTACAAAGTTTTGAAGATTTGGACAATTACCAAATGGGAGTAAGGGTTATTGAGAAGACGATTTTTGATAAAAAGCCTTATGCCATTATCGCAGATTGCGATTGCGATGGAATTTGTTCTTTTGCTATAATTTATCAATATCTAAAAAGATGGAATCCAGATAAAGAAATTGAATTTTTTATTCATGAAGGAAAACAACATGGCTTTTCTGATATGATGGAGCAATTAGAAAAAAAGGATTGGGGCCTTATTATCGCGCCAGATAGTGCCACGAATGATGGACAATATATAAAGGATTTTACCTGCCCAGTTCTTGTTTTAGACCACCATATAAAAGAATCTGAAAGTGAAATTCCTCCAAATATGATACTTATAAATAACCAAACTTCTAAAAATTATAAAAATAAAAACCTTTGTGGTGGAGGGGTTGTTTGGCAATTTTGTCGAGCCCTAGATGATTATTTTTTGAGAGACTGGGCTTATGATTATATTGACCTTTGTGCAGTTTCATTAGTTGGAGATATGATGAGTATGCTTGAATATGAAAATCAGTACTTGGTTCAAACTGGTTTTCAAAACATCAAGAATACAATGCTACGAGTTTTATTAGATAAACAAGATTATTCAATGGGTGGAAAGATAAACCCTATAACCGTTGCTTTTTATATTGTTCCTCTTATAAATGCTATGATTCGAGTAGGGTCAATGGAAGAAAAATATCGACTTTATCGTAGTTTTATTGAACCAAATGAAATGGTAGAGTGCCATAAGCGTGGAGCCAAAGGAACAATGGAAAGACTCTGCATAGAGAGCGCGCGTGAATGTACGAATGCAAAAGCTCACCAAGATAAAATGAAAGAAAAAATAGTCCAGGAATTAGAAGTAAAAATCTTCAAGCAAGACTTACTGGAAAATCAAATTTTATTTGTAAGACTTGATGATGACGATGAATTTCCCGCTGAGCTAAATGGACTTGTGGCTATGGTTTTATCGGCAAAATATCATAAACCTACTATATTAGCCAGACGAAATTTTGAAGGTTTTGACAGAGGTAGTGCCCGTGCCCCAAGTAATACAGAACTGACTTCCTTCAAAGAATTTTTATCTAAAACTGGACTTTTTGAATATACGTTGGGTCGATAATTGTGGCCCGTAACACCTTTTCCGTTTCATCAACGGGGTCATTTATAAAATGGCTAACGAGGAAGCCTCAGCACATAATGGTGGTGGTAATCTCGTGGGAAACTTGACTTAGAAAAAGAAAAAGGAGGTGAAAAAAGTGAAAAAAGCAATTTATAAAATAGAAAATAAAATAAATCATAAAATTTATATCGGTCAATCTATTCATCCTGAACAACGTTTTTTAGAACACGCAAGAGGGAACAATGAAAAAAATAGTCCAATTCATAGAGCTTTTAGAAAGTATGGACCAGAAAATTTTTCTTTTGAAATACTTGGATGGTTTGAAGATTATAATGAAAAAGAAAAAGAGTATATAATTATATATAACTCTAAAATACCAAATGGTTATAATGTTCAATCAGGAGGAAACGAACCCCCAGTTTTGAAAGGAAAAGACAACTACAATACTAAAATTACCCAAGAATTGGCTGATAAAGTAATTAGTGATATATTAGATTGGAGACTTCCTAAAAAAACAATTGTAAAAACAAGAGGAATTACCTCAGATATTTTTCGTCATATAAATGAAGGAAATTCTTGGAGGAAAGAAGAACTAGCTTATCCTCTTCGTCCATCAGAACCTACCTTAGATAAATATCGAGTTTTATACATTCAATGGCTTTGTTGTTCCTCTGATATTCCTTTGAATCATATAGGTTCAAAAGTTGGATGGAACAAATCGTCAGCAAAAATGATAAATCAAGGAAATAATCACTTTGATAAACGATTAAAATATCCAATTCGGGCCAATAAAGAATATAATAAACAAATTCTAAGTCAAGAAACCTGTATCGACTATCTTCATTTTGAAGAGTAAGATAACTATTGATACGTTATTTGAAATGGGTGTTCATAGAAAAAATCTATGTAAAAAATAGTCAGGTCCCTTAGAAATAAGGGAATTACCGCATGACCAAGCTTTCGGAATTAGCGTTTCTGACAAGAATCTCTCAAAACTTCATGAAATTGCAAATAAAGAGCTCTCTCAAATTGATTTTGGAGAAAATATTTATGATGTAAATTTTATTAGAAAAGCTAATGATAAGGATATAGAAGCCATAATTCTTGATGTTGCGCCGTATGAGCAGGTATTTGGGCAGCAAAATCCTGAAGCGATGATAGCTATTACTAATTTAGTAGTCTCGCCTAATGAGATAAAAATTATAGGGAAAAATAAAGATACCTTACGAATTGAGAAAAATGGAATTACCTACATCAAGTTCAGAGCAAAAGATTTGATAGAAGAATTGAAAGGTTTTTCAAATGAAATGGATATTACTTTAGTTGGCAGACCTAATATCAACACTTGGCTTGGGCAAGAATTGCCCCAGATCTTTATAGTAGATATGGAGGTTCAAGATGGAAGATTTTCCTTTTGATGATAATTTAATATATATAATTCCAACCAATAATGAAAAACCAGTAAAAGTTATCTTCGAAAATTCATCCGACAAAGAAAAAGAATTGGATTATAACCATGTAATTGGAGTAGACCTAAGTAATGACCCAGATATACAAAAATGGACAGAAACGATTGAAGGACTTTTTTATTCTAATAGTTGAAATTTTTTGGAATTTAGTATATAATATATATAGAAAATAAAAAGGAGGTTTATTAATGTGTGGAGTTTATATGTTTGAAAATAAAATAAACCATCACAAATATATTGGAGCCTCAAAGCATATTGAAAAGCGGTATAAAGAGCATTTGAGAGATATGGAGAATAATACTCAGAAACAAAAGACTCTATATAAAGCTTTCAAGAAATATGGATTAGATAATTTTGAATTTTCTATTATTGAAGAATGTCTTCCTGAAGATCGTTTCAAAAGAGAAAAGTATTGGATTGATTATTACAATACTTATGAGAATGGATACAATGAAACCCGGGGAGGAGAAGGATTAGATGGAGCTCCTAAAGCAAAAGGAGATAATCATCCAAATTCACTTATCTCAGAAGCTACTGCTAAAAAGATTATTTCTGAATTAGCAACGACAAGATTACCTTTTAGTGAAATAGCCAAAAAGTATTCCTGTTCAGTTGATATTGTTAAAGACATAAATGGTGGAAAAACTCATACTTATCTTCATAATTATGGAACAAATATTAGAGAGAAAAATTCAATAAAAAGAAATTCTTCTTTTGAAAAATTATCTATTGAAGAGGTTTATCAAATAATTCATCTTCTTGGGGCAACTTCTTTAAATTATACTCAAATTGGAAAAATGTTTTCCGTTTCTCAGCAAACTATTTCAAGAATAAATAACTGTCAAACTTGGAAAGAATTACATTCTTATAAGAAAAATATTAGAGAGGAGATGATGAAAAGTAATGAGATTTGAAACCCATAGTCACTCTCATTACTCTTAGTCTAATATTAGACTAATTGATAGTATATGCAAGCCAAAAGACCTTATTCTTACTGCTTTCAATAAAGGATATGCTGGAATTGCTCTAACCGACCATGAAGCTCTTTGCGGGCATATTGAATGGTTGGAGTTAGAACAAGAGCTAAAAGAAAAAGGAGTTATTCCCTCTAATTTCAAATGCGCTTTAGGAAATGAGATTTATCTTACTAATACAAGAGAGCCAAAACAAAAATATTGGCATTTTCTTCTTATTGCTAAAAATACTGAAGGGCATCGAGCTCTTAGAGAGCTGTCATCAAAAGCTTGGTTAAATAGTTATACTGATAGACGGATGGAAAGATGTCCAACTCTAAAAAGTGAACTTATAGAAATTGTAAAAAAATATCCGAACTCTTTAGTGGCAGATACGGCCTGTTTAGGCTCAGAGTTCGACGCCTATGTTTTGAATCTAGTCGAAGCTGAAAAAAAAGAAGACGAAGAAGAAATTCTAAAATGGAAAATAAAAATTAGAGATTTTTTAGGATTTTGTCTTGACCTTTTTAAAGATGATTTTTATATTGAAATTGCCCCAGGAGTTTCTAAAGACCAGAAAACTTTCAATAAGAGAGTCAAAAAAATTGCTCAATATTATAAAATAAAAATGGTAATGGGAACTGATGCCCATTACCCTTCAAGCGAATTTAGAGAAATTCACAAAGCCTTTTTAAATTCAAAAGATGGTGAGCGAGAGGTTGATAGTTTTTATCATGATGCACACCTTATGGATGACGAAGAAGCTTTTGAAAATGTGAAAGATATTTTTACAAAAGAAGAATTTCAAGAAATGTGTAATAATTCTCTTGAAATTATGAATAAAATTGAAGGGTATGAGTTGTTTCATTCTCCTATTATTCCAGAAGTTAGAGTTTTTCCGCCTAAGCCAAAAGAAAACAAAGATTTAGCTTCTTATCCTACTTTATCTAATTTAGTCATAAGTAAAAATTCTCAAGAAAGAGAATGGATAAATCAATGCCTTGTTTCTCTAAAAGAAAAGAAAATTGATGACACGGCCCATTATGAAAGATTGGAATTGGAAGCAAGTATTCTTTCTTATATCAGCGAAAAATTAGGAAATTGTTTGTATTCCTACTTCAATACTTTTAGACACTATATTGATTTATTTTGGGAATGCGGGTCAATAGTGGGACCTGGACGAGGGAGCGCTGGGTCATTTCTTTCTAATTATTTATTAGGAATAACTCAGTTAGACCCAATAGAATGGGGGCTTCCTTATTTCCGATTTCTAAATAAAGATAGGGCGGAGTTGCCGGATATTGACTTAGACTTGGCTCCATCAAAACGCCCTTTAGTTCTAAAAAGAATTCGAGAGGAAAGAGGGGAATTGAATGTCGCACAGGTAGCTACTTTTGGAACAACTTCTTCCAAATCTGCAATCGGAACAGCTTGTAGAGGCTACCGAAGTAAGGAATGTCCAAAAGGAATTGATGTAGATGTTGCTACTTATCTTTCAAGTTTAGTTCCAGTTGAAAGGGGATTAGTTTGGAGTCTCAGTGAATGCTTTGAAGGTAATGAAGAAAAAAATAGAAAACCAGTTAGAGAATTAGTTTCTCAATTTGAAAAGTATCCTGGACTAAAAGAAATTGCTTTAGGTATTGAGAATCTTGTTGTCCGCAGAGGCCAGCACGCTTCTGGAGTTATTTTATATAACAATTCTCCTTTTGAAACTACAGCTTTGATGAGAAGTCCGAATGGAGATATAACTACTCAATATGACCTTCATCGAGCAGAGCGCGCAGGCGATGTAAAATTTGATTTCTTAGTGACAGATATTTGTGATAAATTAGCTGTCGCTATAAATCTTTTGAAAGAAAATGGATATTTTCAAGGATTGAATTCTCTTCGAGAAATTTATAATAAATATCTTCATCCTCAAGTTATAGATATCAAAAACTCTCGCCTATGGGAAGCTCTTGAAAATGGAGAGGTTCAAGATGTCTTTCAATTTAACACAGCAATTGGAATTCAAACAGCTCAAGCCATAAAACCACACAATCCAGCAGAAATGACTTCTGCCAATGCTCTTATGCGTCTGGTCGCCCCAGAAGGAGATGAGAGGCCTTTTGATAGATACGTCCGTTTCAAAAAAGATATTTCATTATGGTATAAAGAAATGGACGCTTTTGGATTGACTAAAGAAGAACAAAAAATTCTTGAGCCTTATTACAAACGAGACTATGGGGTCCCTGCTTCTCAGGAACAATTAATGCTTATGGTTATGGACCCAAAAATATCCCATTTTACATTAGCTGAATCCAATCAATGCCGAAAGGTGCTAGCGAAAAAAAAGGTAAAAGAAATTCCAATTATTCAAGAAAAATTTCTTTCTCAATGTCCTTCTAAAAAATTAGGAGAATATGCTTGGAAAACAATGATGAAGCCACAAATGTCATATAGCTTCTCTGAAGTTCATGCTCTCCTTTATTCTTTTATTGGGATTCAAACCTTAGTAGTGGCGACTCAGTTTCCTATTATTTACTGGAATACTGCTTGTCTAATTGTAAATTCTCAGTCGATAGAAGAACAAGAAGAAGAAGAAATAGTTGAAACTTGTATTGAGGAATTGGACGATTCCAATGAGGAAGAGGAAGAAGAAGATAGTGAAGAAGAGATTACTTCTAATAAAGAAAAAAAGAAACAGAAGACAGTCAATTATGGGAAAATTGCCATTGCTATTGGAAAAATGGAGCAAGGAGGTATTTATATCTCTCCTCCCGATATAAACTCATCTGGTTTTACTTTTTCTCCTGATGAAAAAAATAATATAATCCGATATGGACTTCGAGGGATTACAAAAGTAGGCGAAGATATTGTAAAATCCATAATTGAAAATCGTCCTTATTCCTCAATTGATGATTTTCTCTCAAAAATAAAAATCAACAAGCCTCAAATGATAAATCTTATAAAAGCAGGGGCTTTTGATGAATTTGGCAATAGAGAGAACTTAATGCAATATTATGTTTCAGAAATCAGTGATACGAAAAAGCGGATAACTCTCCAAAACATGAAGATGTTGATTGATTTTGGTTTGATTCCTGATGAGTATGACCTTCAAAGACGAGTCTTCAATTTCAATAAATATCTAAAAAAGATGAAGATAGGAACTCAATATTATGGATTAGATAACATCGCAATGAACTTTTATGAAAAGAATTTTGATGTTGATTTTTTAGAACCCTATGATACCGAAAGCGGATTTGCGATTCTTCAAACCAAGTGGGATAAAATTTATAAGGCTCAGATGGATATTATTCGTCCTTTCATAAAAGATAATAACCAATTATTACTAAATGATGTAAATAATAGGCTAATGTCTGATGTTTGGAACAAATATTGTCTTGGGTCTATTAGTAAATGGGAAATGGACAGTGTTTCTTGTTATTTTCATCAACATGAGCTTCAAGATATCAATTATCGGCTATGCGGTTTTTCAAACTTCTTTGAACTAAGCGAACAGCCTGAAATTGATAGAATAATTGAAATAAAAGGAAAGAAAATCCCACTTTTCAAAATTCATCGTATTTGTGGTACTGTCCTTGATAGAGATAAGAGTAAAAAAATGGTAACAGTTCTGACTAGAGAGGGCGTTGTAAATGTAAGAGTTTTTGGTGAAGTTTTTTCTTATTATGATAAGCAAATTAGCGAACGAGGCGCCGATGGCAAAAAACACGTCATTGAAAAAAGTATCTTCAGTAGAGGAAACAAAATTATTATTACAGGCATCAGAAGAGATAACGAATTCGTTATGAAATAATATAAGAACACTCCTTATCATGGCATTGAACTAATTACAAAAATAAATGAAGATGGTACAGTAGAAAGTCAAGGGAGGATTGAACAGTAATGGGGATAATTGGAGTACATGACTACGATTTTTTTACTTACCAAAATGTCCTCCCCAATCTTGAATGTGCGAAGCTTTGTGCTTATCATAAGAAAAAAAGAGAAATTTCTGTTCTGGCACCAGAATTGGCGCCAGAACGCTTCTCTACTCTTTATGTAAGAAAAGATTATGATGATGGAATTTATCCACGAGAGTTATTTAATGATAAGATAATTCTTGGAGGACGTGCAATACAACCTGGCCCATATAAACCTCTTCCTCTTGAAATTGAACAAACCATTCCTGATTTTTCAATCTATGAGCGCCATTCTCCTAATTTTTGCCGTATAAAGGATGACGCGCGCCTCTTCAAGAGAATTTTATGGAGCGCGCATATTCGTCTTTCAATTGATGGGAAAAATATAGACCCTTGGCTAAAAAAAGAAGACTATATGTTTCAAAACACAAGATGTCTTATTCTTCACGATTATGATGCCGGTGCTGTTGATGGAGCTTATGATTTTATAAAAGACTGGTTGTATTCTCGGAATAATCTAAATAGTAATACTGTAAAACCATATTCACTTGGAACTAAATTTCCTATACAGGTATCTTCGGAGGAAGAACTACTAAAATGGTTACGGCTACCTATTATGGAAGATGTTTTTGGAATACAATATAATAATTTTATGGACGATGTCTTATGTGATAAAATGAGACACTTATGGGATTTAGGAACGAGTCAAATGTCTTATAAAGTTGATGAAGGATGCAAAGATGAAAACGATTTTTTGATGAATCGTTTACCTTTAATTCTTCCTCAAGTTCTATTTTTTCATAGACATTGGATAAAAATTTCACTTATATATAATGATACACTAATCACAACTCCAGAATTACAAAATCTTTTTGAAGTCTTGAATTGGTTTATAAGGTCAAAATACTATAATTATAAAGCAGATAGAATCGTTGATTATTGTAAATGGATAGCTAAACATCAGGACCCCTGGAAATGCTGGCGAGCAAAATATCAACGAAAATGGCCTTCTACACAAGAAGCCAGAGATGCTTTTCAATATGTTAGATTTAATAACTATGAAGCCTTTAGAATGTTTTATGAATGGAGAAAAGTAATTTTTGATGGGAGGAAAATTATAAATGACTCAAATTGAAATTCGAAGAGCTATTGATTTGAATAATCAACTTATCAGCACACTTCTCACCCCTAACCAGTTCACTCTAAATAATGAAGTCGCGCGCCTTCTACGAGAGAATAAAAATTATCAATCTCAGTGTCAACACCATTTTGTTGAAGGATATTGCGAGTTTTGTGATATGGAGGAAAATAAATGACAATAGATCAATGGCTAGGAAAAGACAATTTACTTGGTATTGATATTTGGATGAGAAAATATCGTAAGAATGAAGAATCATTTGATGAATGGTTAGATAGAGTTAGTGGAAATAATGAAGCAATAAAAGCACTAATTATTGAAAAAAAATTCATTCCCGGCGGACGAATTCTTAGTAATCGGGGAATTACTGATACGCGAGTAACTTATAGTAATTGTTATGTTATTACTCCTCCAGAAGATAATATCGAATCTATTTTTGAAAGTCGTAAGAAACTAGCCAGAACCTATTCTTATGGTGGTGGCTGTGGAATTGACCTTTCTAAACTAGCTCCCGCAGGTGCGAAAGTTCATAATCAAGCAGAGCAAACTACCGGAGCAGTAAGCTTTATGCAAGGATATAGTCAAACAACTGAAGAGATTGGCCAAGCCGGCCGGCGCGGAGCATTGATGATTAGTTTGGACTGTCATCATCCCGACCTTTTGGACTTTATTGATATAAAAACTTCTCCAGATGCTGTTACTAAAGCAAATATTTCTGTTCGTGTAACTGATGATTTTATGGAAGCGGTAATCAACGATAAGGATTGGATAATGTCTTTTACTCGTCCAGAAACTAATGAAACTATTACAAAAACAGCTAAAGCTAGAGAGGTTTTTGAAAAGTTATGTAAAAACAATTGGGACTGGGGAGAACCCGGAATCCTTTTTTGGGATACTATCTCTAATTATAATTTACTTGAATATGATGATAACTTTGAATATGCAGGTACCAACCCATGCGCAGAAGAGCCTCTTCCTGCGGGAGGCTCTTGTCTTCTGTCAAGTATAAATCTATCGGCTTTTGTAAGAAATAAAGAATTTGATTTTGATGATTTTGGTGAAACGGTAGCCAATGGTGTTATCTATCTAAACGAAGTATTGGAAGAAGGACTATCTCTGCATCCCCTAGAAGAACAAAGGCAATCAGTAGCAAATTGGCGTCAAATAGGTCTCGGAATTATGGGTCTGGCCGATATGCTTATAAAAATGGAGCTTCCTTATGATTCAGAACAGGCTCGGCATTTATGTGAAAAAATTGGCTTAGTAATGGCTGACCAAGCTTTATATACCTCAGCTTTTCTTGCTGGGCACGCTGGATCTTATGATAATTATAATTCTTGTGTCCAAAAAAGTGGGTTCCTAAAAAATAATACTTATGAAAGCACAAGAGAAGCAATAGAGGCTTATGGTCTTCGTAATAGTCAATTGTTGACAATCGCGCCGACTGGTACTATTTCTACAATGTTGGGGATTAGTGGAGGAATTGAACCAATTTTTGCCAATTCTTACACTCGAAAAACTGAATCTCTTCATGGTCATGACGAATATTATAAGGTATATACTCCAATTGTAAAAGAATATATGGATGAACATGGAATAAAAGATGAAGCTGAGCTTCCTAATTGGTTTTGTACTTCATCAACAATTTCCCCTCTAAATAGAGTCCTAATGCAAGGGGTTTGGCAGAAGCACATTGATGCTTCTATTAGTAGTACAGTAAATCTTCCAGAAGAGGCAACTATTGAGGATGTTGAAGAGATTTACCTAAATGCCTGGAAAGAAGGACTAAAAGGTATTACTGTTTTTAGAAATGGCTGTAAACGACTTGGAATCTTAACAACTAATAACTCCAAAGAAAAAGAAGAAGAAAAGGGACTCTCTCGTGGAGAAATCATTAGCTGCTCTGATAATCTAATTGGAATGAAGCGACGTCTAACTACTGGTTGTGGTTCTCTCCATTGTACTGCCTGGTTTGACCCCCAGACAGGTGACTTGATGGAGATTTATCTAAATAAAGGAAGTACTGGCGGATGTGCTAACTTTATGGTTGGTCTTTCTCGAATGATTTCTCTAGCTTGTCGTGGTGGCGTAAAAATTGAAGATATTGCTGACCAGCTTCAAAGTACTGGGGCTTGTCCAAGTTATGCCTCTCGGACCGCCACAAAGCATGATACCTCAAAAGGCGCCTGCTGTCCCATGGCAGTAGGTAATGCCCTTATGGAAATGTGGAAGGAGATGAAAGAAAGAATTGAAAAAGGAAATTCAATTATTGCCTTGGCAAATTCTAATTCTCAAATACCAGCCTCTGAGAGCAGAATCTCATTCAATCCAGAGACTGATAATGGCGCTAAATGTCCAGAGTGCGGTTCTGAACTTATACAAGAGGGCGGGTGCGTCATATGCAAATCTTGTGGTTGGAGCAAATGCGGATAAGGAGAATTGATTATGGAAATGACAGTTTCAAAAGAGCGCTTTCAAAAAATTTCAGAAGTTATTGAGAATTTTGATGGCGAAGAAATTAGTTTTAGTTTTTTAATTGGTTCTCTTTTTCCAGATGCTTGGAAAAATATTCAGCAAGCTCTAAAAGATGAACATCTGAAAGGCTACTTAGAAGCAAAGGAGGAAGAAAGTTGAGTTCTTTAGATACAACGGTTTGTGATTATGTAGTAAAAAGTTCTCCCACTATAGCAGAATTAATTTTGGAAGAAAGTCAGCGTCAGTCTGAAAATATCGAACTCATCGCTAGTGAAAACTATCCTAGTGACGCTGTTCGAGCAACAATGGCCTCTTGTTTAACAAATAAATATGCCGAGGGGTATCCGGAACTTGACCGCCATTCTGGCCGTCAAGGTCGATATTATGGCGGCTGTCAGACAGTAGATAAACTTGAAGAGTATTGTTGTGACAAGTGGAGAGAAGTTTTTGAAACTGACTATCATGTAAATGTGCAACCTCATAGTGGGACGCAAGCAAATCTTAGTGCATATTGTGCAGTATTGGAACCCGGCGATACAGTATTAGCCATGAGCTTGGAAAATGGAAGCCATCTCTCGCATTGTGGCCCAGCTAGTATTAGTGGAAAAATTTATAATCGAGTTGAGTACGGCGTCGATGAAAATGGTTTTATCGACTACGAAGATTTAGAAAAAAAACTTCGATACTATCATCCGAAGATGGTTCTCGCTGGGGCAAGTGCATATAGTCGTATTATTGATTTTAAAAGAATAAAAAATATTATTGATGCAGTTCAGTTAGAAGAATTAGTTGAACGAAAAAATAATTACCGCCCATACTTTATGGTTGATATAGCACACATCGCGGGACTTATTGCTGCTGGACATCACCCCTCTCCCTTTGGCCTAGCTGATATTATTACTACAACCACTCATAAAACTTTGCGTGGACCAAGAGGAGGATTAATCTTTTGTAAGCCAGGACTGGCAAAGAAAGTAGATGGAGCTGTCTTTCCGGCCAACCAAGGAGGGCCTTTAATGCATATTATTGCAGGAAAAGCAGTCTGTGCAGAAGAAGCCTTAACCCAGGAATTTAAGCAATATATCTTCCAAGTTCTTTATAATACCTGGATAATGTGTAATGAGTTTAAAACAATGGGCTATAAAGTAATTACAGATGGAACAGATAATCATCTTTTTCTAATTGACCTTACAAAAAACTTCCCTAATCTCACAGGTCGCGAGGTCCAAGAAGAACTTGATAAACACAAAATTACCCTAAATAAAAATTGTGTTCCAAATGAAAAACGCTCTCCTATGGAAGCTTCTGGCTTACGAATTGGGTGCGCGGCAATGACTACAAAAGGTTGGAATGCAATTCAATTCATCGCAGTCGCTCATCGTATAGATAAGATTATACGAGAGCTCGACCAAAGAAAAATTTGAAAAAAGAATAATTTTATGATATACTTATTATAGTAAAAAGAAAGGATGAGCTGATAGAATGACCCATAGGGAAAAAAGTTTCTTCAATATCGCTAAACAAATGTGCCGACTTTCTAATTTTGATAGAGCAAGAGTTGGTGCAGTGGTTGTTAGTGGAAAAAGAATTTTATCTGCTTCTTGTAATTCTACAAAAACTCGTCCTCTTCAATTTTACTATAATAAGTATCGTAATTTTGAAGATTATAAAAATTCCAATTCTTGTGAACACGCGGAAATTTCTGCCCTGTCTCCTTTGATTGGAAAAGAAATAGAATGGGATAAAGTTTCTATTTTTACTTTTAGAGAACTTAAAACAGGAGAAAGAGCTTGTAGTAAACCTTGTCCTGCTTGTAGTAAGCTTATAAAAAATTTGGGAATCAAAAATGTTTATTATATAGATGAAGATGGAGATTTTATAAAGGAGAGATATATTTGAAGATTGAAAATACTCAGGTATACGGCCTTGAACGAGCAATCAAAATTGCAAAGTATCCAAAGGCCATTGATATTGAAAAATTGAATAGCGAACTTACTCCTGGTATCAAGGCGTGTTTAACCTGCCCAACTGGTCAGGGTCATGATAATGCTCTAAAAGGAATTATTGTCCAGTTTGATTTGACAATTAGCCAAAATGCCTGGATGCAAGCAGAACGGTATCATTGGTTCGAGATTACTTCAAGTCAAAGCAAGATGCATAAGGCTGTAAAATTTTTTCTGAGAAAACAATGTAATGCTTATGTAGATAGACGAATTATTGATATTTGTCAAGAAAAGATTAATGAATATAATAGACTGTCTGCTTTAGAAGAAAAAACAAAAGAAACCCAAAAACTTATAGAAGAAAAGTACATCGAAATTCTTTATAATATTCCAATGGGTTTTGAACTAACAGCCGGAATGACAACGAACTATCAGCAACTAAAAACAATCTATCAACAGCGACGCCATCATCGCCTACCTGATTGGCAAATGATTTGTGATTGGATTGAGACACTACCAAGATTTATGGAATTAACGCAAAAGGAGAATAATAATGACTAAAATTAGAGTATTTCCTCATAATGAAAAGGGTAAGATAGAATTTACAAAAGAAGAACTTCAAAAACTACTAAATGAGGTTTATAATGAGGGTAAGATAGATAGTTATACTATTTCTTATGGCTCCAATATTACAACCACACCTTATTGTTATTCTACAATTACTACAAGCAATTCATCAACATCAATTGATAAAAATAATCTTACTTCTCTAAGTATTGATGTAAAAGACTAAGGAGAGTATATGAGAACTTATAAAGAAACAACAGAGATTATTTGTTTTACAGAAGAAGAAGCTAAGCAAGTAATTGAAAATTATCGAAAGGATGCTCGTGAGAAAGGATTTACTATTGGTTCAGCAGGATATACCTATAAGACAAAAAAGGCCAAAGGTGAGATTATCGGTGAGCTATTTCTAACGAAAATTTCACTAGTTTATGGAGAACTGTGGGAATGAAAGAAACCATACTTCCCGAAACCCGGTTTGGTTTGTTAACTACAAAAGAGCTCACAAAAAATAAAGAAGGCAAAAAGGCATGGCGCTGTCTTTGCGATTGTGGAAATGAAAAGATTGTAAGAGACACTGATTTAAAATTAGGTAAAGTAAAAACTTGTGGGTATCAATGTCCCTTAAGATATACAATTTCTGGAAGAGCTATTGATGAAACTGGAAAAGTATATGGTCGATTAACTGTAATAAAAAGAATCCCTCCTCAAAAAGGAGATAAAAGAGTTTTTTGGGAGTGTAAATGTTCTTGTGGAAATTATAAGAATGTTTCAGCAAAAGATTTACGCTCTGGGAAGACCACATCTTGTGGTTGTCTAAAAAGTGAAAGAGCAAGCGACCTGCAATTTAAAGATGAAACAAATAATAGATATGGAAAATTAACTGTAGTTTCTCTTGAGCAAAAGCATCCCAAAGCTATTTGGAAATGTTTATGTGATTGCGGGAAATATAAAAAGGTAAAAGGGATAGACTTAAGAAGTGGTAATACTAAATCATGTGGTTGCCTTTTATCTTGGCCAGAAGAAGAAATTTCTAAAATTTTAGAAGAGATAAATGTTATTTATCAAAGGCAGTATTCTTTTAATGATCTTTTTTCACAAAAGAGAAATCCACTTCGATTTGATTTTGCAATTTTAAAAGACAACTCTGTTATTGGTTTGATAGAATATAATGGGGAGCAACATTATAAATCAATAGATTTTTATGGAGGAGAGTCCAGCTTAAAAAAACAACAAGAACGAGATAGACTCAAAGAAGAATATTGTAAAACTAAAAACATACCTCTACTAATTTTAAATAAAAAAAATAAAAATTTAAAGGAGGATATAATAATGTTTCTTAAAAATTCTGTCTTTGGAGAGTTGTGGGAGGAATTAGATGGCTGAGATATTTGATTTTTCTACTCAAGGGAAAATTACCAAAGAAGATGTTCATCAACTATCTTCTATAATGGGAGAACTTTCTGGTAAAGAAGATACCCTTGAAGCAATCGGCGGGCTATTAAATCTTCCCGAAGATAAATTTACCTTATTGGCTCCTGGTGTTTTAGACAGCTATCTACGAAGTTTGAATAATGCAAATACTCGTTTGCTTTTTGCTCAAGCGATAAATGCTAATGGAGCCACTGTTGAAGATATGATTCAAAATTTTGCCCAATTAGGCCAAAAGATTGATACATTAGAAGGTTTCTCTGCCCAAAAGAAGGATTTTCTAAAGCAACTAGCTAATGGATTAGCTAATTGTATTAGTGAAACTCAAGGAATTGCCAAGAAGTATATCCAAATTCCTTATGAGAAGTGTCGAGAAGGGGCCCGGATGCCTGAATATGCACACATAGATGATAGCGGAATGGACTTATATGCACTAGAAGATTATACTATCCATCCCGGAGAGACAAAGCTAATTCCTACTGGTCTAAAGTTCGCTATTCCTAATGGTTATGAACTACAGATTCGTCCTAAGAGTGGTCGCTGTCTAAAAACAAAGCTAAGAGTCGCAAATACTCCTGCAACTATTGACGCAGGGTTTCGCGGGGAAGTCTGTGTTATTATTGAAAATGTGGAAGCACCTATTCAAGATATTACTTATGAATTTGATAATAATGGCCATCCAATTATTACTTCTATCCTACATGGCGCGGACCATTATATTCATAAGGGTGAGAAATTTGCCCAGCTAGTCCTCGCTGAAGTTCCCAAAGCTAATTTTTATTTGGTAGATAAAGTTATGGAAGATACAGAAAGGGCTGATGGAGGCTTTGGTTCTACCGGACTAAAATAATAGGAAGTGGGTGAAATTGGCAAAAATTCAAATAGAAGATATAAAAACAGAATTGTCTAAAGATGGGTGGAATTTAGTTTCTACCGAGTATCATAATTTAGACGAAATTCTCGAATATACCTGTAATGAAGGACACCATGTTTTCGCTCCTTGGAAAAAAATTCGTACTCGGCGCGACTGCCCTTTATGTAAAGAAAATCCATTGGCTTTTTCCACGTTGAGGGCTATTCCCAAAAAGAAAGGTACTTTTAGAGTATTAGGATTAGACCAGGCAACGAAAATTTCAGGCTTTTCAATCTATGATGATAAAAAGCTTATCAAATATGGTGTTTTTAGTGCTTCTACTGATTTAGAAGAAGTTGCTAGAGACCACATCATAAAAGAATGGTTAGTTTCAATTATAAAAACCTTTAGTATAGATTTTGTTGGAATCGAGGGTATTCAATATCAAGAGAAAATGGGTGTAACTACTTTTGAGACCCTGGCCCGTCTTCAAGGAATTCTAATGGAGACTTGTTTTGATTTGGGGGTTCCTTTCAAAATTGCACCAACAAATACATGGCGCGCGCACTGCGGAGTGAAAGGACGTTCAAGATCTGACAAAAAGCGTTCAATGCGCCAACTGGCAAAAGATTGGTTTGATGTAAGTCTTACTGAAGATGAAGCGGATGCTGTCGGAATTGGAAAATATATAAGTGAAACTTGTTATAAAAAAGTTGAAGTCGTAAATTGGGAGTAAAAGAGAGGAGAGCAATAAAGCCCTCCTCTCTTATAGTTAGGAATATTTCTTTATTTTTCGTTCAATATCGTCATACCAATGCTGGAACATTTCATGGGTTTCGTGCCACATACACCCTGAAACAGTTTCTTTGTCTACCGTCTTTTCTTTAGAAGCTTCAGTTTCAAAAAGTTTATGGAAATTCATGAAATGCTCTAGTCGGTATTGGGCATATTTTGCGATTTCATCTGCTAAAGCTTTATCTTCTTCGTGTTTGCTGATTTCGCAAGCATAGTCAATCATCATTTCTGCATCTTTTAGGTCATCATTCATTCCCTTATATAATGCTTTGAATTTTATCATAATTATGCCTCCTTATGCTACTTTAGTTATTACAACATTTACATTAGTAAAAGTCGTAGCCAAACCAGCATTGTTGAAGGTTAGATTAGTGGTATTATTTACGGCACAACAAGAAGGTTTTACTTGGATGAGTTTAGAAAATGCTAAGCTACGCACATCAGTTGTTGAAGCAGAAGAAACGCTAGCGGTTGCTCCAGGAACCAGAGTTCCATTATTCAACATAGAAACAATTATTGCGCCTGCAGTTGCTCCAGTAATAGCACCTGTCCCATTAAATGTTATGAAGTAGAAACCAGGCTTGTTTAGTGAGAAAGTAGTACTACCGGCGCTATGAGTTGCAGTACACCCAGTTTGAATACTGTTTATGGCAAAGGAAATATTGCCTCCAGCCACAACCTCTTGAGAAGTATTTGAATAGCTATCAATCATTTTTATTTACCTCCGATACGGATATGTATTCACGGTAAAAGAAAATTAGATACCGCATCCGCAATTATAGCTTGAACCACAAGTTCCGTTGGCGGACTGATAAGGGGAACAAGTAATATATGCGGGCTGAGGGAATGGACGTAGGGTTCCGACTAGAGCAGCAGTCTGAGTTTGCTGAGATAGCTGGAAATTGGCAGTTTGTAGCTCACGGTCACGGTCAGCTAGCTTATCGCGTAGTTCCTGCATAGTGTTGGAATTGATTAGAGCGCGAGTGGCTTCGCCTTCAGCATGGATGGCAGTTGTGATTTCGCAAGTGTTACGATAACCTTCGGCAGAAAGGTCTTTGATGCCACCCTTAATTTCACAGCAACAATTTTGCTGAGCAAAACGATTCTCAGCTAGCGCGCCCTGGATGCCATAGAAACCATCTTTCATAGCACCTTGATTACCATAGAAGCCGTCTTTTAGTCCACTATTTACAGCATAAAAACCATCACATAGGCCATTGGTGATGCCACGGAGTTGGCTGTTTACATCCTGATTATTGAAGCCTTCAAACATATCAGAACGAGTCAAAGCACCCTGAAGAGCTCCATTGTCCCGATTTCCAAAAAGACCTCCATTTCCGCCAAGTAAGGCTAACCAAACAAGATAGATAAAAGGGTTGTTCCATGCATTACCCATTCCATCCTGATCGCGAGTTAGAGCGAGGATATCACCCGCAGATAGTCCTTCATTCATCATTTTTATTCCTCCATTTATTTATTATAACTTATGCCCCGGACGCAGAAGTTATTTTAAACTTAATATAAAGTTGAGACCTTGTTCGATTTGGTCTTCGGGTATTCCTTGCAAACGAGCCCGTTGAACTAATTGGACAAGGTTTTCTTTTGTCAAATTTGGTATCATTTGTTTCATCTTTTCGGGGTCAATTGGAGGAGTTATTTGAGTTTGAGTTTGGGGTTGATTATGGCCCATATTCATCAAAGCTGATAACATATTAGAGTTCATTTTTTAATTTCCCTCCTCCGCTTAGTAGCTTTTTAATTTCTTCGATTTGGTCTTCAAGTCTTTCCAATCTTGAAGAAACTTCATCATTTTGTAAGTTTTGTTTCGTCTCACAAGGAGTAATTGTATATACCATCAAAGATGGCGCGCCATTGACCATAGCTTTTATATACATAAGATTTTCGCTTGGACAGATACCAACTGAAATACCACCACTAACTGGTATATTGGCAATTTCCATCGAGTTATTTAGAGTATAAACATTTCCTTGAGGTTGTGGAAACATTTGGGTTCCTTGATATGAATTTGTAGCATATGGATTATATCCTGCCATTTTTATCCCTTCTTTTTCTCCTCTATTTATAAGTGATTAGAAAATTCTTACTCCAAAATAAAAAGAGCCTACTTTTGATAAGTTCTAATAACCAATCAAAAGTAGGCTTAGCTTTTTATTTATTTTTCACAAATAAATGGTAGTAATACAGAAATTTCATCAAGGGAAATCTTTACAGTTTCTAAACTATCTAGAGAAATGGAATAATCTGGAATTTCTAATTCTAAGTTTTGAAGGTCAGTGATTTCTTTTTGACATTCTTCTATTTTATCCTTTGGAATGGAAACATTTTCATTTTCTAAAAAGATAAGGTTTCCATTTTCATCCTTTTCGCCGTATTGAGTTATAATTTCTTTGAATTTCTCTTGATAGAATTCTAGCTCCTCGCGCGCCCGTGTAAAGATTTTTGAGAGATTGTAGGCGGTACGAATTGGAAGTTTTTGGGGCAAAAGCTCTTTTTCAATATTTAGGGTCGAAATTAGTTGGTAAATTGTAATTTTCATAAATCTGCCTCCTTTTGATTCTATTATATAATAAAATTAGAAAGAAGTCAAGTTTCTGATTGTTTGATTTCGCCACAGTCGATATTAAAAATGAACCCTTCTAAAGTGCCAGTTGCTAGGTTTATTTTAAATGTGGTGTCAGCAGAGCCTTCTTTTTGAAAATAAATAGTATTTCTTCCTGACGTAGGGGCAATTGTTAGTATTGAATCCTCTTGAAGGGTAGAAGTATTTATTCCTAAGTGATTTTGGCGATAGGCGACAGTTGGATTAATACCGTAGATTATGAGGTCGTTTGAAGTAGAGAATTTTGTAATAGACTGACCATTATAGGTTATTGTTGTAGTTAAGGTCAATCTACCGATTTCGAAATCAATAATTCCTTTAGTAAGTGAAAAAATTGTGTTGGTAGTATTTTTAGTTTCCTCATACTCAGAAAGGTTTAGTTTTAATATAAAGCTCTTGGAGCTAAAAAGTTCTTCTTGACTACTATCATATCCCCAATCAATAATACTATATTGACATTTTACTTTCCCTGGAAGAATATTTCCCTCACTTATATAAGTAGCTTTATCAAATGAAATGATGGGAGGAGTAAATTTTATTCTTTGACATGATATAGCTTTTTTAGTGCTATATATCGTTGAATCTCCATCATAAAAAATCATATTGAAGTAACATTCTCCAGATTGCTGAATCTCACCAATCGTAACTTCAATAGTATTAGTAAAAATTCTACCTATACCAAATTTTGGAGAAGGGTTATTGTCTTTTATATCTCCTTCATTACCATAAGAAACGAACCCTTTCCCATCTTTACGATTTATTAAACAAGAATATCTAATAAACTTGTTATAAGAAAAAGTTTTTATGGTATAAGTCAATCGTAATCTATATTCTTCGTATAAATAAATATCATTATTTCCCTCTCGAATTAAACTTATAACTTCGGGACTTTCATTGAAATCTAAGGTTACGATTGAAGATTGCTTAGAAATAGTTTGTCCAAATCTATTTGTGATAGTGTTTTTCAAAACACAAGTTAGAACCCCCGTTTTAGAAAAACTATTAGGAAGTATATCAAAAAAATCTGATTTAGGCTCAGAGGTATCTGGGTCTTCACTTCCAGTTATTTCAAAATTTCTTTCATAATAATCCCCACTTAGCACGCCTCCTTTTACTAAATCTGTAACGTTAAGTTCTTTGCCATCAGGAGTTATAATTACTGACTTCCACCATTCTTTACTATTTTCATCAATATTATAATAGCTATAAAACTTAGTAAGTTCATTATCAGTGAAAGTTCCCTTAGATATATTAATTTTTTTAGAAGAAAGAGATGGCTTATTATCTACTTTATCCCATCCATCTGTAAAAGGTTTGATATACAAAGTGCTTCCAGAGGAAGGCGTTGGGTCTAATACAGGAGTCCGGCGTCGAGACACCAGAGCAGAGCTTGTCAGGCCGGCTAACTGTAAAGTAGGGAAAAAGTCATAACTCTGACCAGGTACTAAATCTGAAGTTATAGTTATATCATAGAAGATTTTTGTCTTTTTTTGGTTTAAACTTTTACTAACTGTATAAGAAATAGTTTCATTACTACTAGTATCAAGTTTAAAGGTTCCATTTTGATATAGATAACTGTCATAATAGGATGATATAAAACGAAGATTTTGATAAAAGTCAGTCGGGTTAGCTTCAAAGACATTTTCTTCTGAAAATTGATTGTAGGTAGTGTTATCAGAAAAGGTCGGAAGAGCAGGAGAATAATAATTTTTTTTATTATTATCCTTTATTATACTATCTCCGTTTTCTATATAATCATTACAGGTAAAATAAAAATAGAAATCCCCTATTGATAATCCTAATGACCGAATGTCAAAACTTATAGAGTCAGAAACCTCAGAACCAGATAAATAAATATCTGATTTCAAAGTGTATAAAGTCTCTTCATTCGCGTCCATTCCTCTCAAAATTTTTAGTGTATAATAGCACGCCTTATTCTGCGCGGTTACGGTAAAACTTATTGTTTCAAGTACATTAGAAATTTCAGAACCCTCAAGTCTAACAATAGAATTAGTGGAGCTAGTTATAGCCACATCAATAGAGGGCTTTATATTTTTGGTTATGGTAACCTTTGTTGGAGAAAAGCTGTATTCCAATCCATCATAAGTCCAAAAGTAATAATCTCTACTTTTTCCTTGATGCAAGTCTCCTAATGTATTATCTGTAATTTCCCCTCCATTGACTGGATTTTCTGGTCCGTCGGAAGTTCTGGCCCAGTAAACTGAGCCAGATTTACTTCCAAAATTTAGATTACCAGGTGAAATGTCTGTTATAGCAACCGAAGTCTGGGTTGAAGGTATTGTTTTTGAAGTGGTAGGAATTAAGGGACTATTGGGTAAGCTATTCACAGAACGACGAATATAGTCACTACTTATAGGGTTATTATAAGTTGCATTGGATTGGATTCTTACAGAAATGTATTGACCTCGATAGCTTTCTGGAATAGTAATATTGTAAAAAGAGTCTGACGTAGTTTCTTTCCCACTATACCAACTTGTAGTTGGAAGTTCTCCACTTGTAGGAGATACTAGCCAATATACAGTATAATTTTTAATAGCATTATCAGTTCCATTAGTCGCGCCCGACCAGTTTACTAATAAAGTTCCGGGTTTTATAATAAGGGCATCGGGAGACCAAACTCTTGAAGGAGCAGTACAATTAGTCCATAATAAAGCTGGTGTTGAGAAATCGGTATAGGTTGAAAAAGAATTGTACCCACTATCATAATTAGAATTATTACGAAAAGAAAAAGTAACACGGTCAAAGGCGCCAGCAGAACTACTTGTAGCAGTAAAAGAGTAATTAAAAGACCTTTTTGTAGTTCCGCTATAAGAGCTTCCCCATTCAGTAAAAGCTATCCACCCACTATCTCCACCAGTGCTTGAAGTTGCTCTACATTCTAGTACATACCCAGTTCCAATATGAGAATCTGAATATCGCAGATTCCAAGTTACAGTTCCACTATATGTAATTTGACTATTAGAATTTCTCGTACAATTACAAGTTATTTGATAAACTATATTAGGTCTATCATCAGTATAAGTGTAATTTATTATTGCCATAATTTCCTCCTTTTACGCTTAAGCAAAAGCCAAAGTTTCTAGTTTTTATTGGCCAGACACCGAAGTTTCTGTGGATGTTTTTATGTATAAATCATAACCTACTTCGGTTTTTCCCTCAGTTACTTTTCGGTACTCTAAAGAATTACCAAAAAAGATATTCTGTTGAGCAAAAAAGTTTCCATTTGAAGTAATTTTGCTATCTTCTACTGAAAGTTCTCCAGTAATAATGCCCGATTCTTTACCACTGGTGATTGTCTTGAGTGAAACTCTGTCTTTAGAAAAAGAAAGATAGCTCTTTTGAGAAGAAAATTCATTATCTAATACTGTAAAACATGAAATTCCGTCTTTAGATAATAGAATTCTATCTATTTCTTTTTCTCCTTTCTTCGTATCTACTCTAAAAGTATCTCCTGAAAAATCAATAGTATTATCAAATATTGTAATAAACTCTTTTTGAGGAGTAGTAAATCCAGTTTTGCTTATTTGGTAAAGAGTTTTTTCTATAAATTCATAATAACTTGAAATTTCAGACTCTTCTGGAATTCCAACTATAGAGTAGGTTTCATCTGAATTTTTTTGATAATATTTTTTAGTTTTATCTATTTTAGTATCAGTAGTTAGTCTATAATCTTTTTCTTCTTTGAAAATAATTCCTTTAGAAGTATTATAAACATTGAGCGCACTACTATCTCCATTTTCACTAGTGCCGGTCCAACCATGAATACTAGCTGTATATATGTCAGCACCGTAAATTTTACTACCTTCTATTTTACTATTTGAAAAGACGCTATCAGTAAAAGTACCAGCTTTAGCATATAAGTTGCCTTTATCTGTAACTTGGAAAGGAGCCTGTTGAACACTCTGTTTATCTTCGCCTATAGACCCTGCCCAAAATACAATTTTTTGAGAAGCATCTTTATCTTTGAAAAGATTCTCATCGACATTATATCCATCAATTGTATTTACTCCAGCATAAGTTGGAGATTTATCACTTTTAACCTTTGTAGTTAGAGTACCATTCAGATAAACATTATCACCATAAAGGCCATAACCGGGTTTCCCAGTTATCGGATATAAGTCTCCAATAAAAAGGTTTGGCTTATTAGGGTATTCTACAACAGTTTGAGTCTCACCAGTATCAATAGTTTTAGTAACAACAGTTGGAAGGGTGACGGTTAGGCCTCCTCTAAAGAGATGACAGTCTTCATTCTTTCCAACTGTTCCGCCCTGTGATTGTTCGGCTCTAAGAGAATTTACTCCAATTAGTAAATTATCAGTCAGGTTGATTTTTTCATCTACTAAGCTATTATTATATAGTTTTATTATAGTGATGGTTTTGTCTTTTTCAAACTTAACTCCACTAATAGTTACTCTAGTCTGCTCAATGGTAGTAACATTGCCTTCCTGACCATTGACTATAACATGATCTCCGACATTAAGTCCAGTTTCTTCAACAGTAAAAATGGTTTCTGTATTTGTACTAGATATACTAGTACCAGAATAAGAAGGCTTGAAGAACATAATTCCACCTGCGCCCTGAACGGTAGAATTTTTGAATACTACATTCTCGATAGTGCCGCCTTGCGCGATTACATTATTGAAAACAGCTTTATCTTTATCAATTGTCCATAAAGAAGATTTTATGGTTGGATTTGTTTGGTCTCCAGAGATTTTTATATCTCCAAATTCAAGAAGTCCCGTGGTTTTTAGCTTCAATTCTCCGGCTTCAAGCACGGTTCCTCCGTAATTAGCTGGATTCTCAAGATATGCGGTGCCTTCTTTTCCATCTTCATAAGCATCAATTATATTATCTACATTTGGATTAGAGATGATGCTAAAAGTTCCATTTTCAGCTTTCTTATAATAAGTCTTTCCAGTAATAGGTACAGTATCTATTGTTTTTATTTTTACTTTTCCAGTAAACGAAATTCTATTCCTTACTTCCGCTCCATCACCTAGTTCAATATTTTCAGCGGTAATCTTTCCATTAGTTCCATCTAAAATAACTGACTCATTTACAGAAGTTAGATTGTTAGTATTGATAGTAAAACCACCAATAGTACCACTCTGAGCAGTAATACTTCCTGTGAAAACGCCGGTCGCGCTTTGTAATTCACCAGAGAAAATTCCTGTTGCTCCTTTCAATTCACCAGAAAATGACCCATTTGCCCCTTCTAAAGTACCTGAAAAAATTGTTTTACGAACAGCGTCATAAATCTCTATATCACCTGGAAATTCTGTTGATTCTCCTTTTTCCCAAAGAGTATAGACACCAGTATCTTTGTTATAAATATAATAAGTCTTTCCTTCCTGAGGAGTGGTATCAGTTGTTTTTTCATAGAAAGTTTTATTAGCTGAAAACACCTCAGTATTTCCATCTAAAATTGAAAGAGTGCCGTTATTCTTAATTTCGATTCCACGAGAAGAGAGAACTACGTCATTGCTAAAGAGTCTATTATCTTCAATAGTAAAACCGCCAATAGTACCTCCACTAAAACTTCCTTTAGTGGCCTTCACTGAACCATCATCATAAACAATAAAATTATTGTTAGAGTTGAAAATTTGATTTTTCTCTTTCCCAGTTTCAAGAACGCCAATAGAAACTCCCGAATTTTTTAGTTCATAACAATCTTCAATCGAAATTTCAGAAGGTTTAACAATTGAATAAGTCCCGTCACTTTCTTTTTTATAATAAGTTTTACCCTCAACGAAAGATAAATCTTTAGTTTTTTCATATTTGACATTAGAAATCCGTAGCTTATCCCTTAGCCAAAGATGACCACTATCATCAGTTTCCATAGTAATTGTACCGGTATCATCTTTTAGCTGGAGACCGTAAGCTGCTTTATTATCTTTAGTGATTACTTGGCCGATTCTAATTTTATCAATTACCTTTTTATTTATAATCTTGCTAACGCAAATATCTTTTTCAGTTGAAATTTCAATTTGCTGATTTTTGTCGGCACTTTTATTCTTTAGAAAAAATCCCTTCCATGTCATTCCAAAAAGAGCGTCGCGCCAAATTTTATCTTCGCCTACTGCTGTTATTCCATCAACAGTAGTTTCCTTCTGAGGATTATAGGGGTCATCTGTCGCTCCTTTTATTCCATATACACCATATTGGTCAAAACGAACAAAATTATTAGTGACAATACCTTTGAGAACTTCTTGATTAGTCGCTTCATCTATCTCTCGAGTAGCATCGTAGGCGTTGATACCATATTTGTCCCATCTGAATGAGGCGTGCGCGCCGTCATAAATTGCGATACTGTTGGTATTGATAGAACCCGAAGTTAGATATTGAGTTGCTACGCCTTCGCCGCGAACAGCATTCTTCCAAGTAACTCCACCATCGGTAGATATAAAAAGCCCACCAGAAGTAAGTTTGGTTCGTTTTGAGGGGTCGCGCTTGTCAGTCAAAGTTAGACCAGTAGAATCTTGAAAGATTTCTTCATTTTGAGATTTGAAAACTAATTCATTATTTATATTGATACTATTCTGAAGAGTCTCGGTATTGATAACTCCTTTTCCTTCAACAATACTTGAAGCACGATTATATTCGCCAGTAGAATATTGAAGAGATTGAGTCGTAGCAGTTATACGCTGGAATAAATCTTCGAATTGAGTTTTATAATTCTGAATTGTAAAGGTGTCCTTTTCAGGACTATCAAACCAAGAGGTAGATTCACTTATCAAAACCTTTTCATGATAAGGAGTTTTCCAAGCATCTTTTCCTTTTATATATCCAAAGAATTCTTTATCTTCAATAAAGGAAATATCTCCAACATTGAATTTTTTGCCCTTATATTCATCGAGAGCATTTAGCCGAATTACAGAAATATTATAAGAAATTTTTGGACGAGAACTAGTATAGGCAACGCTACGAGCATCTAAATAATAAAGATTTGGGTCGATATAATCTTGAGAAGTCCAAGAACCTTCTTGAATGAAACGAGAGAACTTTTGATAGAAAGTACTTTCGAGAGCCTTCTTCTCATTTACTTTTGCCTTTAAATCCTCTTCATAACCATTTACTACTTTTGTAAGTTCATTTACACTAGACTCTATCAGTTTTAAACTAGCTTGAAAACTTTCTCGTTTATGTTGCTGAGTTATCAAATTAGAATAGATATTTTTTACTTCTTCATTATCTGAATGAGTTTTAAGATATTCAAGGATTGCTTCATCATCAAAAATATCAAAACCAACTAATTTACATAAATTATTTTGAAGAGTGGTAATTTCGGTCACAGAATTTGATACATATTGGTCATAAATAGTTTGAAGAGAAGTTTGCTTTGAAAGCTCAGTTTTTTTAGGAGTAAGCTTCTCTACAATACCATTATACTCTTTATTCTTATTTTTTAGTTCAACATAAAAGCCCGAATTTCCATTATTATCAGGAAGATACAGATATTTATTTAATTCTCCTGAATTCAAGAGCCCCTGAGAGATATAATATCCAAAATCTAGAATATAGTTTTCCCCATTCTCATTCAAATCGGCATCAGCAATTCGGCAAATACCATTCTCGGCATACTCGCTCGTATTCGGCGCAACCACTACTTTTGTTGTAAGTTGATTGCTGTCTATTGAACGAGAAATTGTTTTTAAGTCAATTCCATAAACAAAACCATATCCAAGGTCTTCGCCAATTTCCTCTTTGAAATAAACTGTCTTTTTAGGAATTCCTTTTTCATAGATAATCTTTCCAGTATCTTCATTGTGTTCAATTTTGAATCTTACCCAGCATTGGAAAGTTTCAGCAATATTTTGAAGAATATTGAAACGATTTGAATTCTTCGCAGTAATGCTTCTAATTTTTTCATAAAGAACATGGGTAGTATCTCCACTTTTGTCTTCATAAACCTCTGTCAGATCTGTTTTTTGAGTAGTTCCGCAATAGAGATAGGCAATATCTTCTTCTTTTTTGTAACTATCATTTGGAAGGAAATACTTATAGTAAGTAACTCCTTTAGATTGAGTATCGAAATCCCCAAGATGAATTACTGAGCCATTATACCCCTCCACTCGTTGATAGAATTGAACCTCTTGTATCCATGAATTCGCAGGCAGAGAAATAAAAATACCAGGACGAGCAATAGAATTTTCAGTCTGAAAATTTCCAGCACTATCTGTATAAGTATGCTTTCCAAAATAACCAGCAGTAATCTCTTTTTTAGGCCGGGCACGAATTACTTTAAATTCAATCTGAAGAATTTGGCCTTTTTCATATAAAGAGTCATTTCCGGGGAAAATCGCTCCCTCTGGAAAAGTTTTAAGGTCATACTTTTTAGTTTTTGTATTTCTGATATAATAGTTTTTATCTGTATTTTTTTCAACGTCAGAAGTAATAAAATAATAATCTTCTAATTGGGGTTCTCCAATTTTTTCACAGTAATCTTCTGTATTGTGGACTGGGATTGAATTTTCAGAAGATAAGGCAGTAAAATAGTCATAAATATGAAACTTAATTTCGCTATCTTTATTTAAAACTGGAGATTTTCCATTAGGCTCACCATTATAGCCCCTAATTCTAAGAAAATATCTTTGTCCTGGTTGAAGACCATCTTCTAAATAACCTGCACTATCTTGAAGACCACTATTGAACGCCAGAATTGGCTTTTCAGTTGTATTTCGTAAATAAGTCGTTGAAGTATAGGAATAATTTAGTTTTTCTTCTCCGAAGAACAAAGGATAAAGCTCCCAACTAAGCGCGCCCTGCCATCCATTAGTATCAACGAACTCTTTGGAGTTAGAAATTAGATTCAAAACTACAGTAGGGTCTTTGTACTCAACAATTGAATAGCCTAAGACTTTATTATTGTTTTGGTCTTTATAGACATAACAATTTCTATTTAGCGCGCTATTGAATTCTTGGAGCTGCTTGCGAACTAGTCGTTTTCCTCTATAATCAGAAAATACAACCTCCATATTTTTATCAAGAAGACCTTCAAAAGTACTCCAATCCATTTCTACGGAGTAGCAATTATTTTCTTTTAGAAGTTGGCTATTGCTTTCTGTTTCATAGGAAGTATTATAAATAAATTGAATATAACTCTTTTTCTCTTGAACAACAGAATAAAAAAGATAAATAACTTCCTTATTTTGAAAAGTTTGAGGATTACCATTTTTATCTATCGCTACTAATTTTTTGCCCTCTCCAATTTGCGCCCGATAAAGAGGCTCTTCAATAGTCTGTAAGATGTGGTCACTACTACCAGTATCAACAACCCAATCAGTCCCATCAAGAACTTTCTTGGCTAGCTCCTGCGCGGTTCCTTGGTTGTTGTTGAGTTTTTGGTCAAACTCTAAGCTAAAACCAGTCTTACTTAGCTCATTGATATAAAGGTCTTCGCAAGTATAAGTAATTGTCTTTCCATTACTATCTTCTTGAACGCTCTTGATAACGAAATCATACCATTGATCTTCCCATTTACATTTTACCTTTCTTTCATTTACCAAAAGAGAAGTAAAAGGATTTTGAATTCTTTTTCCAGTTTCATTATCAATATATGTATAGTATAATTTGAAAGTTAGTTTATTCGTACCATTGACATTTTTCACTAGTTTTGGTTCAAGGGCTCGGGCCTGTGAGGTCATGGTATCTGAACCAATTATACAAACTTTTTCTTCTTCATAATGTTCGGGAACTATACTTTGTCCTTCTCCAGTTTGGAGGACCAATCTATCTTCCCATAGGCTTATCTCATACTTATTTTTCTTCATAATAAGCCTCCTTAGTAGTAAATATAATCATACACGATTTCTATAGGGGTCGCGCCAGCTATACTAATTTTTAAGTCTTCTTTTTGAGGAGGGATCTTAAAGAAATCTCCTTCAATAATATATTTATTATAAAGATTTCCTGTAGCTATATTCTCCCCGTCAATGCCTTCAATTAGATTACTTTTAGTATTGATTTGAAAGCCAATATCTTTAGGATCTAATATAAAAGGAGTTATTTCTAATATGTTTTTTGTATTTCCAGAACTATCTTTTCCAGTTAGAGAAATGGAAACTACAGGTCTATTTTCGACCTTTTCTTCTGCTTCTGTCCATTTTCTAAATCGTAAAATAAAATCAGCTTCCAAGTCTCCAGCATTATAGACAGGAATGTCTCCTGAAATAGGCTCGTTATCTTTATTTTTCAGAACTTTGTCTAATGCACCTTGTGCTTTCATACCAGATGCTTCAGCCCATTCCTCAATATTAGAATAGGTCTTTCGTAAAACATAAACCTCTTTTCCAGTTTCTTCTTCTATCTCTTTCTCCAAAAATTTGAAAGCACTCTTGGCAAAGGGATAATAGGCCGTAAAAGTTAGTGTTCCTTCGCCCTTATAGGTGCGCTCTCCATCTTTCCCAAAGCAAATATACTTCAACTGCGGCTTACCAGATTTTACCATATAATATTTGTAAGGTCTTTCATCAAAAACTAATTTTCCGAGTTCTTTTGTTCCAAAAACTTGCTGTAATTCTCGGAATTGTTTCTCAGTTAGCTCATCAAAAGCAATATTTATACTAAACTGTCTTTGGGTATAATCACTCCCAAAATAGTAAAAACCGTCCCCTCCAGGAACCTGTACGGTTTTGTCTTGAGCGGTAGGAACTAAATCTTCATTATACCTACTACCATCGCTTACCCGCACAATTCCTAATTTTTCGGAACGGTATCCATTAAAAGAAAAACCAATAAAATCTCCTTTTAACGCAATAGCCATAATGGTTTCCTCCTTTCCTCAAATTTCTCTAAGGATAAGTGAAGAAACCATTATGGCTTTATAATTATCTGATAAAATTCACCAAATTTACGTTACGATACATCGCACTATCTGTTAGTTCTTGTTTGATTTTCTTGCTTAGGTCTTCAACATCATAGTCATTACTTATCTCATCAACATTTATATCAATATTGAAATACATATCACCAACAGATTGAGTATTGTTTTGTAAACCTTTTCGATCCATAATAGAACTCAAAATATCTTTTAGTGCAATGAAGTTCTCGGTATCGCGCGCGTTCAAAATAAGTTCAGGATTAGACTTGGTTCCATCCAACCAGGCCGGGCCAGTGAAGTCTGCAATACCACCTGTCTTATAAGCCGTTAGGTCTTTCTTGCGGAACCAACCAGTATAGCCACCACTAACGCCATGATAACGAGTCAAATAATATCCATTATTTTCATCTAGAATAGTATAGATGGGGTCATTCCTATAATACTGACTACCTCCACCGCCACCGTAGGAATCAGCGTAAATAATTGCGTCAGGGTCAGCTTTAACTCTACTACCAATTGAAAAAGCACCACTACCACCCGAACCACTACTAGAACCTCCTCCACTTGGAGCAGGAGCTTTGGTCATTCCAGAGTATGTAAAGCCACCAATTTTTGAGTCATAATCAACTCCACTATAAATATTCCCCTTATTGTCAACCCAATTAGAACCATTATAGTGAAGACTGAGGCCATCGGAAGTAACCAAATTCTTATCAATTTCTTTAGCCTTATACATATTCCAATTAGCATATCCATGACTTGCCGCGAGAATTGCTTTTGAAATTTCTTCTTGCCAGTTGAGCTGGCCGAACTTACTCATGCCTTTCCAACCTTCATCTTTTTTCAAAAGCTCCCAAACCTGAGAAGCAAGATTTATTTCTCCACTTTCGGTAAAGGCATTAGTCAATAAATCATAGGTTTGGTTCCAGAAATCTCCATTCTTTGAAGCATAATCGAGCTGTTTTTGCATCAAGTCAATTTGACGCTCTCGCGCTGTTTGAGCATCGTCATTTTGTTGGGTTAGACGCTCTAACTGTTGGTCAATTAGATTATCTTCATAATTTTGACGGTCATCGGCAAGCTCTTCTTCGAGTTGTTTTATTTCCAAAAGATTTCCATTTGAGGTATCCTGACGTAGATAAGCTAAACGAGCCTCTTTTTCATTTATATCTTCTTCAGTCTGGGTGTTGTCTCTAATTTGACGTTGAAGGTCAATTGAGCGTTGGATTGAATCTAAGATTTTAGAATTGGAATCGTTTATTTTGTCTGAAAGGTCTTGATAGCCATCAATTAGTTGTTGTTGCTGATTTACAATTGCGTCATAGACTTTCTGCTCAAAATCGAGATAATCTTGCATACCTTCTTTTTGAAGTTCGATTACCTTATCTTTGAAATCTTCGATTTGAGTGTCGATATCTTCAATTTGACCTTGAAGTTCTTCTAGGCGACTAATATAAGCTTCAATAGCACTACCTAAATTTTCATCTTTTACATCATCAATGGCATCCCAGTCAATTTTGAGTAAGCCGGTGTTGGGGTTATAGCTACCATATTTAGTAACACCCCAATCGGCAAAAGATTTTATGAGTTCATTACCATCACTATCTTGGCCTTTGTAAGTTTCAGAAGATAGGGCATTTAGTTGCGCGAGACGACCTGCACGCAGTTGATTTTGAAGAGCAATTTCTTTTTGAAGAGATTGAAGCTGAGCGTTATAATTTTTGCGGAGTTCTCGGAATGTAGAACCGCGGCGCTCTAAAATACGATCATATTCTCTTTCAAGTTTTTCGCGCTGGCGGAGAGCTTCATTTATTTCTTCGGTTAGGTTATAGAGTTTATCATAGGGATTTTCCCAAGTAGTTTCTTTCTTTTCAGATGAAGAGCTTCCAGTAGAACCCCCATTATTACCTAAATTTGGAGCAGTAAACGCTTTATTATACAGTCCTCCACCATTTCCTCCACTAATGGAGACAGTTTTTAGAGCTTTTGGATGTCTGTAAATTCCTCCACCGACTTTTTCCCAACCAGCATGTAAAGCAGCATCCTCACTTTTAAAAGCTCCTGAATACTCATATTCCCATTGGAATTCAATATCTGTTCCAGTTATTGCTTCAAGATATTCTACGACTGGGTTTAAGGCCTCTTCTGCGTTTTTTCCAATTGCCTGAGCAGCAATGACAACATTTTGCAAAAGTCCTTTAAGTTGGGTGTTATCAGTTTGAACCGTTAGGGTTGGATCTAAATTCTCAATCCAATTAGAATAATCTGCTATTTCAAGACCATATTGTGAAAGGGTTCGTGACAATTCTGTTTTTTGAATATTCAATAAGGCATCTCTCAAGTGATTAAAAGCTTGCGTACCGACTTCTCCACCTTCGGCCAAACTATAAATATCCTGAACATATTGTTGAATAAAATCATCTGTAATTAGTCTCTTGTCAACATTGAATAAAGTACTTAGATCTGTTTTAGCCATAGCTAAAGCATTATAATAATCAGTACCAGCACTCTTACCTTGAAGCAAGGCGTCTTTATAATCATCAATACTTTCAGCAGTTTTTTTGTATTGATTTTGCAATTTAAAAAGTTGAACAGCTTCATTTGCTAATTTCAGATTGAACTTGTCACTGTCAACTCCAGCTTCAGCTTTTAATTTCTCATAATACTCCATTGCTCCACTATATTTATTCAATTGAGCAGTCATTATTGTTATTTGTTCATCTTTAGTTATATCTCCAGTGAAAGTTCCAAAATCACCAGTTAGGTCATACTGTCTTGAGGCATTATTAATAAGCTCTTTTCTTACTGCTTCCTCATTCTCTCCCAAATTTTTATACATATTATAGGCATCAATGAGTTTATTTGCAATACCTTCATCTGATAAATTCTCTACTGCGATTCCTAAAGTTTCAGCCATGTCTTTCAGTTCGGTAGATTTGAAACTTGTTCCTTCATAACCATTTTCAGCAAGAGTTGCAAGTTTGTTCCCTAACTCATCATTTCTTTCAATTATTGTACCATAGGCTTTTCCTTTCTCGACACTATCTTGTAAGTTTCCAACAATGTGTTCTCCAATCTGTGCAACTTTTTCATTTATCTGTCTTAGTAAATCATTACTATCTTTTCCAACATAAGTCCATTCATCAATCCCAGTCTGTAAGAAATCAGTATCTGCGAAACCAGCACTTACTAGACTTTCTTTATTACTAGAGCTAAAGGTCTTCTCTCCATTCTCAACCAGATTTCGAACTTCACCAAGCTTGGAAATTTTCTCATTTAAAGATTGGACTTGTTCCAAACTGGTAATATAAGGTTCAACAGCAGTATTAGCAATAGCCCAAAATTTCTCAATTTGAGTTTCATCCATTCCAAGATTTTTCATGAAGTCTTTCGCGTCAAGAACTTGAACTGCGTCGGAAAGATCAATTGAGGAAAGGTAGTTATCCAGGCGTGCTCTATCCTCTTTCTTTACACCATCCAAAGCCTCACTATAAGCATCAAGATAAGCTCTTGCACTTGTTGTTGACATTTCCTTAACTTGAGAAGCAATATTTGAAAGATTGTCTGCTGAAAACTGGTCTAAGAAAGAACCAGTATATTTTTCACCAAATCTTTCAAATTGAGATTCAATCTGGTCAATATTCGCAGAAATAGCAGCAGTTCCACTTTTAGCCATATCCAAAACAGTTTGAGTATTATCTAATCCTAAAATATCTTGTATAACCTTAGCATCTTCATCGCTAAAAGTTTTTCCTTGGGCAGTATTCCAACCACTCTTAGTGCCAGTATAAGTTCCTTGAATCCTGTTCAGAAGTTCTTGTTGGTCGGGGGTGAGGTTAGCTACTTTTTTAGTTATGTTCTCTATTGCTACACCTTTTTCATAGTCTTTTAAAGCGTCTTTAATTTCCTCATCCTTCATGTTTGCTACGGCATCTTTTCCAAAGACTTTTTCTGCTTTTGTTTTTCTTTGAGATGCCGAAAGAGAATTAACTGCTTTATTAGCGTCGGCATTAACTTTACTCTCATAAACATTTGAAGTTCTTGTCTCTTTATGTGTAGTATTTGCTGGGGTCGTATTGCCTCCACTACCTACCGTATCCTCGACTTCAACTTTATAAGTTATATCTTTAAATATTGTTTCTGCTAAATTTTGTAAGATATCTTTATTAGCCTCAGTTTGATATTTACTAATTAGACTACTAATCAAAGCAACATTAGTGCTTTCTGTCTTTAATTTTTCTGCTTCTATCTTACTTGCTTTTTCGTCAGGAGTTAACTCTTTATCACTTCTGATGTCTTTCTTAGTTATTTCTAATTGTTTATTATTTTCATTGACCTGCGCCATGGCCAATTGTTTATTAGTCGCTTCAATTCTTTCTGCCTGAGCTTTTAAAATGTCTCCCCAATTATCAATTTTTAATTGACCAGTTGCTTTATCTACTGATACTTTTAGTTCAGGAAATTCCTTTTGAAGATTGATAACTTCATTATTAGCTTCAGCCAAAGCTTTTCGCCATTCAAGAGTTCCTTGGGTTAGAGTTTCAAGAGAAGTAGCAAGCTTATCGAATTCAGATTTTTTATTCAGTAAACCCTCATAAGCCTGAGTTGCCCCTTCTGCCATTTCTTTTGCTTTTTCGGTTGCTTTAGAGGCTTTTTCGAGTTGAGCTTCAGGAGAATTTTTCTTTATTAAACTAACTATAGCAACCACTGCTGCCACTATTACAGCAAAAGCAGCTACATAAATATTTAAAGTCTTTGGAGCGACACCCGAAATTCCAGAGAGCCAAGTTATTCCTTTTTCTACTGCCGGCAATGCCATAGAAATTCCCATTAAAGCTGCTCCCACTGTTTGTAAAACTTTTCCAAACTCTTCAGCTCCTGGTATTACTGAAGAAATAACTCCACCAAGAATAGTAAATGACATACCTAGGGCCGTTCCTGTCTGAGATAAGGACTCCATCTTTTTTTGCTGAAGAGTAATTTGGTTAGTATAATCCCCGGTAATTTTCATTGCATCTTGTTCAGATACACCCCAAATTCTCAATTGATTTGAAAAATCTTCAGCACTGATTTTTCCCAACTTAAGTTGGGCGCTTAAAGAATTTATTTTTGAAAAATCCGATTTTAAAATTTCATTATCTGTCATTGAATAAGACAGACCTTTACTTGAATAAACTTGCTTTAACAAATCCTTTTCCATATTTGTAGAAAAAACTGAAAAGGATTGTCCAACCTTATTTAATGAATTACTAAAAGAACTAACTAAAAAGTCTTTCTTTCCTCCAACTCCACCAGCACTTTTCCACCCTTGTATCCAATTCTTAGCACTGGTTTTGCCATTTTGAATGAACGTCCTGGTTTGAACCACACTATTAGGAGTTGCGGTTGTAGCTGAAGAGCTATTAATATTTCCATTAAAAGCATCTATTTTTCGTTGAATAAAACCAGTTCTTAAAATTTTATCTATTATTGCTCCACCAGCTTTTAAACCAGCGAAAGCAGCTCCAAGAGTAACAACACTTTTAATTAGACCATTGCCGCCAGAAATTCCATCAATAATTCCATTAATAGCCGTGAGAAGACCTGTCAATAATGTGACTGCTGCTCCTATAATCTCATTATTGGCGAGCCCCATAGTAAATTGATCCCAAGCATTTTTCAGTTTAGTAAGTTTCGATGCAAGGGAATCAAGAGTCTTTTCAAATTGTTTCTGTCCAGAACCAGTACTATTGTAAGCTGCATTGACTAATTCAGTGGTCTTCGCATAATCTTGCATAATAGCAATAAAACGAGACTGTTGACGAGAACCGGCTGCCTGAGTTGCAATATAACGTTGAGTAAGAATATCTAAATCATTCCAACGTTTAGATAAACGTAAAAATACTTGGTCTAAACCTTCATTACCAGCCAAAAATTCATTCATAGAAATTCCAGCCGCACGAAGAGCAGTTTGAACCTTATTTACGTCAATAGTTTCTCCTTCTTCATCTTGACCAGTTAACTGACCTTCAGTATAAAGAGATTTGACTTCTGAAAAACGGCCAATAACCGTTTTAAGCATCGTACCGATAGTTTCTGCCGCTTCACGTGTCGTTTCAATGCCTTGGGCCAAAAAAGCAGCCGTTGTTTCAAATTCCATATTAACACTATGAGCAATTGAAGCAGTTTTAGTCATAGCGGTAGAAATTTCTTGAGTATCAGAAGCTGTAATAGCTGCCAATTCAGAATAAACATCATTGACTCTTTGAGCAGAAGTTTCATCTAATTCCATATTGAAACCACGTAATGCAGCTGTCATAGCATCTGTCGCGTTTGCAGCATCCATGCCGGCCACTGCTGCCATTTTAAGAGTTTCAGTTGCCAATTTCATAGACTTATCTAAGTCTAATCCTTGCTGAACATAAAGAGTAGTTGCTGCATAAGTGTCTTTGATAGCCATGCCGAGCTCATTGGCTTGTTCAGTAAAACGAGGTAATTGCCCCCACATATCATTTACTGAAAAATCAGAAACTACTGCAATTTCAGTCATTGCAGCATCAAGCTCTTTTACTGTTTCAAAAGCACTTTGAATAGCCCTTCTAAATAATTGAATAGCACCAGTAACAGAAAAGAAATCCATCAATTGATATTTTAGTGTTGATAAATCTTGTGCAGCTCGTTCTGCTGCATCAAAATCATCAGCACTATCACGAACGGATTGGCCCATTTTTTCTAATTCTGGTTGGACTTCTCCAGTAGCTTTTTCTACCCCTTGAAGGCCGCTTCGAAATTTCTCTAGAGCAGAAGTATTAAGATTACTTAACCAAGCTTCTATGTCTTCCTTTTTGGTTAAATCTCCAATGTCTTCCATTGAGACTCCGGCTTGCTGCAAAGCCGTCTTTAGTTTTTTTAAGGCTGTAGTAGGATTATCTGTTTGTAATTTACCTATTTCTTCTTCTAGTTTAACAATTAAATCTCTCTGAGCTTGAATATCCTGATTCAATTGATTGAAATCTGATTTAGAAATATATTGCTGAATTTTTTGCTCCATCGCAGCAATTTCAGTAGAAGTTTTTCCAGCCTCTTTTCTAATTTGATTTAAAGAAGTTACAGTACCATTTATATTAACTTCTGTATCTCCAACTTTTTTTCCTTTTAAACCTTGTGCTTTATAAATAGATTGAACTGCTTCTTCTGTTTGCTTTTGTGCAGCTAAAGTTTCTTGCTTTTTTGCTAATTGAGTATTTAATCCTTTTAACCAACTGTCTGCTACTTCTCTTTTGGACTTAGCACTTTTTTGAGTTTGTTCTAACTGTGCTAAAGCTGATTGTGCTTGTTTTAGTCTGTTTTGTTTCTTTTCTAAATCTTCAAGACGTTTTGATTCTTGAGATAAGGTTTTTAAATATTTTTTTGTAGCTTCATTTAATTTTTCAAGTCTTTCCTGTTCTCCCTTTGGAAGAATTTTTAGCTTTCCTTCTTTAGAGGCTGTATCTAATTGTTGAATCTCTCTAACAAGTTTAGAGATGTCTGTTTGAAGATTACCTACTTCTTTCTCTGCTTGTTTATAGTCAGTTTTTCCTAATAGAGAGGGAGATTTATCAGTCAGTTCTTGTAATTTTTTCAATCTAGTTTGAATATTATCAAAAACTTTACTAATCTTTTCACTTGATAAATCAGAAAATTTTACTTTATCAAACTCACTCTGCAATTTTTCAATTTTCTTTTGAAAGTCATTTAAATCAGCTGATATACCAAGAGAGATATTGATTTTCTTATCTGCCATTCCTTTTCCTCCTAAAAAATAATCAGCATTAGCTAAAAACTAATGCTGACTACAGTTAGAAATCACTATCTATATCATTGTTCAAAAAGTAAAACTCACTAACATATGAATTTCCTCTTGACCCCACTGGAACGCCAACTCCTTTGAAATTGGCTACGACAGGTGTAGCTTGCGCGCCCAGCCTTATAGATAAGCCAGTCATCAATTTTAGCTTTGGGATTTTTATAAGCCCCGTAACTACCTGACCAGTAGTATCATCCTTTACTCTTGTTCTGCCTTCTAATTCAACAAAACCATTGAAAAGCCTATTACCAACTTTTACAACCTTCGCGCCTCCTAGGTAGTTATAAGTATAAAATACCATAACTTCTTTATAAGGCTCGCTAATTTTTATAACTTTTTCTTCTTTGGATAGAGGTAAAACTTTCTTCCCAGTTTCTTTTTCATAGATAAATAAATCTACCGGAATTTCTTTCAAGTGAATTTTATTCCCTTCATCACTTTCCAAAGTTTCCATTTTAGTTACCAAAACTGGCTTGTCTTCCTCAATTTCAAAAAGTTTAGAATTCATCATAAGTGCGAACTGGTCTTTTGAGAATACTCCTTGAGAAAAACTTAGGTCAATTTCTTTCGTGGTTTCCCAAAAGACATGGGGCCGATTGTCGAATCCGCCATTAGCGCTGACCCATCGTTTTATTTCATCAAGACCAGCAATTTGAATTTTATCAAATTTTGCGAGGATTTCTTTTGTTTCAATGGTTCTATTCCCAATCTCTATTGGATAAGTAGCTTTTAGATAACACTGTTCCAATTCTTTGAAAGAAAACTCGTTCATATTTCCTCCTAAAAAGAAAACGGAGAAGGTCCTCCCTCCTCCGTTTCAATCTTATTCAATTATTCGGTTAAAGAATACTTAATAAGTTTCATCATCTTGCCATCAGCAGGACGTAGAACCTTTAGGTTCATACTGAAAGTAGAGGGATCGCCCTCGGCTTCCATAGTTAGAGTATTCTCAGAAGTTACCTTAGCCTTTGGAATTACTAGCTGGAAGAACTCATCTTCGCCACTAGCTTCACTACGAGCGTAAGTGTCTCCTGTGCAATAATAGTTGCCAGGGAAGGTTTCAGCAGATATTACAATTTCAGAAATATTCTTTCCCTCGATCGTACCTGTCAAATAGGCATAAGCAGCCTGGGCTCCCTCTTCTTGTGATACCTCTACTAGAGCACCTTTTTCGTCATAAAGTTTGACTCCAGAAATAGGAACCTTTGTACCACGAATTTCAATTTCTGCTGTACTACCAGCTGCCCCATAGGTTAGCTTTTTTACTTGAGCCTTGGGAACAGTCTTTACAATTTCAGACGTTGTGTTAATTACAGCTTCGCCATTAGTATCAACAGAGCCAAACATGATAGCCATAGACTTAGCAGAGAATAACGCATCTTCTAGAGTTACATTGATTTCCTTACCATAGTCCCACGTGATTAGCTCAGGGTTACCTTTACCACCGCGAGCAGAAGTATTCTCGGCAGTCTGCTCGGTTGTAGAGACCTTTAATGTGTCAAGGTATAACACGGGCGCTCCACGAGTACCGTCCTTTTCTAATTTATAAAAGGTAAAATCGCAAACTTCCTTGATACCATATCTATCTAGGATAGAAGCAGCCATATTTTATTTCCTCCTATTTTTTATCAGAATTATGTATCCAATATTTTGGTTTTACATCTTTACTACTCGCTCCAGCTAATAAGCTTCTTATATCAACTTCATATTTTTCCTTTTCTTGATATACACCTATCAACTTGGAAAAAGTAGCATAACTCAACTCTCCAATTGTAAGTGGAGTAATTCCAATACCCATACAACAAATTGAAATGAGTAAAGTATCAAGTGTTAATCCTTCTTTCTTTGCTTTTATTTTATCACGATACCTAGCCTTTGCCTTCATCTTTTTTATCTTTGGATGCTCATTAGGATTAGGAGGGTCGATACTGTCTTCTCCCACGCTATTTCTGATAAGATTCTGAAAGTCAAAAAAATTTTCACTGGTCAAAAAACGCAAGTCATCTAATGACTGCGCGCTCTCTAAAATTTTTTTCAAATCTCCAACTAAAATCTTTTTTTCTTCATAAATGAAAGAAACTGGCTCGTGAATAAAAAACTCAAAAGCTTTAATAGAAAGAGCTTCTACTTGTTTATTATTAAAAGAAGAATTCAAAAGATACTCTAGTGGAGTTAGAACATTTGATAATTCCATTTCTTTCTCCATGTACTCATCTTCAATTTCTTCTTGGGATAGAGTCAAAAGTTTTCGATAAACTAAAAAATTCTCTTCTGTAATAACTTGGCGAATAGTAGGAGAATAGACTTTACAAATTTTTTGAAAATTCGCCGGTTCATTTATCACAAAATGACAATCAATCATAAGCAATCAAGTCAAAAGTCATTTCATAACAGGACATTTCATCAGTTAGAAAATTTATCTCAAAATCTCCTCCCAGAAGTTTACCCATTCCATCAATAACTTTCCCATTTAGACTTTTTTGAATTTCACCCATTATACTAAATGGACGAAGATTCGTTCCTTTCATTTTCCATTGAGTCAAAGGAACAAAAACTTCAATAGCTAAAACTAATCTTTGAAATTCAATATTGGGAGAAAGACGAGCACCATCAACGACTCGTAATGAAATAAGACTTTTCGCATCGTCCTTTGGCCCTATTCTCGGGACTATTTTTATAAGTTTATCAAAAACCTCATTTGTAATTTGATCTTGTGTAAGGTCTTTTTTCTCCAAAGGAGCCTTATCACTATAATATAATAACTTTAGTAAATTTTGATTAGTTGTTAATCTAACCATTATTTTCTGAAGAAAGGGTCCTAGCTCTTCAAGGTTTCTTACCATCAGCACTTCCTCCTTGTAGCCAGAAGTAATCTTCTTCGTTATCATTTTCCTCCTTTTGAGGAGGAGGTGTCAAATCAAACTCATAAACTGGATCAACAGTCACATATTCTACACCAGGTGAAGATTGAATATCATAACCAGTTACTCGATAGAACTCTCGATATGGTTCTTCACCTATAATAAAGTAATCATCTTTTTTTAGGTACTGCGTCAAAGGCATAACAAAGAAGCTTTCTTTGAGATTTTCGGCATAAATAGTATCCATACGACTACGAGATCTGATTTCATCTCTAAGCATATTGTTTTCTTGACCGTACATATAGGCCCAACTTTCTTGCTCAGAGCCATCACGAGAATGCCAAACTAAATAATGCGTCATACGAAGCATCACATAGCGATTATAGCCACTAGCTTTTATCTCCTCAAGATAATAAACCATCCAAGGCTTGAGTTCATCGTTTTTATCCGGTATCATCAAAATCGTACCAGGCGCGAACTCGACATCAATCTTTACAAGTAAATAGTGAAGAGTTTTGCTGTCATCCTGTTTATATCGTTCGAAACTTCCACTTATATACTCATCATTATATTCAAAATCTACTCGATAAATACTTTTTTGAAGATAGAGATCAAAATTCTGCTCACGCTTACCTTGGATACGAGATTGGTAATCTAATCCGTACCGACATAAGCGCTTTTCATATATATCAAAATAACTCATCTGATTTTCCCAATAATGTCATACAGCTAAAAACCGTACTACGAAAATAATCATATCTGAGATAACGTAATGAAGAAATCTTATAATACAGAATATAGTAATTGATAGTTCGAGAAGCTTCTGGAATCCCTAATAATTCTGTTAGAATACTATCCAGAAACTTCTCCCACTCACCTTTCTTTTCAAACTCACACAAAAGTCCAAAAAGTTTATTTTTCAATTTATTACTATACCCTTCAGTAAAATCAGACATCCTGATACTGCTCCGCAAGTAGTCTATATGAAAATGGCTTGCGCTTTGGCGCGCGATAGTAAACTCCTTCTAGACGATGGACTTTTGCCTCTTCCTTCCTTAGAAGTTCAGTAAATTTACCAATAAGATTAGCCTGAGAAAAATCTCTTTCCTCATATAAAGGTTTTACATTTTCCCAAGTTAGAATGGTTCGATTCAACCACTCACATTTCATATAGCAGGCAATAATTTGGATTTCTTCATTATCCAGTTCTTCAAAAAAGTATTGTTCGTCATGTTCAAGAGACTTGCGCGGGAACTTGAACCAAGGTAGCGCGCCGTCTAAGATAGTTAGTAAATCCTCTTCTACTTCTTCCTGTGTCCAGTTCAACCACTCGTCTTCGAGCATTTTAGACAGGAAGGCAGAATAAACTTTCTCTAAGGGGGTTCCCATTATTAGCCCTCCTTATCCTCTCTATTCAACTTAATAGCAGTTAGAATATCTTTCCCACAAGCCTTCTTTATAGCATCACACTTACCGAAATCTCCTAGCTCATTCTTGATAGCAAAATCAGCCAAAGCTAGCATCTGCTCATAATTCAAAGTCTTTAGCTTGGCATTAAACTCAAACTGCGGCATGGCAGTCATCATCCGCTTCATATCATTATCACTCAAAACAATAATATTGACAGGTTCGGTAGCATCTTCGGGTTCAAGGCCTAGTTCCTTCTTTACCTCTAAGTCTTCAATATAAAGCATCCCAGTATCAATCATATACTTGAAGCCACTATCGTACATCATTTCTTCCAGAGTTTCTCTTTCGATAGGAATGCTGGCACCCTTATTGGGCCACTCGCGCTTGAAGCGCAAGTCAGAAATATTTACACTAACAGGACCTTGATGCTTACTAATTACTCTAATCTTCTCCATTTCAAATACTCCTTTTTACTCCTAAAATTTTTATATAAATCGAGGGAGGGAGTCTGCCCCTCCCTCGAAGAGAATTATTAGTTGAGTTTCTTCCAAATAAAACCACAACTAGTCCCATTTCTTTTTATAGCTCTTCCAATTGCTATATCGGTAACACCCATAGCTCTAGAAGCTTCAGCTATAGAAGAGAAGGCTTGAATAAATTTTCCATCTTTTGTATATTGACCAATTCTACAGCCTTGATAATGAGTAATTCCTCTTTTACGAGCTGTTTCTTGATTATAGTCTTTATATCCTTTTAGAATAAAACGTAACGTGTCTTGATGGACATTCTCTAATTCGCAGATTTCTTTCGAGGCATATCCTAAATCCCATAGCTCTTTTATTCTATTATAGTTATGACGCTGAACTCCACCGCCACCAACTGTAGTATTATAACCATTCGGAAAGTAGGTATTATATTTAGAAATATAATATTGCTCTTTTTTATCTAATAAAGAAGCATCTTCTACTTCCTCTAAGAGAGAAATTTCAAAAGAGGACTCACCATATTTCTGAATCGCATTATGAAAATAATTATTATCTTTTTGATGCTTACTAGTAGAAATATGTCCCTTCCATCTTTCTTCTATTGTCCGAATTGTTTGACCAATATACTGTTTACCATTGATTTTATTGGTAACAAGATAGATATAATTCATTCTAAAACCTCCATTTTAGAAAATAGAGCTGTCTCACTCTTGGAGGAGAGTTGGTGACGATAGGTCATGACTCCTATCGTGACAGCTCTATTTATTTTTTATTTATCAAAAATTATAAGGATTCTCAAAAGTTTGATTTATTGACGTATTCTGATAAATGCCCCAGTTATGATGAGCTAGAATGGCGCAACCCATCTTTTTATAAGCATAAACTTCTAGAGAATTATCACGATTCTTGAAGTCATTGATTTGAGTGTTGCCTTCTAGAACAACCTTTACTACCTTCTCTCCACCAGTAGGTAGAATGTAAGCTAGCTGAGGGTCAATCCAGGTCTTGGTGTTGGACTCATCAATAAAGGACTGAGGAATCTGAACAACAGGAGTCCCACGGAAGATATTGATATAACCAGTGTTGTGAATAGCATCAATATCCTGGGGATGGTAAATACCATTAGTAGTATTAGCAATACCACTTACAATAGCGTCAGGACCCATGGCGCCTACAAACTCAGGAGGAGCAAAGATTACAACACCGTTGCCATAAGCACGAACAGTATTGATTACCTTTACCATCTTATCGGCTTCAAAGGTGTTAGAAACTACCTTATTAGCATCAGGACGAGCAGAAGCATTTACAGCGGCACGGAGAGCCTTATGAACCTCATAGAATACGGCATCAGTTAGACCCTCAGTTAGAACCTGCATAACCTCAGCCATAGTCTCAGCGCCATCTAGCATACGCTCAAAGTCGATGGTAGCGCCTCCGCCGACGGCGTGGCCAGCTAGCTCAAAGGTATCACTATCTAGACGGAAGGTCTCATATACACCAGATAGACCAACTTGAGTTAGAAACTTCTTAGCGCGCATCTTACCTAGACGACGCTTGAAGATGGCCTTCTGACCTTGAGGAACAGACTGAACCTCAGCGAACATACCAATGGCATCAATTACCTTCTTGGGCATAATCTCGTCGGCAGTCTTAATTACGATATCATAAATATCATAACGATTCTTCATGAACTGGTTTACGGAACCAGCTAATTCCTTTAGACCATCTAGGAAAGCAGAATCCATATCTACATTCTGATTAGCATAGGTGGCAGGAACAGTACCCTTAGCGCAATGAAGGGCAATTTCTTGTAGCTCTTTAATAGTCATTATAATTTACCCTCCTTTTATTAGTCAGCTAGCACTTGTAGCTTGATGCCCTTTTGGCCATCAGGCATAGTGTCAAAAGCAACAACCTTTAGCTTGGGACCAAAGGTACCAGCAGTAGCAGATAGCTTAGTAGCACCAGAAGCATCAGCCATACCATATACAGGAGTGGTAGCGCAAGCCTTTAGAGCGGTAATTAGAGCTTCCTCGGTGGTAAACTCAGTATCATCATAACAAACACAGTTAGTGCGATACTTATCACCAACAGATAGGTAGCCTAGACGGGGGAAGAAGTCATCAGAACCATTTAGCTTAAAGTTCTTTAGACCAGGAGTCCGCTCATCATACATATGCTCGGTAGAATAAACTAAACCAATAGGAAGAGACTCCTCTTTGGGTAGCTTCACACAATGATTAGCATCATCAACAGCCAAAAGCATACCATTCTCAACGGGGATATTTGCGAAATCAGTAGCATTAGGAGCACACTGGGCCTCAATACGACCATCACGGCGGAAGGCAACATTATTTAGCTCAACTTGACCATAGCCACTAATTACTAGTCTTTTTGTAGCCATTTTATTTCCTCCAATTACTTAACATATTTAGCTAAGACGGCATCTAGACCTTGTAGAGGCACGTCTTTAGGAATTAGACCTTGACGGTCGTTTTTAGAAAAAGCAGAAAAACCAGTCTTCTTCAACTCATAGGCCAGCTCTTTATCCAAATCAGACACAGAATAGTTAGCGCTATTTTCACGATAAGTATTTAGAACCTCTTCACTTAGATGTCCTTCATACTCAGCAAATACGGCCTCCTTCTGTCCTTTTTCAATCTGAGCTTTATACTCATTTAGAGAACTGTTTTCTTCTGTTAGTGTTTGGACCTGGGCCTGAGCCTCAGTATATTGAGCCTCAATACCAGCCTTCTCTGCTTGTAAAGTGGAAACTTCACCATTTAGTTCTTCAATTTTGGAACTAAAATTAGAATTTTCTTCTTTTAGGGTTTCAACATTTGCCAAATCCTCATTTACAAGTTCGTATGTACCACCATTCAATTGACGTAAGGTATCAACAGTTTGCTTTTCATTTTCAGTTACATCAATAATATAGACTTGGGTACGCTCGCCTAGCTCAACACTATCAGTCTCATCATTCTTTGTATAATGAACTCGCTCATACTTGCCGCTCTCATAATTATAGGCTAGAGCGTAGTCATCAAAAACTTCACAAATAGCATAGCTAACTGTCCAGTTTCCTTCCTCATTATACTCGGTGTTCAAGAGAGACCAAAGAGCATCATGTTTTTGGCTATCGGAAAGTTTGAAATTTATTTCCATCGTCTCTGTTCCTCCATTTTTAGTATAAATAGCTTCAATTTCTTGAATCCTCTTTATAACTTTATCAATACTAGTTTGAAGTTCGAAGAAGCTCGCGCCTTCAAAGCAAGGTTCAACGTCATCTCCTAAAACTTGGAGACCTAAAAAGCATCCCTCATCAAACACAATGAACTTTTGTCCATCGTAAATTGCCTGATGATATTTCAAAGATGGCTCATAAAGTTCCATTGATTGAGATTTTCCTACGATGTCCCCAGCTTCAGCATAAAGCGCAGTAAAAATTAGAACATCCGCACAAGCATAAGTTCTTTCTACTCCGTCTTCATCAAGATGAGATTCCCAGCTAATATTGGGATTTTCGGGAACAATTCCATAAATTCTTCCCTCGCTTCTTCGACTTCCATGGTCGGTGTAGTCATCATATTCATAGATGCCTTTGACCGGCGCGTAAGGAAGAGTTTCTAGAAGTTTCTCCGCAAACTCATCCGTTATATAAGTACCGTTTCTATTACCATATTTATAGAAAATTCGGCACCGCGCCTTTGACAATACATCATTATATTTTTCTATATTGCCATAAACAGCGACTGGAAACTCAAATTTATTCATCTATATTTAAGCCTCCTTGTTTGTCTTTTGATGCTTCTTGTTCAATAGTAGTTTGTGCTTTTTCTTCTGTTTTCATTTCTGGACGTCCAGGGTCTCCAGAAGTCCCACTTTGAGTGTAAGCTGAATTTAGAGGAACTAACTTTTCTTGAAGTTTTTCAACTTCATTCTCAAGTTCCTTCATGCTTAGGAGTTCTCGCTGATTTAAGTCCATAACAGCGCCCGGTAAGAAGAAGCTATATCCACTTTGAGCTAATTTAAAAGCATCAGTTAGATAATCACTTTGGTTATAAATAGAAACCGGTAGGATTTTATAAGTAAATTTTATGTTAGAATTTCCAAAAAGTTGAGTTAGAAGCTCACTAATAAATTTTGAAATTTTATTAGTAATTGGCATCATAAAGCTTATATCATTTAGGATAGAAGTAGATAAAGCTTGAGAACCAGTTGGTGCAAAGAGCTGGCCACTGACGCTAGCTTCAGCATAAACATTTTGAAGCATCTTTTCTAGGTTATTTGAAACCGCATCAGATGAAGTCTTTGAAACAATGCTATCTACATCAGCGTAAGTGGTCAAAACGGAAAGATTCTTATTTCCTTTCATCATGCCCACGGCGCCAGTGTGCATTTCAAGAGCTTCATCTGGCTCAAAAAGAAGCGCGCCATCCTGCAAGTGAGGTATTTTCTGAATAAGAATCTTACGAATTTCTTCCAAGTCTCTTTCTCTTTCAGTATCTACTGCTTCATCATATTGGATTGTGGCAGGAATAACATTCAAGAAAGTTGGATTTCCCTCTTCAAGAATACTAAAATAAAGAGTGCTATCAGTAGATAATTTTATCCAAGAGGTTTTAATTTTACCTTTTTGATATCGACGATAAAAACTTATAACCTCTTTAGGATAAATCTCTAGAACTTGATTTCGAGTATCTTCATCAGTAAAATGGTCAAAATAATTGACATTGAATTCAATAATATCTCTACCATAGATGTCTCTAAATCTAGATTGACAGTAAGAGGCTGGCAGGTCAATCAAGACAAAAGACCCCTTATCCAAAGATGAAATTAGTCCATAGTAAGCACCATCAGTAAGAGCTCGTGTCACAATTTTATTATATAAAATTGGGGGATTTATTTCATCTAAGTAATCCAAAGCTTTATAATATCTTTTTTGAGTAGTCTTATCAGAAAGTTTCTTTCCAAAACTTACTTTTGGAATCAAAAGGCTCACGCACTTTAGAAGATTAGCATAATAAAGAATAATAGCACGATATAAGCCATCTTTTAGAAAATAATTTCTCGAAAGTTCTCTCTGTTTTGATAAAGAACCTGAATTTACAATATTATCAATTTCTTCAGGCTTGTAATCTTTTAAAGTGCGGGACCGAGAGCGCCAAGAAAGATAATCATAATCTCCATAAATTTCATCATTTTTGGAGACCATTCCACTTGACGCTCTTTTAAAGGAGGCAAGGTCAAAATTTCTTTTGAACTCGGTATTTTGTTGTTCCAAATTATGCCCCTCCCGTAAAGAATATTAGGTTACGTTTTCCGGCGCCCCGTCTTTGTCGTTTTTTCATTTGGGCTTCTTCAATTTCTTTGATACGCCATAGACCATAAGCAAAGGCATAGTAGCGGTCATCATGGAAGCGTTTGTTTATTGCTTCAAGAACAATATCCATACCTACATTTTTGACACGAAGATTTCCCATTTCCTCAAAAAGTTTTGTTGTTTGTTCATGGGGAAGTAATCGTTGGACTCGCTCGCGCATTGTCATTTTTTGGCCGAGTTTTGTCCCAAGAAGAGCATTACGCGCTTCTTGCTCACTAATCAAAAACCGAACCAATCCGCCATTCAAACGAGAATAAGCATTTCCATTGATTTTTGACTTTAAAGGCCCATTAGCTTTCATAGAGTATAAAATAGGAATAGAATCTCTAGGTTGGATTTTTTTGTAATCATCATTATTGAAAAAGCCATATGCAGGAAGCTCGCAGCCTCGCGCATCTGTATGAGTTTTTATCATCTCATCTGCGAGACCTAACATTATTTTCCGTATAAGTCGTTATTTTATACGCGTTCTCTTATGAACTGCTATATGTTTCCATATAGATAAGACTATATCTTTACTCTTTAAGAGTACCTTCCATTTCGGACCACTTGGTCCTACTCCCTTTCGGGATAGTCGTTGAGCGTTCAATCAAATATAACATCTTTCGTCAATTCAGTCCATGAAGTTTTTGATTTTATTCTATTTATTGTTGAAATTGATACTCCGAATTGAGAAGCAATAGCTTTTAAAGTTTTTTTCTTTTCTATTATCAAAGAAATTATCTCTCTAACATCATTCTCTGTTAGTTTTGCTCTTCCATTTCTTACTCCTCTTGTGTCCCTACCATAACCTGAAAGAAATTTGGGAGTAATTTCAACATTTTCAAGCTCAATTTTATAAGTTTTTTTCGAAATTATATTTCTCAAAGTTTCATCGCAAATACAATACTTTTCTAAAATTTCCTTTCTTTTAAAATTACCGCTATTTATATCTAAAATAAGATTTTCTAAACTTTCTTTTGTAAATTTAGAACTGGAATTAGATAATCCATCTTGGTCATAACATCTTCTATTAGGAAGAGTATTGGGATTTTCTAAATTTTCTTTCATTGTTGCCCATCTGAGATTTTCTAATTTATTATTAGTGATATCTCCATCTAAATGGTCAACAGTAAGTAAATGACTATTCTTGTTTGGACAAAAAGTTGATAAAATAAGACGATGAACACTAAAACGGTGTCCTTTTCCAACGGGTTTGTCCGTTGTCATCAAAACCACTTTTTTATAACCATTCTTATCGTCATATTCTGTTAGAAAATCTTTTTTATACTCTGACCAAATATGACCAGATTCATCAGCATAATAATTAGTTCTAAAAGTATATCTTGAGCTTTCAATTTTCTTCATGTACTCATCCTCCAAAAAAGGTGTTATATTCAATTGCTTCGTTGCTGATCGCCCTCGTCTTTACGTTAGGGGTTTCCAGCAGTTAAGAAGGTTTTACTTGAGCATAGGCGTCTACCCAAGCCGTTGCAGTCGATCAAAACTTCTCTGGGATTATATCTCTCAATCAAAAGTTTCAAATCGATTGCTTGTTGTGTAAAGGTTTTTGTCTCTGCTTGTCTTCCAAGTACTTCAATATTGACGAGAGTTGAGTAGTATTTGTCATTCTTGATATTTACTCGAAAGATACAAGCAATTGTTGAGTCTTGTAAGCGTCCTACGTCTACACTGATAAAGTAGAAACAATTCTGTTGATTTCTAAATTTCTGAGTAAATTCTGGATTTTTCTTTGTTCGATATTTAGAAAGCTTTTCAAAATCGAACCAAGACTCTTCACTTCCTCCCGCCCAAGTTCCCATAAACTCTGATGCGAATGTCATTTCATTGTAGGCTGATGACATTCTCAACTTTTCAACGTGTTTCTTATCAACTAGCCCATGCTGGGCAGGAATACGATAGTCTAGACCCATAACAAATGCTCTTTTCGGGTCAATTATTGCTTGTATCATTGTTTCTATTAGAAGTGAGTAAGCATAAGAGGATTTCATGCCCGCTGAGGTTCCAGCGATAACTTGTTGATTACAAACTTCATAAGGATTTACTAAACCATTAGCATCACGTCGAGAAACATTTAGCTGAGGAAGTATAACTTCGGAAATAATATCACCATCGGCATCACGCACCTCGTCTAGGAATGTTGCGTGAAGGCGGAGACCACGTGATGAGTCCGTAGCGCCTTCGCAAGTAAACTTAGAGCCATTTTTAAAATAGAGCTCAGCTACATCTTTCGAAAAGTTCATGTGAGGTTTTCCCATAAAAACTTCAAGCTCTTTTTCTAGTAGAGGCCAAATCTTTATGATTTCTTCTACTTTTTGTCTCATAATTTTTACGCCTTGTGTCTTAACAGGAGCAACGATTGAACACTTGTGATTGGGAATAAAGACGCATTGAAGAAAGAGTCCAAGGACGCTTAGGAATGACTTTGAGGCCGCGCGGGTTGCGGTAATATAGATTTGATTATAACGCATAAGCGAACGCAAAAATAAGCGTTGATAAGGAAACAAATCAAATTGGGAGTCAGTTGGTTTTATTGTATCTATATAGATGTCGGGATAAACTGTATAAAGTTGAAGCTCCTCTTCCAAAAACCTCTCATTTCGCTCTAAAAAGTCCTCAGTTATAACGACTCCTTTTTCTAATTCGATCCCTTCTCTAAAAAGACGATTTTGGGAGTTATAAATTGAAGTAGGGTCGCGCAAAGTAATTACAGCCATTAGAGAGTTCCTCCTGCATCAAACTCCTCACTTTCGTCCTCTTTGAAGGCTTCGGCCTCATAGACATCCGCATCAAAGTTATCTACTTGAAGGTCGTAAAAATTATCTGTTTGAGCAACATTTTGAAGAGCCTGAAGTCGCGCGGTCACCTCATCTCCGAGGCCACCTTCATTTATATACAAACGCTGATTCCAAGCTTCAATATTTTTCAAAGTCTCATCAATAACATCTCTGGTAGTATTATCATAAAATTTATTTTGATGCCCGCGCTTTTCGAGCCAGAACATCAGCTCTCCAATACTATCAAAGTCAGTTGCGTTTTTGACTGATTTAGGAGTAAAATCTGCTGTCTTTACAATTTTATCATAAGATGAGAGGAATTTGTCGACGTCTTTGTCGCCCGCACGAATCCGTTTATCTATTTCTAACGAAAGCTTGCAAAGTTTTTGAGCTTGGTCAATAGCTAGCGCGCCAGATACGTTTTGAGAAAGGAGCAAACCTTTATAAAGGTCCTCTAAGTAATAAAGTTCATCATCGTCATAGTTGCCTCCCCAGCGTCGGCGCAGCTCCTCAAAATGTTTCTCTTTTACTAATGGAATCTCATCTTCAATAAGTCCAACCTTTTTTAGTTCAAGATATTGGGAGTTATAACTGTCCCATCCCAAATTTTTATATTCTTCTGTTGCAAAGACTTTCGCATAAACGCCCCAAACAGTATCATCAGAATTCAAGTCTCTTAATCTTTCAAACTCTTTCACAATAAAAGGAATATCGGCCCATTGGCAGATTTTGTCGACCGCGCGCCAACTAAACCCATTCTGTTTGAGATAACGAGTAATACAATCATTGCAAATGGGGAGTACTCCGTCTGGGTAAAAGATTGAATGAGTTTTTGTGAAATCTTCTTCTAGTTGTTGTTGCTTACAGCGCGGGCATTCTTTTGTAAGAAATGAACGTTTTTGTTTTGGTATATTTGGTTGTAGTGGCATTATTACTAATCCTCCTTTTATTTATTGACTTTTTTGAGGATTTTTATGAGTTCGCGCTGACGAGACCGAGATAGGTCTGAAAATTTTTGGAGTAAATCACTAAATAAGTCTGAAAAATCACGGGTTTCGGATTTTTGAGGAGCTTCGCTATTGGGCGTAATTGGCGCGGACTCGTCATTTTCCTCAACGAGCCGAACACCTAAAAATTTACAGAGGCCCACAAACTCAATGGCCTCCAATCCTACCAGTAGCTCCATAAAAGTTTTTGTACGGTTGTTTTTATCCATAGTTTTCTCCTTTATACCAAAGGGGCTTCACGCCCTTCTCTTTTATATCGTAATAGCCGGTCACATTTTTTACACCGACAAGAATATCCATCACGAGAACTTTGTCTCCTCATAAAGTACTTAGTATCCAAAAGTAAAGTCCTTCCACAGTCCTTACAACATTTGAAGTTTTCAGGGAAAAATAAATTTTCGGCGTGCTCACGATGAGTGGTAGCGGTCGCGCAAATTTTTAGGAGGGCCTTTTGGTGGAAAATAGTGGAGATATAGTTTGAGTTATAGGTTTTGTTGTATTTTTTGTTGATGTATTCGACGATTGGCTGGTTTTGCTGATGAGCCATTTTTAGTCGAAAGACATCTTCTTCGAGGGGAGTTAAATCAGCTAGAGACTTATACCAGTCAAAAGTTTCGAAGAGAGCGCGCAATGTACTTTCAAGAGGTAAGAAGTCGATTCCTTCTTCTAGGGAGTCCCAAATTTTTACCAAAGCTTGAAGATGTGATAAATCTTCAAAATCGAAAAAGCGAGAGGAGCGAGGGGCCCAGATTTGGGCTGAGAGTGCGCGCTGGTCTTTTTCATTTTTTAGGTCTGAGGGAATTGGGAGACGACCTTCGGGGAAAAGGAGTCGCGCTAAATTTGAAGTTCCTTTGAGGCCGAGGGGGTAGATAGGAATATCCACGTCAAAAGTTGGGGTTTCGAGTGGGTTGTAGGTGTGAGGGATAAAGCGTTGAAGTTTTGTTTGGTAGAAGTCTTGGAGAGTGAATTGTTCGCGTCGTTTTTCGATTAGGAGACGTTTTTGTTTTAGGTAGGAGTAGGGATTTAGGAGTTTTGATTTTTCTTCAAGGTTTTGGAGTTCTTGGGGAGTGAATTTAGCACGTAGGTCTTCGCGAACTTTTTCTTTTTTACCTGTTCGGACTTCGTAGGTAGAGAGTTGGAAGTCGATTTCGTCAATTTCACGCCAGAGAGGCTCCAGTAGGGCAAGTATATGGGGTGGGGCATTTTTGCGCGCGAGTTGGCGTGAAAATTTTTGTTTTGAAGTTTTGGTTGGGGTATCACTTATGGGACGGATTGAGTCTTCGTTGAAGGCGGGACTTTCACGTAGCTCATCGAGAGAGATAATCGGACGAGACGACCAGGTAGATTTTAGTTCGATTCCGGAACTTTTATCGGAGGAAAGACCCTCAGAGTTTTTACCCCATAAGAGGTAATCGGCGATTTTTTCGAGTTCAGAATTTGTAAGGGGTTTTTCTACGTCGAAGTTTTGGATATATGTTTGGACGTATTCAGCACGGGCTTCATCACTTGAAAGTGAGAAGTCGAGATTTAGACGATTCATTAGTACGCTCCTTATAAATAAGCCAAGACATAGTTGGCTCTTAGTTTCTATCTTTATTATACCATGGGAGAAAGGTCGGAGTCAAATTTTCGGTGAAGCTAAATTTTTATCTCGGTGAGAAAAAGGGGAAATAAGAGTTTTGTTTTTTAATCTCGGTGAGAAAATTTGTAAGTTTTGTTTTTGATTTTTAATCTCAGTGAGAAAATGTTCCAGACCCGATTCGGGCGAGGGATGGCAAAATGCACAATTTTACAAAATACCCCTCCTCTTTTTGTATATTATGCCGAATCGTCTAAAAATTCTCTAATTGTTGCATTTGCCACTTTACAAGCGGTAGTCCCCATGCTATAATGCATAATGTAAAGAGGATAACACAAACGGAGCGGGCCGACTGCTTTAGTGCGGTGTGTATATTGAAAACTGAAAACCACAAAATCAAAAGAAAGGAATTTTTGCTATGAAAGACTTTACTATTTTGACTAAAGAAGATGCCATACGTGCGCTGGATTCTGCACGCTATAATCCCGCCATTGATAGCGGTTATTTTGGACGTATCACTGAAAATCAGTGTGCAAGGCCAAAGAGCCGGAAGAAGTGTGTAAGCTCTGCTGGACGGGCTGACGTTCATATCAAGTACAACGGACGCTATATTCCCGCAGAGGTCAAGACGAACGGCGGACGCATTGACAGCCTCATTGATGGGACGAACAAAAGCAAATTCGTTATCTATGTTATGGAATATGTCCAACGCCATAAGGCCGGGAAAAAGACGGAAGCATGGGAAGAACGCCGTTCTATCGGCCCGCTTATTATTCCGACTGCCTTATTCCTGAATTGTGTTCAGGAAGTGAACGCCATAAAGACAGTGAATAAGCATGGTGAGTATGACGGGCTGGGGATTCAAGTTAGCTCTAAAAAGCTGTATCAAAGACTGTTGCAATGGCCTGTTGAGTTTGACCGTACAAGAGATTATACAAGTGCAGACTTTGAGGGACTGACCCTGTAAGTATCAACCAATAGGGCTGGGCTGAATAAGCCCAGCCCACCAGAGAAAGGAACATGACTATGACTATCGACTTTGTGAAGAAGAATCTCAATCGTTATCTGAACTATGCGAAAGCTCCGGACAATGGCTTCAGGGCCAGAGATTGCTATAACGTGGCTTTCGGTATGGCACACATGGCGGCGTGTATCGCCTATGAGCGTGGCAATGGAGAGCTGGGTAAGGAAATTGAAACGCTGTGGGATGATACTTACAGAGACTTGTTCCTGCAAGCCTACTATGAGGAACTGACCCAACAGTAAAGAGAGCGCTGACCTACCGGCATGACGGGCAGAAAGGAAACATTATGAATTATCGTCTTATCGTTCATTATGAGGATACCGGCGTTGTTACTATCCAGCAATTCGCAGATTTGGACACTATCGAAACTATCACTGACTATCTGGGCAATGCCGCAGAGAACGGCGCACGACTTGCCTATGAAATCCAGCAACGGAGCTATTTCAGAGGAATTGAAACCATTGACTACTACGGCGATGTAGGTCAATGGGGAGACACTGACTGGGACAAATAACAAAAAAGTGGGTATAATTGAAAAGAGGGAATTCTTCCCTCTTTTCTTTTTCCGAAGATTGTGAAAGATTTCACAAAAAATTTAGACGAACGGTATTTGTGAATTTTTTCACAAAAAATTTAGACGAACGTCGTCTAAAAAATATTTTTCTTGACTTTTCCCAAAATTTGGTGTATAATTTAGGTATACTGAAAGGGAGGCTTCTGAAATGGTTGTTATCGCTGTGTTGTGTATTCTGTGCTCTGGATTTGCGTGCGCTGGTATGTCCTTCGTGGGTGCGTGTTCGTTCGTAAAAAGCCACGATTGGCATTACGCTGTGGGAGCTGGACTGTATGCGCTGGGAGCTGTATTTTTTATCGGCTGGGTTTTTTCTATGGGCTGGTAAGAAAGGGGAAAAATATGAAAATTTTTAAGAGAATTAAAACTTATTTTTTTCTAAAAAAACTTGGAATTAATCGCCCTTGGAAAGCAAGTGGAGATAAAAATTTCATTACTTTCGGTTGAAAAGATAACGCTTCGGCGCTATTTTTTCAGAAAAATAAAATTTAGACGAATTTCGTCTAAATAAAAAAGTTCTTGACATTTACACTTTTGTATGCTATACTGTAATTACAAAATAAGAAAGGAAGTAGTAAAAAAAATGAAAGCAACAGGTATTATTCGCAGAGTTGATGATTTAGGGCGGGTTGTTATTCCGAAAGAGATCCGGCGGAGCCTTGGCATTCGAGAAGGCGACCCTCTGGAAATTTTCCTGCATGAAGATGGTGTTTGTTTCAAGAAATACACCACTAATAAACTTGAAAAAGTTTATGATGCTTTCAGGGATTTGGCCGATTTCGCAGAAGATGAAGGCGGTTTTCGTATGAAAACAATGGTTTCCGAACTTCAAGCAGAAGTAGAGGAAAGACTAAAAGAAATTTTTGTCTGATTGAAATTGGCGGGAGAAATCTCGCCTTTTTTATAGAATTTTTTTAGACGAAATTCGTCTAAATAATTTTATACTTGACAAATATAAGAATTTTTGTTATAATTTAGATATAATAAAAGAAAGGAAAAAATTTATGACTATTTATTTTGATATGGATGGCACGATTGCCGACTTGTATGGCACAAAAGACTGGTTGCCTCGCTTGCGGGCTTATGATGCAAAAGTTTATGCAGAAGCTCGGCCCCTCTGCAATATGAACACGCTGGCCCGCAAGTTGAACAGACTTCAGCGAGAAGGCGTAAAGATTGGCGTGATTTCGTGGGGAAGTAAAGATAAAAACCCCGCTTTTCTCGAAGCTGTAAAGGCTGAAAAGATGCGCTGGTTGCGTCAGCATTTGAGAAGTGTTTCCTTTAATGAAATTCATATTGTAGAATATGGCACAAAGAAAACAAGTTTCCGTTCTTCCTCTGATGATATTCTGTTTGATGATGAAACAGGAAATCTAATTGACTGGGGAATGGGTGGATTTCATCCTGATGCAATGGAAAGCGTTTTGAAAGTTTTGGCGAGATAAAAGGGGGAAAGCAAATTCCCTTTTTCTCCAAAAGAAAAATTTAGACGATTTTCGTCTAAAATAAAATTTTTTATAATTTTACTTGACAAATTTAATTAAATATAGTAATATATAGATATAGTAAAGAAAGGAGAAAATCTTATGAATACTATTGATTATAAGTCCTATGAGTCCACGTTTGGTGGGATTCCCGAAGAAACCGAAATCGATAAACTTATTAAAATTCTTACTACTCAAGGAACTTGGTGTCCGGTAGATTGGAAGGTCGAAGAGCTATATGGCCGGCCGCAGATTATTTTTCTAAGACCGCAAACTGACGAAAGAATCGGGGATGCTATTTGTCATTTTGGAAGTTATGGGCATCAAGAAGGTTTAATCGAAGTAATGGGTTATCCGTTTGATGATGCTGAAGATGTTGTCGGTTTTTTAACTGCGGAAGAGATTATTCATCAGATAGAGACGGTCAGTTAAAAAGTTCTAAAAGAAGGAAAGAAACTGTTCCTTCTTTTTAGAAAAAATTTTTAGACGAATGTCGTCTAAAATAAAAATAAAAAATAAGTATTGACAAATCTAATTAAATATGATAATATAGATTTACAGTAAAGAGCAACTAAATTTTAAAAAAGGAGACAATAAAGAATGAAAGTTATCAATACTGTTAGGTATATCGAGTTAACCGGAACCGAACCGAAAACTCTGTACGACGCCTATAACATTCTTGATGAATTGTATGGAATCATCGATGAGAATGACTATGAGCAGGCCACCAACATCTTGACGGGTGAAAGCTATGATAGACACGACATCGCACTTGCGGCTAATATTCTCCGGACGTTTGCTTCTACTAACAAACTGGAAATCGCTAAATAAGAAAAATGTCAAAAGGAACGGTGTTTTTGCATCGTTTCTATCTTTCTATTTAGACGAACTTCGTCTAAAAAATCTTTTCAAAATTTTTTTGAAAAAAGTATTGACATTTTCAAAAAATCTGTTATAATAGATAATGTCAAGAGGGAAAGCAAATGAGTAGTCAGCGAAGTGAGAAACTGATGGCCCTCATAGATGGCTGAAGAAAAGTTGCCCATCTTTTCAATCAATTTCTGCGGAGTCATCGCCCGAAGAAATAAAAAAGTTGAAAAAACCTCTTGACAAACTCCATCAAAGGTGCTATAATGGGCAATGTCAAGAGGCGGCTCAATGGTGGGTCGCTCCCATCAGGATTAAGTCGAAAAAATTTCAAGAAATTGAAATTCCCTCTTGACAAACCCTGGCACCTATGATATAATAAATATGTAATCAAGAGAGGGACACCTCTTTTGAATATAAAAAAGGGTGGCGACCTATCCGCCATATGAAAGGAGTCTATTATGACTAATCGTGAGTTCTTCAATGCCGTTATCAAGGCCGATGTGAATGACGAGCTGACCAGCCATGCCACGGCGGAACTGGAGAAGCTGGACAAGCGGAACGCCCAGCGCAGTTCCAAGCCCAGCAAGACCCAGCTTGTGAACGAGCCTATCAAGGCCCATCTGCTGGAGATTCTGGCCGTCAAGCCTATGACGGCAAGTGAAATCCATGAGGCAGACGCAGACCTCTCTACGCAGAAGATTAGCTCTCTGTGTCGTCAGCTTGTGGAAGCTGGCAAGCTGGCAGTTGAGGAAGTGAAGATTCCCAAGAAGGGTAAGCAGAAGCAGTACAGTCTTGTGAGTGAGTAAAAATAAGAGGTGGCGAGAAATCGTCACCTCTTTTTTCGGAAAAGATTATTTAGACGAAATTCGTCTAAATAATTTTATACTTGACATTTACACTTTTATATGTTATACTTTGATTATAAAATAAGAAAGGCAGAAAACAAAATGTTTAATATTATCGCAGGACTTATTATTCTTTTACTCATTTTTGGTGGCAGTGTTCTTTTGGCAGTTTTTATTTTTTCTATTAAAGAATTTTATACAGCCCACAAAAATAGCGATGTAAGAATGTCTTTTGAACAATTCCGCAGAATCTACAATCTTTCACCCAATAAATGGTTTTATTATAATGACTGCACCATGGGAAGAAAAGAATATATAAAAGAAAACGGAAATGGTATAATCAGTAAAGAAGTTTTCATTTCAATGAAAACCTTTTTGACTTCCTGTGTCTCGTCGTTTGGCAATGGACGATAGACAGAAAAAAACAGAAAGAAGAAAATTTCAAAGATGAAATGAAAGGATTGAAAACTCTTTCTTCTATGATAAATAGAGACGCCGAAGAAATCCAAAGAAAAACACAAAAAGAAATGGAGAAGTTAGCAAAGAAAATTGAAGAAATATAAAACATTTCTTGACGGCGCATTTAGCGCCGTTTCTTTTTCGGAGAAAAATTTAGACGAACTTCGTCTAAATAAAATCGACCTTGGCACTTCACCACACTAAAGTAGTAAAGAAAATTTGAAATTCAAAAAAATTTTTGTTATAATAATTTTAGAAAATAAGAAAAAAGATGTTGACAAATTTCAAAAACTATGCTATACTGTATTTACAGTAAAGAAAGGAAGTGCTTTGAATGGCAAAGAAAAGTGAAATTGTAAAAATGGACTTTATGCAGAAAGTCAAGAATTTTCTCGAAAGTGAGGGAGAAACCGTTCTTCAGATTAAAAGCGGAACTTATTCGATTCCGTGGGCGCTGGATGATGATGAGGGCTATCTAAACCTCACCTTTAGCGTTCCCAAGGGAACGAGAGACGGCGACCTCTTTGACGGCTACGAAGAAGCCGAAAATTATCGCCTTGAGAGTGAAGCCAAGGCCAAGGCCAAGGCAGAAAGAGAGGAGAAGAAACAGAAGAAAATGGAAAAAGACCGCCTTGCACGAGAAAAGGCAAAGGCAAAGAAAACTGAACGAGAAAACGTAAATAATGAGTAATCGAAAGGGTGGCGAGAAATCGTCACCTTTTTTCCTTTATAGAAAAATTTAGACGAAATTCGTCTAATTTTTATTTTTTGAAAAAGTTCTTGACATTTCCGGAAAATCTGATATAATAGATAATGTAAGGAGAACGATGGTAAACCCTTATAATAATTTTGATTGGAGATTGAAAAATGAATATTTGTATTTTCGACACGGAGACGACTTCTCTTGAAAAGCCTTTTTGCTATAATATCGGCTATCTTATTGCCGATAGCGAAAGCGGGGAAACGCTTGTCAAGCGGGAATTTGTTGTGGAGCAGGTGTGGCACAATCCAATGGTTTTTGCGTCTGCTTATTATGCAGACAAGCGTCCTATTTATGTAAAAGCTATGCGTTCCCGTGCGATTGCCATGGACAAATTCGACTATATCACGCAAACAATGGCACGAGATTTCAAAGCGTTCAATGTCGAGCGGGCTTTTGCTTACAATTCATCTTTTGATGAAAAAGTATTCAATTTTAATTGTGATTGGTTCAAGTGTATAAATCCGTTTGATACCATTCCTATTTCTGATATTCGGAGTTTTGTTCATCATTTCATGATGAATGAAAAATTTTTCAAGTGGGCAGAGGAACACGAAGCATTTACCGAAAGCGGAAATTATTCCACCACCGCCGAAACCATTACGCAATATATCAGAAACAATCCCGACTTTTCCGAAAGTCATACCGCCCTTTCTGATACATTGATTGAAACCGAAATTCTGTTCCATTGTTTAGAAAAAGGGGCAGATATCAACGGAGACTATACTGCCCGCCGTTCCATTCCTCGAAAAGTCAGAAAGATTTTCACGATTGACACCAAGGGCGGAAAGTTCACCATTGAGGGCGAAAGCGCAACTTACTACAAAACAAAGAATATCTTCAAAATTCGTTGAATTTGGAGGACTTCACCACTTTAGGGTGGTGAAGTTTTTTTTGGAGAAAAATTAGACGAACTTCGTCTAAATTTTATTTTTGTCAAATTTTCTAAGGTTCTTATTCGCGCCGGCCACTGTCAAATTCTGCCCCTTATCAAATTTTGAGCACGCAAATAAGCTACGACTTATAAGCTGCGAATAAGCTCCAAATTTTTAGAAAAGAAAAGCTGGAACTCCACTTTTGAAAAAAACGCATTTTTAGCGACCGTAAAATTTGAAAACTTTCTATTTTTACACTATAATATATATAGAAAGTCAAGGAAGACTAAAAAATAAAACGCTCCTAAGCTGGGAATAAGCTCCAAAAGAAAACGGCTACGGCACATCAAGCCACCTGTCAAATTTTAGGCCGTAAATTCTTCTGTCTTTATAAAGCAACGAGGAGCAGAAAGAGGTATTTTATGACCAATCGTGAGTTCTATACTGCTATTTCCAATGGTGAGATGAATGACGAGCTGATGGCTAAGGCCACCGAGCTTATCGAGAAGATGAATGAGACCAACGCAAAGCGGGCCCAGAAGGTTCTGGAGAAGAAGCAGGCTGCTGAGGACGAGAAGGCTCCTATCCGTAAGGCTCTGTTGGATGTGATGGGTGACGAGGGCATGACTGCTTCTCAGCTCATTGAAGCGGCTGGCCTTACCGATGAGGTAAAGGTCGCATCTGTTCCTTCTCTCCTGAAGCCTTTCGTGCTGAACGGCACCGTAGAGAAGGTTGATGTAAAGGTCGAAGGCAAGAAGGGTCCTCAGCGCGGCTACATCAAGGTTAAGTAAGGAAAAGAGGAGTAGGATTTATTCCTACTCCTCTATTTTTTTATTATTCTGAAAATTTGACAATGCTCTGAAATTTTGGTAGAATAGAATCAAAGAAAAATTTGACACCGCGCTAAATACGCTCTATAAGTACGCATTATAAGTACACATAAGAAGTACATATAATAAGTATACATTTATTATTTATTATACTTATAAAATTTGCTTACCAATAAAATTTACGCCTGACACTTTTCAATTCTAAAGACACATCTTCACTTTCAAAAACACAAAATTCCTTTTACATATACCAATCTACCCCTACCTATCCCTATATGTCGTTCTTGGACGTCCCTTGGCAGTACCGTTTTTATATAGCTAGTCTCTTCCTATAACTACGAAAGACTTATACACTCTATAAGTACGCCTTTTTGCTTACCTAATAAGTACGCCTTTTTGCTTACCTAATAAGTACGCCTTTTTCTTACTTCTATTCTTACTTCCCCTTTCTTTTCTCTCTCTATTCTACCCCTCTTATCTACTCCCTCTATAAGTACGCCTTTACTCGTACATATATTCGTACTTCTTTATTCTTACTCCCTCTTTTCCTACTCCCTATTACTCTCCCCTCTATATATACACATAATACGTACACATAATATATACGCCCTTTTCCTCAAAATTTTTTCCAAAAAAAATAAGTACGCCTAAACGTACTCAAAAAATTTTCCCAAAATTTTTACTTATTATAATTACTCCTCCCCTTTACTCTTCAATAGGAAAGTAAATTCTAGCTATTCTTTCTATAAAATTTTGAACACTAAATTTTGGAGGCTTTATGAAACAATCAAAACTAATGAAAAAAATTACTACGACTTTGGAGGAATTAGGAGTCTCCCACTCTCTGAATGTATCCTATCGAGATTGTCTATCTCCTTTGGGATATCCATTACTGTGGAAGCTAAGGCTTACTTGGCGCGGGTCCATCGTTTTAATTGAGGAACGGTACCATGATATTTCGCGCGTTCCTAATCCCCAACGCCTACGACAAGTCAACGCTATAAAAGATAATTACGCCTCTTCCCATAAAATTCCTCTGCTCCTAATCTGGGACACAGACTCCTCCCTTATATCTCCCGAATGGCTCTCGCGCCAATTAGACCTAATTACAATTCAAGACTTTTGAGAAAAGACCTACCTCAATCTGAGGTAGGTCTCTCTTTATATTCACAACCTTTACATTCAAAAAGGTCCAATAACTCCCTATCCTTTTTCAAACAAAAAGTTCGGTCTCCTGGATAGACAAAACCTTTCTCACAACTCAAAGGCGCTCTCTCCACCTTCAAATACTTACATCTTTCATCCACATACTTTTCAGAAAATTTACGACAAATTTCTTCAACTTCTTCTGGGTGAGTATTCCAATACGCTTTAAATTTACTATTATCCGCTATGATAGCATCATATAGGTTTTGTGTTAGTAGAGGTTTATCCAGAATAGATCTCTCCTTCTCAGCGCACTCTGGACAGTAATCCTTATTACCATCTACATAGTGAACCCACCCTGCTTCTTTTGCTTTATCAAGGGCTTCATTATAGCTATTTGCATACAAACTGTGTTTACCGCATCTGTCACAAATTCTATAAAACTTAGGTTTTACTACTACATAACTCATAAAAAGTATAGCAAAAAGAACTATCCACCATTTATCAAATAATACTGCAAGTGCTCCCCAAACAAGTACTACCACAATATTTTTTAGCATCAAAACCCATATAAAGTTTTTATCCATAATAACCTCCATCCGGCGCATCTCTTTTATATCGCTTACAACCCACTGGGTTATCGGTACATCCAACTTCGTAGACACATTTATGACAATTTCTCTTTGTCTCAATTTCATCACAAATAATAAAATTCGGCTTAGCTTTGGGAATATAATGAGAGGCCAACTGCACCATACTCAAATCCAACTCACAAAAAGTACCTTGCCAATGAGAACAAATTGTATCAGGAGCAGTACAGTACCCATATCCATAGTCGCACAAAGGAATACAGTCTTCACTGCATTTTCTCACTCAGCACCAACTCCTTCATTTCTTTCAAAAATATTTTTCATATTAGTATTCATTGTTTCACGCATACCAAATACTAGTCATACTGAACAAAATATCACATCCCTCTTCATAGCCTAAGCTTTCAAGGCATTCAACCATAAGACGGTCCATATCAATATGACCACTTTCTCCAGCGAAACCTTCATTTTCATCATAAATTTTCTGCGCCCTCTTAGCAAATTCCTCAGGTGTCATAATCAATCCTCCCTAACGTCAGCTCTCTCGCCTCTTCCAAGCTCCATAATGGCTCGCGCTACTGCTTCAGTTTTATCCATAGCAACTGCCCCATTTACAGAAACTTCCTTACACAAAAATCCCAAAAACTCTATCGCGCAATCAAGTTTTGTCATTTATCTTAGACTCCTCTCCACTCAAAGATTTCCTCCTCAGCAATTCCATCCAACATCGGCTTTATTACTTCCTCAATTGCACGCGCGCAAATATCATAAGTCTTAAAAGAAGGCCTAAACCTTTGGATTTCCGTACTAGTAATAGACCATCTACGGGTTATTCTATTCAAAACTGGATAGTAATTCCCACTCCCACCATTCTCCATAGAAAAACGCCACAAACACCGTTCAAGCTTTTCATAGAGGGCGCGCCGTCGAAGAAGCTCTGCATCAGTACAGTAATTAGCGCAATTATAATATCTCTCAGTGAAGCACAAAGGCTTCTCTTTGTGCTTCATTACCTCTCCATTACTACCAATAAGATAAAAACTTTCTTCCTCTTTGACCTTCTCAAAAGGACAATTTTTCTTTTCCTTTAGAATAAGATTTCCATTTTTATCTGTAAAAAAACTAAACTTCTCCTCAGTATATTTCTTACCATTGATAATAATTTCCATTAGTACAAATCCTCCTCCAAAACTTCGTAATCTACATCACCACATTGAACGTCCAGCTGCTCATACAGATAGTTCATAATATCATCCTCGGTAAGAGAAAGATTATTCGGAATATCAACAATCTTAAAAGCAGAGTAGCGAGCAATAACTTTCATAAAACCATCTCTTTCCTACTTTCTATATATATTATACACCAAAATATAAAAAATTTCAAATCTAAAAAAGAAACGACCACGCTTAATCGGCGCGGTCGTTCATCTTTTGTTTCAAATCCGTAATAATATCTTCAATTCGAACTGGCGCGCAGTCATGCGCATCTACCTCGCAATGGTAAATCATCCCAATTCCCCAATCTTCGAATGGGTCTTTCGTATGTGTATGCCCGCACAAATTCACCAAACACTTCTTCAACGGCCTCTTAACATCAGCGCGCGTTGTAATTGTTGGATAGTGAGACAAATAGAACTTATAGCCGTCAGAGGAAAAATAAAGACTATTATCTACCTCTACTACATTAGGAAGTCCCTGATAGAAGCCCCATCGAGTATCACTATCATGGTTCCCTCGCACAATATGAAGCCAGCCTCTAAGCCTACGGAGCATTTGGAGATTCATCTCTGGCCCCATCACCAGGTCTCCCAGCACATATACATCATCCTCGTAGTCTACTACCTCATTCCACTTACGGATGATAGTCTCATTCATATCTTCAACATTCTCAAAGCCTCTCGCGCCGTAGATGAAGGGTTTGTCATGACCTAAATGGAGGTCGCTCACGATGAAAATAGCCATCTTATTCCTCCCTTTCTACTTTATAAATTCTAAACTCCTTATGAGGAATGTACTGTACTGCTAAGTTATCAGGAAAAGAATAAGCGAAATCCGAAATAGCTTCAAAAGTTTCTCCAATATCTATCCAGTAAGGCCCGCCTGGGTCTCCACCACAATTGATGCAAGCCTCAATCATTTTATTCAAAAGTACAATCTGGTGTTCAGTCATTACTTATTGCCTCCTAATCTATCAATAATTTCCTGCCGAAGATTCTCAGCTTCCTGCTCCTTTTTTTCTATTTCTTTACGAATATCCTCTGCATCTTTTTCAATCATAATACTTAAATTTTTGAGACAGGTATTTTCCTCTTTAAAACGCTTCTCTCGCTCACACTGTCTTACACACCTTTTCAACCAAAGAAGAAGTCTCAAAAAGTCAAAAAGTGTTTTCATTGCAATACTCGTAGAGATATTGGTTTCAGGAAAACCACTTTCAGGGTTCGGAATCCACTCATCTCGACGATAAGTATAGTCCCCATACCTCCTCCACTTACTCGGCGCGAGCTCATAAATCCGTCGGAACTCTACAAAAGACATTCTCACACCCGCGTTCTTATAACCATCTCTCCAGCTAGAAAAGGGCCATCCGCGAAAGACAAAAATAACAGCAAAAACAATCGCCAGCAAAATCAAAAATAAAATAATATTCAAACAAATCTCCTTTCTATTCTTCAATAAATTAGAACTTTTGATTTCTCTTTCAGACTCTAATTATTATCCTCCTTCTGAATATCTAATCTCTCTAAATTCTATCGAGGCTTCTCGTAAAGATTTTCCAATGGAATTAGAGGTCTTCTCTCTCGATATGATTCTTGAGAATCTTTAACGCAGTAAGATACTCATTACACAAAGATAGTCTATCTAATTGTATCTGGAGAAATTCCTTATTACTAATTCCAAGACACCAAGTCTTTCTACTCTCAATATCATCCAGAACATCGTCAATCTCTTTATTGATAAAATTTTCCAACCAAATCTTTACGGTTTCGTTCATCGAAGTTCTCCTTTCTTATTTTAATCCTCTATCTGTATAGCAAGCTCCAATTGAGTCAATAGTTGAGGAATTTCAGCTTTTGGATAACAAATATCTACATAGGTCCTCATACCCATTTTTAGAGCGTAAATAATTGAATCATAAATAAATTGGGCTTCATCTTTATTTACTCCAATATTCATCTTAATTTTCTCCCACCAAAAAACAGTCCGCGCTAACCACCTTTTCATCAAACTCTTTTGCGATATTATCGAACATATCCCATGCCATAAATTTATTTACAGCGCATACCTCAACTTCGCCTTCATATCCGCTTTCTGTCATGTAGATAATTCTCCAAATGTCCATATTAAAAATCCTTCCTTTCTTACTTTCTATATATAGTATACTATAAATACAGGAAAATTTCAAATTATAAAAATAGACTACGCAGGCATCTGCGTAGTCGTTTCTTTTACTTCTTTTTGGGAGTGGTTAGGCGATAGCCCCGCTTCTTACGTCGCGCGGTTGCCTCGTCAATCGTTTGACGATGGATAGAAGAAATCTTGGAGAGGGCTCCTGACTTCAAAAACCGATTTAGATTCAAAGGAAGATAATTGTGGCAATCAGCACAAACATTATAATGGCATTCGTCATTTTTATGAGAGCGGGCATGGATATGACCATGAAGATTGAAAGCCCAGCCGGCACAATCAATAGGCTCATGAGACACCACAAGCTTTGGAGAAATCATAACAGGGCCTTCATACACTTCATCAAAGAGCCTATTGTCCGCACAAACTTCCCAGTAGTCAAAAAGAGAATTGGGCTCATTCCCTCTCGTAATACTATACTCACGGTTGGGATAACGGTACTTCATCTCGTCAAGAGCTTCGGCTTTCGTATATTTATCTTTATCAAACTTTTTCCAGTCTCTTTGTCTTTCATAAAGAGTCCTACCTGCATCATGATTGCCCATAACCAAAACCTTATATCCTCTCAAAAAAGGGACATAAGAGAGCGCGCCAACATCGCCAAGACAAATAAGCGTATCACACTTTCCAACTTTGGAGTTGATACGACGCACCAGTTCATCCGCAGAGGGCCGATCATCATAGACATTTACGAGGTCCTCATCATCAAAATGAGGATCGCTAAAAATCCAAATTGTACCCTTTTCACTCCACTTTTGGAACGGCTTATACAGACTTTCAATCATAATTTAACCCTTTCTTTCATAATGTCCAGGAACCCACACTAGATTTTCACCGTTGACTTCCTCCCAGGCATCTGCCATTTCAGTAATACATTCGAGACAATGAATCCAGATGCTACAACATTGATCTTTTAGAAGTTCTTCCGAAACTCTGTCAAAAAGGGCAGGAGGAATTCTTTCTTTTAATTCTTGTACGTCTTCACTAATACGTTTCTGTATAATAGGAGAAATGTCGACAGTAGGACATTTATCAATTAAATCATACTCATCATCAAATTTTATCTCTCCGCGTAGGTATTTGTCTCTTAAATTTTTTAATTCATCGGCATCAATTGGACGCATCGTTTTTACCTCCATTCATTCTCACACCACAGTTGGGAAAATAATTGTGTGGGTCGTGTTTCCACATATCAAATCCGCATTTGCATACAGAACAAATTAGTGAATCGGGTCTGTCTGAACTAGTTTCCCACCACCCATGGACTACCGGGGCCACATCGGCGGTGGGGATACTATCCGCAAACATAACTGCCACACTGCCCCACATTGGAATATCTTTCACTGCCTTGATAAATTCTTTCCTGTCAATGTATTCAGCCATTGTCAGCACCTCCGCCCATGTCAAACTTTTTAAGGTCAATAACAAGGTACCCTTGCCCATATTCATCAGTAGCAACATATACATTTCCGTCATCCGCAAGTGTTGCCACTTGTAGGCAATCAAGCTTTTTACCAGTCATGCATTTAAAAGTAGTAGAATCAATCTCTTCTATTCTGAAATACCTTGCCATTATTTTATCTCCATTTTAAAGTTCTTCTCCTGTTTCAGCATCAAACACTTTAAGGTTTTCCACACACTCGAAATTGGTATGTATAATTTCATCATTAACTGTAAACCATGGTGTATATTTGTCTGAATATATTTCACATTCAAATTCTACTCTAACTTTCATTTCACTCCACCTCCTGCATCCAGAACTCGCGGCGACAAGTAGCACAATTAACATTATTATTATCATCAATAAGACAAGAAAAACTAGTATCCATCCATCCAGGACAAAGTATTGAAATGCCATCAACGCATTTTGTATGGGGATATTGTTCAAGAAGTGCACTCTGCCGTGTCTTACGCGGGTGTGCAGCAGACCATTCCTCGACGATCTTAACTGCTTCCTTGGAATTGTAGCCAATATCACCATCAAGGCATGGCATAAGGCTGCCCTCCTTAAACATTCTCTTCCGTTCTTCCAAAAATTTAACAGCGTCCATTATTTCCTCCTTCTACTAGCCTCCATCCATTTTTTCTGATAATTCTCTCCATGTTTTCTCTTCCCACAGGATTTTGGGTATGAAGATGGAAAAAATATCCAGTATCTACAATTCTTGCCTGCTCAAGCCAATCTAAAACACGAATATAGTCCCCTCCATCTTCCGCAAAGTCGCCCGCATCATGGTCAAGACTGATGTAGATAGTATCAGTGGCAAAACTTCTCTCATAGGACTTGATAGCAGTAATGGCTTCATTCGTAGAGCGCGCCCACATCCATTTATCACAAGGCGGAGTTCTAATATCATCAACCCAAAGAAACATTAGTAATCCTCCTTCCGCGCTGGTTTCGCGACAGCTTGCGCGTCCCGTATATCAATCGCAAAAAACTGGTCTCGAATGTCCTCATCTACATCAAATATATCGAGGAGTCGTGCCCAGTCCTCAGCACAGAAATCCGTCTTATGGAACCAAGCACTACGGACTTTTTCGACAATTACCATTAGAATTCTCCTTCCTTAGTTGTCATCTCCACAAATCGCAGAGCTAATACAGGCCCAATTATCATAGATAATGATAGGGTCTTCCTCAAGCGTATCCGGCGCGGACTCATAGATTTCGCTAATATTGCAGATACCTCCACAACACCCGCAGATAATTTCATTCCTATAAGCAATACCGCCATGATAACGCCCGTCGGTATAATCCCAAAACTTTACCTGGGTAGGAACCTCAAAATAGCTATACTTCATAGTAGGTTCTCCTTTCTCAATACAAGTCAATTCCATCTACAATTTCATCAGATGCCCAAAGATTCTCAAATTCCTCACAGGACTGAATCGCAGGTGTATGGCAATTCATATTACTTAGAGCTTCAAACCACCTTGCTACTACATCACTCTCAATATCCTCAAAAAAGGCGGTCTTTACCTCATAAACAGAATCATGGCGCTTACAAAGCGAATTCAGGAAATAGCTAAGAGAAACGCTCATATAATTCTTCCCAAACTTTACCACCACATTTTTGGAATGACATCCATCATCAAGAATAATAGCCTTAATCATTTTTGAAACTCCTTTCTCTCTCACTTTCTATATATATTATATAGCTTTTTTGGGAAAATTTCAAATTTATTTTTTTCCAGGGAATAAGAGAAAAGATAATTTTAGTTATCTTCGATTGTAGCCTTCCTCAACTAAATTATAACAATCAATAATATTGCGTTCTAATCTATTTGCCTCTTCTAAAGTTAGGTTCTCTGCAATAATTGAATGTTCAATATTGTTCCATCCATATTTCTCTATATCTCTATACATTGTGTGATTAGTAATATAACCTCTACCATTATTCCATCGAGTTAGAGGGCTCTTGCTTCGTCCGACATATCTTTTTCCATTAGGAAAAGTATGAATATAAACACTATACTTTTCATTGTTTTCAGGAGTTAGAGAGGTATCTTTTCTCAAAAGCCCTTTACTTTCTAACGCTTCTAATCCTCGACGCACACTGGTTCTACTGTCAGTTGTTATATTATAATAATCTAAAATTGCTTGTGGAGACTTGTTATAATTACCCATCCAAAAGTAATATAAAATTCTTAGTTCCCATAATCCTAAACTTCCAATTAGACTTTTTATCTTATCATCTTTCAAATTTATATTATAAAAATTATCCAAAATTTCTTTTTGGTTTTCATCAATCATTTATTTCCCTCCTTTCTTACTCTTCTAAATCTTCAATCTTCCATTTTGGTTCTAAAGGCGGTGAACTTTGTCTCTTGGCTTCAAGAGACAAAGGTTTTATATCTTTATATATATCTATATAGGGTTCTGACTTTTTGACTTCCTGTCCTGTCCAGTTTTGTCCATCGCGCTAAAACTGTCTAAAAATAATAAAAACTAACTTTTTGACTATAAAAATCACACTTTATTATTTTTATAAAAATAGTAAAATATAATTTTTATAATCGACCATAAAAATCATAAATTATGACGCTAAAAAATAATAAAATAATATGAGAAAAATAAATAAAAGAAATATATAAAAAGAAAGGGAACGAAAGAAAGAGAGCTTTCGCTCTCTTCAATCTTTCGGATATGGAATAAAATCATAATGAACCTTACTCCCCTCTCTAAGTTTTAAATATCCGTAATCGACAAGAGCTTTGACAGCTTTATCATAGGCAGTCTTTCCAATTCCAGTCATATTTTTGAAATCTTCTTGACTTAAACCTACTATATATTCGTTCTCATTCTTAAAAATATATTCCCAAAGAATGGCGCATACTGGATTTCCAGTCCTTTTAGCTACCGCGCAGACATCACTCCAATAAGCCACAATCATTGAGCCTCCCGCGCCAACTAATTTTCCATTAGTAAACTCTTTATGGGTTGTTATTCTTTTTTGATTAGGAAAAAATTTCCCATTTTGATTTTGATTGGACATTCGACTTACCTCCGCTCCTTAGAGTACTTCTCCATTTCTTGTCGAAGTTCTGGTGTATCTTCAAATATCCAATTCACAAATTTTGGATGGGCGACATCTGGAACTACACGAATAAATTCAATACCATTCTCTGTTATTCTTTCTGCCAAACGCCGGCTGTATATGCGAATTGTTTTCATCAATTATCCTCCTGCTGATTGAAAAAATTATCAATTAACTCTCTCAAAAAATCACTAATTGTAATTCCCTTTTCTCTACAATAGCCCCGAAGCTTATCATCCATTTTATCATCAAGATAGGTCTTTATCATATTATCATATCTAATCTTCATTTTCTCACCTCCCAATTATAAGTAAACTTATTCAGCCCGACGTCCTACAATTTGGTACCTTTGTCCTAAAAGAAAAGACAGGACTCACGCCCTGTCCTCTCTCTACTGAATACTACCTGTCACATCCACACCATTCAAACTTACATAAATCAAAGTTCCAGTAGCATCACAAATTCCAACTACCGCATCCATACCAACAGCTTCTTTGCAAGCGACACTCAAATCATTATATCCATCATTTAGTCCAATAAGATAAATTGTTTCAGTGGTTAGTCCAGGTTCGAGAATTACTACTTGATATCTACCATCAGCAATCTCAGTTAGAACTCGATTTCCATAAGTCTCTTCTAGAAGCTCGTCGCACTTCTGTACCATTACAGTGGTAGTATCTGTCTCAATAGGCGGAGCGACTTCGGTAGTTTTCTTTGACCCGCAACCTACCATTACTACAATCATCATAAGTGTCAGGATCATACTAACAATCTTCTTCATATCTTCGAATCCTTTCAAATATTTTTTAGTCCATAAATCTCGATAAACTTTCCATTCTTCATCTCGGTATACCAATACTGGTCGCTATGGTAAAAAATCTTAACTCTAATAGGCGTTCCATCACTATCAAAAAGTTCCTTAGAAACCACCAGACGTCCATATCTCAAAAGGTCTCTTCCAATTTCTTCCATCTTAGACCTCTCCAAATGCACTTGCCTCTGTGAGTTCATCTACCGTCTTTAGAAGAACTCCATTCATTTGCCGGTGATGTTCAGTCGCCTTTAAGAGGCTCTTAATGGTTGCCTGCAAAGTGCGTAGCTGGCGGGCTCCCTCAAGCAGAATGGCATTACACTCCTCCAATGAACCACCGCAAGGGCAAAACTGACATTCATCTCTATTCGCACAATATTCCAAAGTATCACAAATCAGCTTAGTATTCATCTATCTTACTTCTCCTTATTCAACCAATAAACTGTTTTCCCATGCTCATTCTTCGAGGAACCTGCCTGACCTCTTGCAATCATCGCGCGCATTATACCTGAGACCTGCGCGGGACTTACTTTGAATTGATACATCTGCATTGCCATTCCAGCAATTCGTTCGGCTGTCTGACAACTAAGTCTCTCCAGAACTCCAACAATAGCTTCCTGCTTAGTCATTCTTATACACCGCCTTTGTGGCTCGAATTTCCTGGTCAGCAATCTCATCAATAGAATCGGCACCAAGGTCATTACAATAGTCTTCATAACTATAACCGTACCAATTCCAATTATCTACCCCACCCCGTTCAAGTGCGCGATAGCAATTAGCCTCAAATACAAGAGACTTGAAGTAATCAGTATCGAAAAATTCTTGAAGTGTCATCAAATATCCTCCTGGTCGCAACCATAGCCCTTAAAGTATCCGTCCTCAATCAATTCATCCTCATAATTCTCATAGAGCGCAATGGTCATATTCATGATATCATTACCATAATACTTCTCAACGACCTGCGCGCCCTCTGCAAAAGTTGAGCCATTCGCCCAACCTTTATAAGTACGCTCCTTTTTTTCATCATCATCCCAATAAACCACTTTATAACGAACCATTTGACTTCTCCTTTCTCAATAAACCATCTCAGCAGGCACGTAGCCCTCTTTGAGAATCGTCCCCATCGCCTTATAATGCATAAGACCCGACTTACCCTTGTTCTTTACCACAAGACCCTTATCAACTAACTCGTTCAACATTCGAGCCATTTTTTGAGGAGTAACATCAACTAAATCTAAATCACCTTGCTGGATTTCTTTACTTGTCATATCTCTCTGTGCTTCTGCTAGCACAATCATAGCTTTTGCAGTCCAGCGCTGAGTTAGCTCCTTACTATATTTAGAACGAGTATAGGACATTACTGACGAGCCTCCTTTACTTCACAACAATAGAATTCTACTGCTTCGCAGGTTTTATAGTCAATAAATGCAGAAACCTCATCATTGATTTCATCTTCTGACCAGGCGTTCCATGTACCCATTTCAGTTATGAATTCTACTCCTGCCTCTACTGCATCATCATAACTTTCAAAAACTTCAACCTTATTTGGATACTTGTATCGAAGTGCAAATACTTGTCTCATACTCAAATCCCCTTTCTTATTTTCTATATATATTATATCCTATATTTAGAAAATTTTCAAGTTCTCTTTTGAAAATACTGTTCAAAATCCTCCTGAGAAGCATCAGAATAGTTTAGTGGACAGGAATCCTTCCATTGAAACTCTTCTGAAGTCATAAGCTCACTTTCTTTTGCCTTGAAGAAAACTCCACTCCGATTTTCTCTACCAGTCATTTGAGAGAACAAATGAAAAGCATTATCATAATAATCATGAGGGTCTACGGCATAAAAGGTCAGCTTATATACCTTAGCCATTACTCATTATCCTCCCATACAAGTTCTTTATTCGCCAACGCCTGGTCGGCATAATCAAACTGTAGGCAATAAATACCAAGAGCCTTTTCATCACACCAAAACTTCATTACGTATCCAGCGCGCGTCAGAATTTTTATTAGAGAGGTAATGTCCTCCCACATTTCTTTTTCGGATTCGTACCCGGTCTTATCAAAAGTCATCTCATTCATTTTAATCCTCCTTAGTCCCAAAAATGATAAAAGTTTTCACAAAATAGATTGAAAAATTCTTCCTTCGCATTATCCATCATCGCGCACTGCTCCTCAAAACTTATGTTATCATAAACCTTATCGTCTTTATCCATAAAATTGAGAAGCGTCAGCATTCGATTGAGAATTCGACGCCAGTCTCGCTGGTTTTCTTCATCAGTTCGGTCCGCATTGAGAATAGGATAGCCCCAGCTATTATCCCTAAATTCTACCAAAATCTGCTTCATCATCTCAATAAAATAACTGTCGAATGACCATCGCGCCGTCTGAGAAAAGCCATGTTTGAAGAAATAATGGAGACGAGAAGGAATGTACTTTAAGTCTCTGATTTTGAATCGAAGACAACCTCGAAAAAGTCCATAAAAAGGACTTGTTATTTTTTGCTTACTCATTATGTCCTCCACACTTCCCGCAAACTTGGATTCCTTCTGGAACAGGAGCCCCGCAAGCTACACAGGTATTGACATTATTGATTCGCTTCATTTCACAACCGATGAAATCAACTTTACTGCTCCAATAGCAACAATCCCTCAGCAGGCAATCATCACAAATCATTATAAGTCTCCTTTCTCATTTTCTATATATATTATACCAAAAATTTAGAAAAAATCAAATAAAAAATCCCATAGGGCGCGGACCCTATGGGAAATTTATATATTACTTTAGTAGATAGGTCCAGCTAGCCTTACCTAGTAGGCCATCCGCGCCAAGACCATTCTCTTTTTGCATACGAAGTAGTCCCTCTTCCATCTTGGGACCAAAGAGCTTATCACCACTCCAAATATCATAAGGATAATATCCCTTATCCTTCATCAGTAGCATGGCTGCACGAACATCATTACCTTCCATACCCTTCTTTAACATACGTAGTTCCATTTCAATATATTCCTCCTTAGATTCAGGTTTGGGTTGAGGAGTTGGAGCGGGTTGAGGTTTGCTTCCAGCTTCCTTAAAAGAAATCCCAAAGTAATTACAAATACCGTGAGCGATAGATTCACCAAGTAGAGTAATATTCTCAACAATAAACTTAGCTCCCTCTATTGTATCATGAAATTCACACTCACAATAAGCGGTGGGCGCGCTAGGTACTCTTACTTCATAAAGACTACTATCTGCACGGATACTCTCACTGGTACCTGGCGTAACTGGCGCGAGCACACTAAAAATTGCCTTACAAGCCTTTTGGCCTTCTCCCCCATCAGCATAATAAAACATACGAGTACCCATTACCCTACCATTACAGGCGTTAGTGTGAATAGGTACATGAAGGTCAGCACCAAAAACATTAGATTCACTACATTTTTGTGCCATAGAAATCATATGACCAATCTTTACAGACACGCCATTTCTTTCTAGGGCAACCTTACAAGCCTCTGCAATCTTACCACACTGAACTGCCTCGGTCGTATTGCCGTAAGCATATGCGTTATTAGATTGGTCAGAAGGACTTAGATAAACCTTCGTCATAAAGATATCCTCCTTTTATATATTAGTTATTTATTATATTTAATTGTCTGAGTATTTTTTCACAAATCGTTGATTTTGAGGCTATTTTCTGCTTTATGTTCTTGCCAAAGCTTACCCACTTCATCAAACATTATTTGTGTTTACCTCTGTTTTAGTTCAAGACGCGCCAGTTATTCCCCAATTGCTATATTTCCATCCAGACGGGTTTTTTATAAAAGGAATTCCCAATACAAACTTTGAACTAGAATAAATTTTAACTGGAACAATTTGATGGGTAGTAATTACTGTTTTGCTTGAATTCATTCCTATATGAAACCAACAGTCATTAGTTTGAGCTATTACTTTCGTAGTTGCCTCAGTCACAACACACCAAACCTTTGTATTATCATATAAATCTCTAGAAATATTAGTAAGAGATAGTGTCTTTGATGTCCCAATTTGAATCCCATCTCTATACCACTTGTAAGTATAAGAATTCCCACCAGATGGGTTCGCTGTTAGACTTGCAGAGCCGCCTTCATACATAGAATAATCTTCTCTAATATTAGCTACCGTTATCGGACTTACTGGTTTTACAATAGTTGGAAAAGTAATTGTTCCACTAACAGATAGTGTATATGGCGTCCAAGATGAATCAGTCTGTCCGCTACACCAAACGGCGGAAACATTTAATGAAGTAGCAGATGTATCTGTTACGGTAACAGTTTTTGAACCAATAGTGTACCATCCAGCAGAACTAAAACTATACGTCTTAAACGTCTTCGTTCCTTGGATAGTATAATATGCTGAATTGGTATTGTTATTATATGATTCACCAGTTGCATCATATACTTTTAATGTAAGGTTTATCGTAGTAGCAGACGTAGATTGGGTGTAATTATATTCAAGTCTTGCGTACCATCCTTTTGATGACTTAGGACTGTCAAAATAAGATGCCATATATTGCCCTCCTTACGCTGTCCTATACCACATATAAACAGCGATATAAGGAGGCATATTCTTATCCGTCCCACTTACACCAGTAGAACCAGTTTGGGTATTACGAGAAACATCATAAGCAGAAGTAGAATAAGGGTAATATCTTCCACTACCACTCTGAGTACCCATATCGCCAACCGTAAAAGCTTTTGATGCGCTTGTAATAAAACCATAGTATCCACTTTGGTTTGCTGGATTGTGCGTGTGGGCTACGACTACTGCGTCCTTACTACCGCCAGTACTTCCCGCTGGATAAGCGGAACTTGCACCAAGTAAGAATTGGCCTTGAATCTGCTCCCAAGTTCCTCCAAAAAGGGTTTGGGGGGAAGTTGAATTTATAGAGATATAGACTGCGCCGACTGGATAAACATTATCTAAGACAAAATTAGTCCCAGCTGTCTGGAAGAATAATTGGTTGGCTGCTGGGCTACTAGGTAAAGTGGCGCCATAATCTGTTCCGGAGGTCAGCTTGATACCTTTCGTAGTCAGTGCACCTGTCATAGTCCCACCGGAGAGAGATAGCTTCTTTCCTAATTCAGCATTTATAACTTTATTTTGAACGGGATTAGTTGATGAAGCAGACAGCTCGCCGTCTACTATTGTTTTATTTGCCCCAGTGGCAATCCCATCTAACTTTGTTTTATCTGAGGCACTCATAAGACCTGCAGTTGAAGTGGAAGCAGCTCCTGGAACTATATCTTTCAGGTTTTTGATTTGAGTAGTGCCATCTCCCGCGCGTAAATTAGGAGGATTGTTTCCATCTCTAACAATTAGAAGTTCTCCATCTTTTAGGGTTTCTGTACTACTATTAGCTATTACTTTCGTAGTTCGCTTTGATTGAATAGAACTATTCACTGTCAAAATTTCCTCATATGCCATTTTCTTACCTCCATAAGTAGTATTTTCCATCACTACTATTATAGATAATGGGGGTTTGTTTTGTTGTAGGGACGGAGGTTACGGTTGACATAATTTTGTCTTGTTTTAGGGCTATTTCTCCTCTGATTAAGGAGATAAGAGTTTTGAGAGAGTTCTCTCCTAAAATTTTCATTTTTCTTCTCTCCTATTTATAAAATACTAAAATAATCATTTTTATTATTTGAAGAATTTTTCAACTTTATTTAGCAATGAATTGCTCAGCATCTGGGTGTTGCTCTCAATCAGTATAATCGTAAATGATGGTGGCATTGCTCGCACCCCAAGGAGCATTTGCTACTTGCCCCTGCGACCACGGAACATAAATGGTGGTTAGGTTGGAGCACCCGTTAAATGCAGAAGAGTGGATGGTCTTTGGGTTTCCCTCGAATGTAATACTTGTTAGCCCGGTGCAATTAGCAAACACACCGAAACCAATGTTCGTTATCCCAGGTGGCAGCCTAGTTATTGCCAGGTTGCGGCAACCATTGAACGCATAGTAACCGATGCGTGTTATTCCAGACGGCAGACTAGTTAGTGCAAAGTTGGGACAACCGCTAAACGCACTGTAACCAATACTCGTCAAATCATCAGGCAGAACGGGTTTAATCGCCGTGCGGTCAATAATACTTTTCAGACTTTTCTTGTATTCGTCCGAACTTCCACCTCCGTCGCCAACCACATTTACTGTTACATCCACTTTGCTTAGCGCATCATAGCTGGTGTCCGGAGTGACAGTGGTGATACCATTAGAGGTAATAGTAAGAGTTTTTTCTTGAAGATTTATATTGCTCCCAGTCTCTATCGCTTCAATCTTCTGAGGGATTTCACTTACTCTCATTCCATCAATAGTTCCAGTTTTATTTCTAACTGAATCAGCAATAGCAATCAAATCACTCTTTTCACATAAAACTTTACTCATAGCGTGATCTCCTCAGATAGTTCAACGCTACTACTTCCATATAAGGTACTAATTTCTTCAGAAGTAAATTCTTTATCTGTAAATTCTAACTGAGAAAGTAAAGTCGTTCCATCCCCAATTTTAAATTGTAAAGTATCATTATAAATAATGATTTCTCCCTTTAGAGGGACGAAATTTACCGCTTTTGCCCAGTTTTCAGAGGTATCATTTTTGTTCTGAATCCTGGTTTTTATTTCCTTATTCGCCATTCTTACCTCCTTATAGGCATAAAATAAACAGACTCCGCCTAAAACTGGCCTGAAGTCTGCTTCTTTCTAACCTATCATTTCAAGGCAATAAATACCGGCTATCGCTTTCAAACCAGTTGGGAATTATCTCCCTACTTTATTATATTATATCGTAAATTTTGTAAAATTTCAAGTTTTGAGATGGTGGGGAGCCGAAACTCCCCACCTATACATTTACTCGTTAGCGTTTCCGCAATTTAGAATCAAAGTCTCAGTACCATTTATCAAAAGATCGGTAGAAATCTGGGAGATATTTACTGCTTTCTCAGTAATCTTCAAAGCAGTTCCGCCTACCTTGATACTCTCAATCTTATTGACCTGCGCGCCAGTTTCAATACCTTCAAGCTTAGTGCCTTCGGCATCACACAATAGACGCTTACCAGTCTCCTTGGCAACATAGCCTTTGGCTACGTCAGCCGTCTTAGCATAAGGCTCAAGAGCGGTAGTTAGACCGGCTTTCTGAATAGCGCTATCGGCTTTATCAAGACTACCCTGTACCGCAGTAGCTAACTTAGCCTTAGTAATACTTCCATCAGTAATAGAAGCAGTTACCTTGTGGTCGGCGCTGACTGCGATTTTTACCATATCGGTAGCGCCAGAGCCACTAGTCACATACTCAATCAAATTGCCAACATTGATATAAACTTTATCATTAGTAGCATTCGCGAGAGTTAGGACCAGATAAGTGCCAGCGGTTTGACCAGCAGGATTAGTGACAACTGCACCAGACTTCACTACCATATCGGTAGGAATATCAATATTCACATCGAGGCCAGTGGCTTCCTGATGGACAGTATAACGCTTTGCTAGACCCTCAACAGTAGAAGGAGTAACCGTTACAGTATAATCAGTTTGGGCAGGAATAGCACCAATCTTTTCATCGACATAACCAACTACCGTAGTGGCTTTTGAGCCTTCGGGAATGGAGCCAACTTTCTTAGAAAGAGCGTCTACCGCGCTCTGAGCATCAGTACCAGCTTTCTTAGCCGCAGCAATAGCCGTATCTTTAGCGTCAGCATAACCTTGGGCCTGAGTTTTGGTAGCATAATCTTTCTTTTCGATTTCTGCTACGGCTTCTGCTAAAGTAGTCTTTGTTCCGGCTAACTCATAGGCAGACTTTACAGTTTGCTGATATCCTTCTTCACCAAGAATTTCAGTCTTAGCGGTAGAAATCTTTGTATCAGCGTTGGTTCCAGCCGTAGTAATAGCTTCAGTCTTTGCAGTAGCAATCGCTTCAGAAATTTTACCAGTAGTGTCTACCTTTGCTTCAAGAGCATCTACTCGCTTAGTAATACCAGAGTCACCAGCAACAAGACCATCAGCGTAAGCCTTGGCCTCAGTTAGAGCAGAAGAGGCCTTATCATCAGCATAAAGCTTGGCGCCTTTAATGGTATTAGAAACTTTGGTATCAGCATCAGTTCCAACCAAGGCATCTTTGGCATTTCCAATATCTGTCATGGTAGCTACTTTATTAGTAGAGCTATCATAAGTAGTATTGAATACTAACTCATTTTGTTTGGCGTCTAGTGCAGTCTGTAGTCCGTCAATCTTGGAAATACTCAAGGTGGGTACATCGTCTGCAACTAGCTCGCGACGGCTAACCGTAATCTTACCGTCGGTCTCACTAACCGCGCTAACGAACTTTTTGGCAACAGCTTTATCAGGTACATCTAATGCCTCAATCTTAGCTTGGGCACCGGCAATAGCCTCAGATTTAGCAGTAGCAGAAACACTATCAGCATATTTCTTTGCCCCAGCAATTGTGGAAGCAGAAGCTTCATCAGAATCAGCACCGACTAGTTCGGTCTTTACGGCGGTAGCATAGCTTTGAGCTGTATCATTCAAGGACTTTACAGTGGCATAGGCGCCATTCTGTAAGCCATGAACAGCGACATCAGTGCCATCTACAGAAATAGTACCATTAGTGGCACCTTCAGCAATACTTTGAACTGCGCTGTCCGCTTTCTTTAGAGAAGCCTGAACAGCAGAGCTTAGCATTGCTAGGGTTAGAGAGCCATTTTTGACGGATGCAGAAACCTTATGAGTATCAGAAGTAACATTGATTTGGATGGCATCGTTTTCACCAGAACCACCCGTTACATACTCAATTAGGTCATCAACTTTGATGTAAAGTTTATCACTCGTAGCGTTGGCAAGAGTAAGAACAATATAGGTGCCAGCCGTGGTTACGCCAGTGGGTAGATTGCCAGTATTATATGTTTCTACAGAACCAGAACTCACAACCATATCCTTGGGAATATTGATTGCGGACCCAACATTTGTACCATCCTTGGTTAGATGATAAACCGCAGAGAAGCTCCCAGGATTCTTATCGGCAACAACAGAATACTCAGGATGGGTTACATCAGGAACCAAAACCTTGAGACCGTCGGCCTCAAGAGTAAGTGCATTGCCCTCACCCTTTGATACCTGAACGCCAACAGTGGGAGCAGTAGCAGTTCCACCAATTACCACAGAGACATCAGCAGCTTTAACACTACCAACTTTTCCATTGGCAACGGCAAGAACATCAGCAATTTCTTTATAAAGACCAGTAGCTTCGGTATCAGTACCTGCCTCAGCACCAACCTTAGAAATTAGGTCTGCAACTTGGCCTTGTAGCGTAGCGACATCATGCGCGAGGTCGCCAGAAGCAGTGGTTTGAGCTAACTTGATAAGCGTACCAGCCTCATTAGAAATCATGAAGGCTTCACACTTATTGTCAGCAACTAAGGTCAAAATTTGACCAACATAAGCAGTAGCACCAGATTTTGCATAAGCTTCTAGTTCAGTCTTACTATACCAAACAGCAGTTGTATCAAGTGGGATTGGATTACCTCTTTTGATATTGATAGGTAATGCCATATACCCGGAATCTGTTAAAATTTTTGCCATAAAATATCCTCCGATTATTGAAGAAGAAATTGACTAGTTTTTGGATTCAACATATCTAAAGTAATATATTTACGAGTATAAGGAATACGAATTAGTGGAATCTGTTTGTTTTTACAGTATTCATTCTTTTGATTGTCATTTTCTTGAACGATATCAAAATTATCGTGTCCACCAAAACGACCTGGTTTTCGAATTGTGTGCTGCTCTCCATCATATTCAATCAGACAAATTAGTTGTCCTTTCTCATAAATTCCAAAATCAAATTTTAGATGACCTTTCCTTTTTGAAACTAAATCGGGGAACGTCACTTGAGTTCTAAAAGAAATATTATTTTCTTCTAAAACTTTTTTTACTATTTCTTCTCCTTTGGAAATTTTTAAGCAGCCACAACTTTGAATACCAGCACAAGTAATTGAATAAGGATTTGCTGAATAAATTTCCCCACAATGAGGGCATTTTACTTTCCAATAATAAGCTCCACTGTTTCCTTTTCTGGAAAGGTCCTTTTCTATAAAAGTAAAACCATTTATTATATCCCCAGGAGAAATTGTAGATTGATTATTAACTATTTCTTTATTCAAACATCCACAACTTCGAGAATGTCCTCTTGATAAATCTGTTCTGGTTGAAACAACTTTATTTCCACATTCACATTCACATAACCAATAAGTTTGACCCTTCCTTCCATTAGTCGGCCAAACTCTTCTTTTCGCTGTCAATCTATCAAAAATTTTATCAGTTAGATTTTCAGCTTTACCCAATAGTATTTCTTCGTATTCTCTTCCTTTACAGTCAATTTCTTTCATAGTTCATTACCCAATAGTAATAGCGTATCTTTCTCCCTTATCAATAGAAGCGGGTTGATAAACATATATATCGTATGCTGTTCCCGCATATCCTTGGGCTCCTTCAACACTGACCGTTGAAGTTTGTTTAGCAAAAGAACTAGTAATATCTGCATTCATAGAGCTGGTTAGCAGTACCTTAGTAATCTTACGACCAGCAGGAACAGCTACCACTACTTTCACAGCATTATCTCCAGGTCCGAAAGTGGCTAGTGTCTTTGCTTTGGATTCTTCTTTATGAGCCAAAGCACGAATATTTGCAGAATTTAGAGCGACATTCTCAGTCATTGGACCCCAGAACATATAACGAACACCAACTAAACTATTAGAAGTTTTAGAAGCGCTACCAGCTTTGATTTGTCCAGCAGGATATTCGTTTCCTAGATTCGTCTTAGGAATCGCTCCAGCATCATAGGTGGCTTTTACAGTAACAGTTTTAGGAGTAGCCTCAGCTACTACATTCTCAAAGGTACCACTAGCGGTAGCCTTAGAGCCAACTACACCAGTGCAAGTAACCTCCCAAGTCTTGGCGGTAATACCAGTAGCGGGGCCATAGGTATAAGAACCAGCACTTAGAGTCGCACCATATACGAGATTCTTCTTAGTACCAATTTCAAAAGTACCAAAGTTCGTTTGAGTGCCAATAGTTACAGCAGGAGCGGTTGCTGAAGGATTCTTCTCTTTAGCAAGAATACCAGCTAATACTTCCTTTACATTTTTACCCGCGGCAGGAATCTCACCAGAGCCAGAACTGGGAACAGTAAGAACGCCAATGTTAGCAGTATAAGTCAGGTCTTTATCAAAATAAACATTCTCCGCAGAATAATTACCATCCATAGCTTTGAAACCAGTACCATCATGGATATAAGCAGTATAAGATTGTTTACCTTCTACAAAAGTTCTTACTACAACTGCCATATCTCCCTTCTTAGGATTAGTAATGACGCGTGCCAGTGCTTGGGCATCAGTCTCTCCCTCATTAGGAGTTACTTCTGTAAAAGCACTACGATTATTGTCAATAATTCCCTTGATGGTATCCTCATCTACACCAGAATACTTCAAAGTTTTCCAGTTATCAGTACCATTACCAATTTTTGTTTTTCCAGTATCAATTTCAACACCCATTTCGCCTTTTAGCAAAACTGGATTAGCACTAGTCCAATTTTCAGCCGTATCGTTGCGAAGTTGGATGCGGATGTTTAGAGTTGCCATAAACTCATTTATCCTCCTTTTCTAAAATTACGCCCCTCCTCCTGAGATAACTACATCACCTGTTTCTTCGGTATATAGCTTCTCAAAAGAAATCGGATTGACTTCCATTGTTCCATCTTCAAGAATTTTTATCTTATTAGGTTCATTAGAACTTTTTACTCCACCAACAGTAGTTTCTGTTCCAATACCTCCTGAGCCTGCGCCACCTTTTTCAAGAGCCGTAATTCTTTTATCTAAGTATTCCCAAGATAAGACCTGAGATTCTTCATATAAATAATCATCAGGTTTCTCTTTTTCAAGGACTTTCAATTCTTCTCTATTTACGGTTCTATTTCCTTTTTCATCTGTTATAAAATGATAAATCTGAATGAAGCCGGCTTTCTGTAATAGCAAGTTAGGAACCATTGCGACCACAGTTGAGTCAATCTCTTTTGCTATTACTACTAATGATTTTTTATCCTTCCGATGAGCAAAATGGACTTCATCACCTACGTTTGCTTTTGGTAGAACAACATAGATATTGCTATCCCATTGGAATGCGTAGGTGCGTTCATCAAGTAATCGCATATAAATTCCTCCTTACTCATTCCTCAAATTATAAGTAGAAACTATTCAACCTCTTTTCAAGATTTTAGAAAATAAACTTTCTTTTTCTACTTTTCGGTGAAAATTTGAAAAAGTCGAATTTTCTGATATAATAAATATATAAAGAATTTATAAAGAGCGAGGAATTATTTATGACCAAAGAAAATTTTTCAGAACTTATCAATGCAGTAAAGAACCATAGTGAATATATTTGTAACTTATACAAAGACTATGGTATTGATTTTGTAAATAGTCCTGTTATGGAAATTGAAAGTGAAATTACAAAATATCTGAAGGCCCAATTTGATGATAAGTGTGATTGGATTAGTTACTGGATGTGGGAACTAAACTTCGGAGAAAAATGGAAGCCGGGCACTATAACAGAAAATGGGAATGATATTCCTCTAAAAACAATAGATGACCTTTGGAATCTGCTGACAAAGTAAAAATAGACCCTACACTTCTAAGGTGTAGGGTCTTTTCTTATGGCTTTGAAAAGTAATGGTCACCAACTTTTGCAACTGGAGTCCCAAAATCATGATATTGACCGGTTCTAAACCAACAAATATCAGGAATTCTTCCTCCATTCAATACATAATAAATAACCTCATATTGTGTCGCTGTTGGTTCAGCGTCATCAACATACGGCGCGGGCTCGAAAGCATTTATATTATGTGCGCTATCCCAAATTGAGGTATCATTTCTTTCACAATAATTTAAAATAGCAGAACAAGTATATACCTGCCCTTCCCAAGATTGGTTTCCTGCTTCACACCATAGAAGTTTTGCTAGAATTTCTTCTTCCTCAAAATAAACTATTTTAGTTTGAAGTTCTTCTTCTAAGGCGCGATTGCGTTCCTCAAGTTCTTGGATTTGTTGCTCTTTACTAGTATTCTCTGCTGACAAGTTAGAATTTTCTCTTTCAATAGCATCAATTTTTGTAATAAAAAAATTAGCCTGGGCAATAAAACCCAGGCAGATAAATGAGATAATTGCCAACAGGAGAACTAAGTTTTTACGTGTCATAAGACTTATCCTCCTTCAGTTTTATCTTTTACTTCAATTTCTCAACCCACTTTTTTGCAGACCAATCTTTGGTCATATCTTCCCAAGTCTTATCACTAAAACAAAACTGGCGAATTACTGGATTAGAAATTTTATTTACAGTAGAGGCGAACTCCTTTCGGGAGGTAAAATGGAACTGGGACTGGAGAAGAGAGCGAAGGAGTTCAGCCTCTGCTTGTAAAGTAGATTTTCTCTTCTGAAGTTCCTGTAATTTGGGAAGATATTCACTTGCGTAGCAAGAAAACTCTTCAATTTCTCCTTTTAGGATTACTTCCATTAGGCGCTCTTCTGTAATTACGTTATTATTTCTCATATAATGAGCCATAATATATGCAGGAGACTTTACTTTTACCCGATTGAAATTAGAATCCCTTACCACATATCCCTCTTTATTCCATGGTAATTTTTCAGCCATTTCAATTACATTTTCAAATTTATTACAATGGAAAATTTTAGGAGTTCTTAATTTAGGAAAATCTTCAGGAAAATAATACTCGCAATAAGGTTCAGCCATAAGCCTCTGACCCAAATAGAAAATTTCTGTTGAGTCGTAAGGGATAACTACTCGAGTATATGGCGAAACCATTTCAAACATATAGGTAAAATTAGGAATTAGTTTAGAGGTAAATTCTTTAAGATTATGGTAGCCCGCCCCGAGTAGAGCCAACTCAAAAACTTCTCCAAAGGTTTTAATTATAGCATTACCAGTCGGTGCAGAATATGCATCGATACCAGAATTGGTAACTAGATACCATTCGCCTTCCCAGTAGAAAAGACGCATCAGCGACCCGTCTATTTTCTCCATAATTCGCGCGGTAGTCCAATCAATTGCAGAGGCATTAGGCTCCCCATAGTTGAAAAACTTGTCAAATGCTCTGGATACACACTCCCAAGTTCCTTCCGCAAAGACTGCTCCTCTGGCTTCGCGGACAATTGGATTAGAAAAATCAGACTGAATTTGGTTATACTTGAAACTTACGAAACCTTTCCACTTGTTCCATTTTAGGCAATAAGGCTCTCTATCCAAGATTTCCTCCCAATCGTCTTTATGCTCCATTAGAAACTTTTGAAGTTCCATTTTAGCCTCCTTTCTACGCCTGCCAAAATTCACATTCTTGTTCTTTCAGTGTCTCTAGATGCTCCTCATTATTTATGTCAAAAGGCTCTATATTATAGATAATATCACTCTCAATAGAGTCGGCATACAAGTCATCAATATAATTTTCTTCTGCTTGAGACATTTCCCCTATAGTAAAACCCTCATCTTCGACAACCTCTTCCCAAGTTTTAACTCCATGAAGTCCCTCATAGCTATCCCTATCTTCTACAGCACTATCATAACAAAACTTTAGCGCGCTCTGAGCATCTCTTGCCTCAATAGCAATGTTATAAATAGAATTAGTTGCACTACAGCCATAAGTTCCAAAAAATTTCATCAATCTTCTCCTCTTATACTTATATTATAATCAAAATTCCATAGATGTTAGACGGCCTTTGTCATCGCATTCTTTCAAAATGTAAAGAGCCTCAAGACATTCGGGAGAAAGCCTATCAAGGATTTTACCTTCCCTATAAAGTTCCATATGAAGAGCAATTAAATATAGCGCCCCATCTGCAACACTAGGCATTCCTTCTTCGATTACTCCATTGAGATTCCAGTACTCAGAAGAGGTCATATAGAGGTAAGCACTCCAATTTTCATGCCCGTAATAAGTCGCTCGATTTTTTCGATTACCCTTCTTATCATAAAAAGATTTTGTATAAAATTTTCCAACATCATGGAAAGCTGCCGCCTCAGTCAGGGCCAATGTTGCTTTACCGGTCTTTAGAAGTTCCTGAAGTACCATATCCATATGTTCTGTTATTCCCTCATAATGATATGGTGCACAGTCATGAGGAACATCTTCTTCTGGAAAATAGCTATAAATAGAAGGATAGTTGATTTCATCACTATGATGAATAGAAACTTCATCCCAGCCTTCCTCTAAAAGAGGAAGTTGAAACTGAGAAATTTGACGACGAATAACTTTTTCTCCAACGCTTCTGGTGCGGTTCTTATCTCGCTCAATACAAAGTTCAAAAGGAGTTGCTACTACAAAGCAAAACTTCTTACAGTCAATATCCTGGATAGATTTCAAAAAAGTTATCCGGCGCTTGCGATTTAAGTTAGTAGCATCATATATACAATTTTTACCATTTTTCAAAGCAAAACGAAGTCTTTTGTGAAGAATTTCAAAAACTTCTTGATTATGGGCCTGATCTGTTTCGTTCCCAAAGACCTCCGCTCTGATAGCATCAGAAGAAAAAATTTCAAAATTTTCTTTCAAGCTTTCATTGGCAAACCAGCTTTTTCCACTCCCACTAATTCCAACAAGAACAAATAAGTAATTCAATTCGTATTCATCCCCTTTCTTATAACCAATAGATGTTTACATCTCTTTCCATCTGTGCAACCTGCTCGATGAGGATTCGTACATTTTTCATGTACTCAGCGCCGACCGAGCTTACGGTTATGAAGAAGACAATAACCTTCCTCACTTCTCTTCAGCCAAGCCATTCTCTTTCAGAACCTCACGCATCCACTCATTATACCATCCACGATTCTTAAAATATCTCTTCATAAAACACATTGCAATTCCCTTTTCCGCGTCAAAAGAGTCTCCCGGCTGGCATTTTACAATTGTCTTTGTCCCATCTCTCCAAAGAGCAACAGTCGTACCTTTTTCCTTATTGATAACAAACTTCGCCTCTACCTTAGGACGAGGAGGAGCAGTAATAATTTCGGCAGTAGTAATCTCACGAATAATACCGTCAAAATTAGGCCGAGTAGGAACAATAGAACAAACCTTTACAGGACTAGCATAGGTTGTAATCCCATCGGCAACAATCTTATAGGTCGCGTCCTTAATGAGATTCAACTTAGTCTTATAGACATAATTCTTCTCCGTACCACTAAACTTAACATAGATATAATTCATTTTTTTATTCTCCTTTCTTATCAAAAACCGCTATAATCAAAAATAACCGGTGCATCATTCAAGTATCCAAAATTTCCTTTATGAAGGTCGTTGATATCATTTTCATAGATAAAGTCAAAAAGTTTTCGATTTTCTCCAATAATGGCCTCAACTACTTCATAATCATCCATATCATTTTCAACATAACTGCTGATTCTATCAGCATAATCTTCATCAGTCTCTTCCTCTTCCTGGGGGTTGTTGCTATATGCAAAATTCCAACATTCACTAGTAATTGTTGAATCTTCTTTATCTACCAGTCTTTGTAGATAAATTGGAATTTCATCAATTACTCCATAGAAATAACAAGGAGCAAAAAAGTTAGTAAGATGAGCTTTATGAGCCCGTGCGTAATTTTCTGCTTCAAGATGGCAATAATTGATTTGAGTCTTATAAGGAATCTTTATAACCCAACCATCATCCCCAAACTTCACTACAATTTTTGTGCATCCATTCGACACTTTCAGGTTAGTATTTTTGGAAAGTTCCAAACACCAAACACTGAAACGATTACTATTTTGCTTATAGGTGTCTTTGAAGAAATCGGTAATTCCCCATTCATTTAGAACTCGCGCTACCTCATGAATAGTTTGACGAGAGGGAAAATCCATTTTATTTACTCCTTTCTCACTTTCTATATATATTATATTATAAATATAAGAAAATTTCAAATTATAAAGAGAAAAGACTCGTCCGAAGACGAGCCTTATCTTATACATATTCTTTTAATATATCCTGTAATCCACCTAAGAAGCGAAATTCTATTTTAGTTTCATCTAAAGCATATTCTTTTTGTTTTCTCCAAGCGCTCTCAGGGTCATTTTTATCTGGAGTATAAGCTTTTTGTTCCGCCATCGTTGGAAAAAGAATTTTAGGAGTATGAAATTTTACCTGAGCAATCTTTTTTGGATTCATGATTCCATACTGAATACTATCTGCCAAAAGAGAGATAAAAAAGGAAAGAGGAATCATTACTCCATTCATATCCATCATGTGAATTGATCTTGTACCAACATCTCTTTGAATTTTCCCAATTGTTTGATGGTCATCAAATAAAAAGTAAGCTATTTGTTTAGCAAACATCTGAGACAAAACTTCTTCATCAATCAAGCCATTTTCCTTAGCTAGTGCGCCTTCTCCTAACTGCAAGGCCATACCGACCAAGGTTCTAGCATTTTTGACTATTGGGGTAAGTACATCTAATGTAGTGCGTGCGCTTATATTCTTCGCGCCATAACCGCCAAAATAAGTTTCAAACTTTTTATTTAGTGTATAGTTTTTATCTGTCGTATAAATAAGAAATCCATCTCTCAAATTACTAAGCTTTTCTCCCAATTCATTAAAGGCTTCTATATGATTTTTCATACCTGAACTTCGAGCTTTTTCCAAAGTTTCTTCTATTAGAGTGGGGTCTATTCCAATACTCATTATATTATCTGCTGAAATTGAAGTCGCACCATATGAGTCAGGGTGAAAATTCTCAACTCGTATATTTTTACTTTTTGCTAATTCTCTTCCAATTTCTCCTTGTATAGTATCAACTAAATGCTCAAAAAAGATACCAGCCTGCTGAGACCCTTTATTATTCCATGAATTTTCAATCTCTGAACGGCTCAAACCATTCTTTAGCTTTTTGAAATCATCACCAGTTAGCCGACTTACTATATATTCTTTGACCTTATCAAGATTATATGCTTTATACACTTTTTGAGCAAGACTTCCTGCTGTTTGCAAATCTCTAATTTTAGTCAAAAAAAGATTATAAGCATTTTGCATCTCTTCAGGCATTGACTTCAACTCATTTTTAGCCGAAAACATCAACTCTAAGCTTCGAACAATAATATCTGACATATTATCATCAATAACTTTTCCGATATATTTCCCCGTTTCTTGCGGTTTGCTCAAATCAATATGCTGAGCTATGTCTTCCGCCATATGGGGCCACTTTTCATCCCAAACTTTACTAAAGTAGGTAGCAAAAAAACTAAAGACCCCTTTAGCACCATTAGAATTCTTTATAAGAAACAAATTTCTTTCATAAACTTCTTTTAGATTCAGGCAGCTATTATAAGTATCTATTAGTGATTTTACTTGAGTCTTGTCATCCCAATCAACAACAACATTTACCTTGAATACCGTATTTAGTAATCGCTGTTCTTTTTGAGCTTCACTTTTCGCCATTCGACGAAGTACTCCTACTGATTGCTGAGCTCCTATATAACTAGCTCCTACTGACTGAACTCCATCTGTAATAGCTTTTATCAAATTCCTATTTGCAACCGCTAATTGTGGGTTATCCTCTATATCAGTCTCTAATCGTTTATAATAAACATAGCAATCAGCTAACGTTTTGTTTCTATCTAATACTTCTCTAAATTTACTTGGTGTAGCCATACTTCATCACCTAAAAAAATTAGGGAGAGCCGAGGCCCTCCCCATATATTATAAACAGGAAAACTCCTGGTTAGTCTAATAAATCTGCCATGCGCGCGACCTCTGAGCGCTCAGACTTCTCTAATTTTACATATCCAAAATTTGAATTACCAGCTAATCTTTCAATCATGGTTTCAAGACCCTGACTTTTTTCAAAAGAACTTCGGTCTCTCTGCTTGACGTCTCCATCCATCCAAAGCTGAGAACCTTCATCAATACGGCCCATTATTAGTTGAATGTGCTCTTTTGTAAGATTTTCACTTTCCATAGAATAAAGAATAGAATTACGGATGCTACGCCCGCGAAGAAAGCCAAGAGGAATAACTTCAAGACGGCCCGTATCAATCAAAGTCTTTAGTCCTTCAATACCTCCACAGTGGTCAGCCAAAGGCATTACATATGGAAGAGTCTTCGCTAGCTCGTCCCCAGGGAGGGCACCGAGTGCGTCTGTATCTCTTACTTGGATGTTATTTCGAATAAAAATAATTTTTTCGAATTTATTTTTTTGAAGAGCTTCCATCATTCCCTCAACCATAGTGAAGGTCTTGCCACTACCAAATGGGCCGGTTATAAGCTTGATTGGGACATCACTATGAATAAGGTCCATGGCACATCTCTGTTCAGGATTTCTAGGTTTCATTACCCCACAAAATTGGCTTTCAAAAATTGGATAAGAAATTCTTTCAAGCCAGCCATTTCTTTTCTTATAAAAATCAATAGGTTCATATTTATCATTTTCAAGAATTAAATATTGATTCTCTTTTAGTCTATCTGCAAATTCGCTGGGATTTTCATAGAACCGCGCGAGGTCATCATTTTCTGGCAAAGAGAAATAGTAAATTCCAGTATAACTCATTGTGCCTCCTTATTCATTATCAGAATAATATTTCCAAATATATCCTCCGCTACTCTTTCGCCGACCATTGCATACATCTGAAATATGCGGGGCTAAGGTCTCTTTTTTAGCGGAGCTTATTGAAGGAAAAATCTTTATCAATTCTCCTTCTTTGGAATATTGGGCAACTTTTTTATTTTTTAAATTTGGATTTTCTCTATATCTTTTTACAGCTTCTTCTATTGAATAAGGAGAGCTGTCATTAATCCAAAAATATCCCTTATTTGGACGACCGCTTTTGAGAGGACGCTGGATATTTGGTTCTCCAGTTTCTTTAAGAGAAGAGTAAGTCCGAACTAATTTTCCATTTAAATCGTATTTTTGAACTGATTTTTGTAAATGTCTTGTGCTATAAATTGCTCCTCTATGATGTATTTCTTTTCTTGCGTCTGGAAAAATAGACAACACTATCGAACTGATGGTGGCAGTAGAAGATTTTAAATCTAATGCTATTTCTCTACAGCATTTTCCTTCTTCCCATTTCTTTTTTACTGCTTCTCTATCTACTATTATTGCTCCTTCTCCTCCAAGGGTAATATTGTATCCTTTTCCATTTCCTATATAAGTGTCATACTTTTTTATATAATATCGCTCTTTTTCTCCTAATTGACTATTTGGAGCTTCTTCAACTAAAGAAAAGTCAAAATTTTCTTTTCCATATTTCTTTATTGCCTTTTGAATAGCATAACTTTTTTCTGAAGTTCCTTTTTGTTCAGCATAATAGAGATGTTCATACCAGCGTCGTTCATAATTTCTAACAGTTTTTCCAATATATTTTTTATCATTTACTTTATTTCTTATTAGATAGATATATCCCATTATAAAAATACCTCTATATTATCAACCCATTCATCAATTAGACCTTTAGTTTTCAAGTCCTCTCCTCGAATATACCAATCAGAGAGAAGATTCTTTTTGATTTCTTGTGGGTCAATCTTAGTATATTTAATATAAAAATCTTCTAAAGCTTCAATCTGCCTTCGATAGTCTTCCATTGCATTTTGAACATTAGTATAATCTCCAGAAATATTTTGACAGCTACCTTTATGAAGAATAAAGTAAGTATTCCGTAGAGCATACCGTTTATGAGTTGAAAGAAAAATCATTGAAGCAGCAGAAGCCACCATCCCCATAGCTATTCCATAAATAGGAGTTTTTGACATTTGGATTAGAGACACCAAAGTTTCTTCGATATCTAAATCTCCTCCAGGAGAAAGAATCAAAAGACGAATTGGTTTTCTTTTTTCAATAGGAATATCTTTATCTTCTCTGTTCCATTTCAAAATATAATGAACTAAATTTAAAGTGTAAGAATTGATTTCATCTGTCACCCAAAAGACTCTTTCATCCAAATCATGATAAAAGGCCAAAAGAGTTTCATCCGGCAATGAGTAGTTCGCACTTTCCGGAATCTGGACTAAGGGTAATACCATCTGCTCTTCACATTTCTTCATAAAATATCCTCCATAGGATAGATTTTCCTTTCTACTCAAAAGTAGATTTTTCTATCCTTTTTTCTACTAAGTTAGTCTTTATTTATAAAAAGAGGGTCGGCGCCGTATAGGTTCCGACCCATTAGTTATAAATTATTCGTCAAAACCAATAATATTGAATAGACTACGAAAAGCACTACCAATATCATAATCTCCGTAATCCTTCCAATAATTCCTTAGTAGCTTATTATAAGCTTCTCTGGCTTCATCAATTTCTTGAAGGCGCTTTTCCTTCTCTGCCTTTAGCTTGGTTAGACGCTCAGCCTCTTCGGCTTCTTTCTTCTTTTGCTCGTCGAGCTTTTTCTTATAAGCACACTCAGCGCTGATAAGCTCTTCCTGAGTATCATAAATCTTCTTTAGTGTTTCAGAATAATACTTCATACTAAATCCCTTCTTTTATAAAAATAAAAACTAAACAACTTGATTATAACTACAAGGCGGACCTTCGCCCTACCTCCATAATTTTCTGATATATTCAACCAATAGGGAGACAAGTCTGACCCATAGAGCCGTCGCTCTATAAGTTCTTGCCCCGATACAAAGTATCAATTCCTATACGAGATTGGCTACTCGCACCTTTCACTAACCATTCAGAAATTTCCTTAGTAATTTCTTTTTTACAAGAGTCCTTGCTTTTAGCTACTCGGACTTTGACCTCATTTTATAGGTATGTTTCCATACCATCACAGCAGACTATCTTATTGGTCTTTTCCAAGGTTTAGTATAGACGACCAATCTACACCCTTACTTGGATTCGGCTTACGCTTTTGACGCTTAGCTTTCTATTGCGATAGCAATGAGACAATGTTTTTATCAGCAATTATTTCAGCACCATTACCTCTAACAGCGGTTGGTTCAGCCTCCCGCAATCAGAAAATCTCACGACTCTCCGAAGCACATCTAAGCAAAGGTATCCCTCTGAGTAGAAATGCGTAGTACGCTCGAAAGCGAAGGTAGTGTCTCGGCCACATGGTCTTGTGTCTTCACCGAGGTGCCTTATTGTTATAATCAAGCTGTTTAGTTTTCAAAATACAATTATAGGATTACTTTCGTTTTTATTTAGTATACTCTCTGCAAATGACTATGCCACATATCACCAAAAGTGCCGGTGATAGTTTATCCTATAAATCCATCCTCTATGAGAGTCCACAGTTTATTTGGACTTGTGGAAGTCCATGGTTGCGGGCCGAGGGGATGCTCCTCGTCCTCAAGGTTTATGAGACCTGCGACTTAACTGTTTGTCCTGCCCGCGATATCTTTTTATCTTTATGTATATATTATACATAAATTTTAGAAAAATTTCAAATTTTCAAACCTACACGAGCCGGCCTCACTCCTCCTCCAACCTTTTCTGTACCTCGGCTTGAAAATTGAAAGTAAGACCAGGTCTCTTACGGGAGCATGATTATAAGCATTATCCTACTTTTTGCTTATGTAAGCCTCGTTCTCTTTACGATTGTGGGTCAATCGTTTTAGTCGCTTTTCCATCGTCGGATAGCTTGTTCAATAATTTTCACACGAGAACCCCAATAGGTGGCTTGGTGACCCGTACCGGATTTGAACCGATGTTACTGGAATGAAAATCCAATGTCTTAACCACTTGACCAACGGGCCAAAATAACTACTCACTCCTCATATTAACCTAATCAAAACTTACTTTACACCCGACACTCTTGAGTTGGTCGTTGTAGCCACTGAGTAGAAAATCCGCACCTCAGTTTTGATTAGTGTAAATGTCCAGTTAGTTGGTCCTTGTCCCTTACCATGTCATTTACTGCGAGTGCCCTCCCGCATTTGTCAGCAACTATTATTATGAGCAGTCCAAGGCGACCTATTATACGATAGCTCCAATTTCGTCTAATTTTTTGACACCGCGCCCTCAAAGAAATTAGAAAAGAGTCTTTTAAGTCACCAGCGAATAGGTAGTCAACCTATTCTAACGACCAGGTGGCCATGCCGAGAAAGCCTCAGTTTTACACAGGATACTTTCCACTGTCTGCGAGTTAGCTCCACTAACTATGGAGAAGTTTTTCGATGACTCCCGAACGCCGGTTCTACTTGTTGCTACCGGAAAGGACCCCATTTTCTTCGTAAATAGGAAGCGGAAAGTTTATTCGAACTTTCTAAATAGTCTCTTTCTGACTAAGGGCGAGACTACCCTTGGGGCAAGTAGTGGGAATCGAACCCACATCCTCAGTTTGGAAAACTGATATACTAACCTTTGTACGATACCTGCAAATGGTAGCGCCGGTGGAATTCGAATCCACACTGTACGAATTTTGAGTTCGTCGTCTCCTGCCTATTGGACTACGGCGCCATATTTTCAAAGCTAACAATTCTCTCTTCAACAAACCAGCTCCCTGTTCCATTTGATTCCTATGGTGATGACCCATATCTGGCGTGTTCTATACTGGTTTCCTTACCAGTTCAAGTTGCACTCTTGAGAAAAAATTTGAATTAGTACCTGCGCTTCAATACTAATCTCTATTAGCCTCGCCCTCTGCGTTTTCACGGACTTGGGACCGCTTATCAATAGAAATTGATAAGTCGCATTACGAGCTTGGTGGGAGAGGAATCTTCAAAAGAAAGGAATAAGTTTGAAGTCCCTCTCCCGACTTTCTATATATATTATACTAAATATTTTGAGATTTTTCAAATTTTTATTTGTGCTTTTCTTTACGAGTATAAGACTTTTAGATTTTTGAGGTGCGCATTTCTTACGAATCGCAACCCATCCTTCAAGTTGGGAAGGAGTCATCTTTTTAGGTGAATTGATATTGGAATTCATTTCTTACTCCTTTCTCAACTTTATGTATATTATATATTATTTTTAGAAAACTTTCAAGTTTTCTTTTTGTTATTGGTCCAACAGGAACGACTTGAGCGCTCGACCCCTTTATCCCAAATGAAATGTTCTACCAACTGAACTACTGCTGGATATGGTGCGCCAGAGGTGGCTCGAACACCCGACAGACGGCTTATGGTGGAGAAGGCAAGATTCGAACTTGCATTCGCGTTTTCTTCCAATTGAATTACTTCCCCAAAGGCCGCTACTCTACCAACTGAGTTACTGGCGCATATAAAATTTAATGCCTTTCTTTACCTTCAAGCAGCATTCACCCTTGGTGCCAATGGGTCAGGTTCTGTTTATTCAAGAAAGGACTAAGCCGTTATTCTCACCTGTCGTAGGTCCTCACTATTGGATGTCAAGCTGACCTAACTTGAGTAACTTGATTCCTCACCAAACAATTAAGGTAGTTTGGTTACCTTTGATTCGTATACGAAAAATAACACTCCGGCTGTGTCAAGCCGCCCTCTGCACGGTTTCGAACCCGCTCTTCTCCCTTGACGGGGAGCGTGCAACCATTACACTAAAAGAGGATATAAAGTAAGGATATAACCAGTTTTTTTACCACTAAGTTGAAAGCACCTACTCACGCTAAGTAATTTCACTGGAAGCATCACTATCGTTCACACCAATGCTTTACTCTCAACATAGGTTTTGTGAGGTCAAAAAAGGTAACTTGTAAGTTTGCTCACAACAAGTTTTATCCGTTGGTAATGATAGTAAGCGGAGCCGTGCATGACCCCAGTTCACACCTCTTCACCAATTACTTTCAGCAAGTTTAATAATTCTCGGTATAGGGAGCAAATCCTATAACGGCTTTTATCCTCATTGGTTATCTGATATGAAATTTGCACTACTTACTACCATTTGGTGGGCCAGGGTGGTGCCGACCCACCTACTCCCGAAGGAAATGGATTTACAGTCCATCGCAGTTGCCGATTTGCTACTGACCCATATAGAATTAGAGAATTAGTCAAAACAGTATCGCCACGAGAAGGCTTCTCTATGATACCGCGCCGGCGGAACGATTCGAACGCTCGCGAGCTTTTACACCCCTCTTTGTTTTCAAGACAAATCTCTTCAGCCACTTGAGTACGCCGGCATATTTACTTACTTATGTTTTCGTAACTGGCGCCGAACCTTACGAATAAGATTGGCATTTTCAACCGGATTGGTCATAAGACGCGCCAGACGATTTTCATAATGAAGCTTATCTCTCTGAATCATTTTTATTCTCCTCTCAACTTTCTATATATATTATATATAATTTTTCTAACTTTTTCAAATTACATCTTGGTCTGTCGGGTCAGCAATCTCAACTCCTGCATAAACAGGAACATAATCTTCTGCAACGCTTGCTAAAAAATAACAAACAGAGATTTGAGAATGAAGGGTCTTCAACTCTTCTTTCTCCTCCTCAATTTGAGACTTATAATCCAAAATAGCAGAAACTTTCTCCTCCATCTCCTGCCCCTGGAACTTAGGAATAAGAGTAATCAAACTCTCCAATTCCTGAATATACTTCTCAGTGTCGTTGGCTCTACTTTCAAGGCGAACACCAATATCACGAAGCCCCTCAGACTTATATTCACAAATCTTTTCAAAAGGAGCATGGAATTCATCATAAAGATAAGTAGAACGAGAATAGTCTCCGATAGAAATAAATTTCCCATCTGACTTCAAAAAGATATTTAGATATTGAGACATTTTATATCTCCTTTCTTACTTTCTATAAAAAGTATATATTATTTTTATAGAAATTTCAAATTTTTTTAGTGGCAGGGAGTAAAGGTAATGCTCCTTTTTCTATCGGGTCAAAGCCGATTGTGTCCACTTGTCCACTAACTCCCTATATAAAATGGGATAATACTTTTATGTATTATCCAAATTTTACTTTGTGCTATGCTTTTTCTGATCGTATTCGGACTCGAAAATCAAATCATCAATATCCATAAACATCCCTCCTCTTTATAAAATAAGTGGCGCAGAGCACAGCATTCGAAGCTGATACCTTTCAGTACGCATCGCTTAGCAGGCGAGCCTCAGACCTCCTGAGTTTACTCTGCATATCTTACGAGCAGTTTATACAGTGATGCTCAGCACTATCCGTCTGGGTTCCACCATTAGAACCGTCCACAATTAAGTTTTTGCCTATCATAATGGAGCTGATGGAGAATTTCGAAATCTCGACCTAGCGCTTACAAGGCGCTCGCTCTGCCTCTGAGCTACACCAGCATAAAATGGTCCCCAACCTGTGAGTTGAACACAGGACCTCCCAATTATAAGTTGGGTGCTCTAACCAACTGAGCTAGTTGGGGATAAGGAAGATTTGGACGCATCCACCTCTCCCGAAAGTTTCCAAAGAGAACTTTCATCTTTCAGTATTTCTAAGTGAGTTCTCCTCTCAAACTTTACAAATATATAATACTTTATTTTAGAAAAAATTTCAAATTATTATTCTTCTAAAATTTTTGGATTCATGGTAATCTGATAAAGAAGCCATTCATTATAGTAGGGCATAGAACGAATATATTTCAAAATTTTTGAAGAAAGCCCTTGAAAGAAATTTCTCTGAGCTACATAAGAAAAACTAACACTATTATTAGAAGAGATTTTAAAGCCACACCATTCTTTATCATCATCTTCAAAAGGAATAACTTTATAAAAATTCTTATCTTCCTCTAACCACTCGTTCAATAATAGCTCCTTTATCACAAACCAGTCCTTTGAGCTAATTTCTTGATTAAAAAGGAAAAACTTTTTATCTTTTAGTCTACTACAAAAAAGACAATAAGAACAGTCTTTCAAATTAGTAGAAAAATAAATCTCTTTTCCAGTAGAAACATTGAAAATCCCTAAACTATCTTTTACTTCTTCACAAGAATAGACTCCATAACAATTTGAAATTTCATTACTATCAAGAATTTTTTTGCTATGCTCTATCTTTGAGGAATTATCAACCTCAACACTACTCATAACATCAGAAGAAGCATTAACATATTGACTATTCTCTACATTTACTGACGAATAGATTTTCTCACTGTTCTTAATGTCCTTGCTAAAAGCCACGTACTTTGACTTAGATACGTCCTCACTGTCTCGGACTCTTGAACTAGAGTCTGTATAGAAGCTCCTCAAAATTATAGAGCTATTTACGATTTCAAAAACTTCTTCGAATTTTTCTACTTCAAGTGGCCCCATTCCTACAAAAGTACGCCAATCACTAAAAAGCTTTGAAAATAGTACTTTTTCTTTGTTCGAAGAGTGATTTTGAACCCACCCCATAGCATCTATAAGTTCCATTGGTTCTTTTGGAAAACCCACCTTTTCCATGAAATTCTTATAAACTTCATAATCAAGAGTTCCTGCTAATTTATCAATAGAAAAAATCATTCATTTTCTCCTTTCTTTACGATTGTTCCATCCAATTTCACTTCTAAATCATAGGGATGGTCATGCTCAAAAACGGCCATTTCGGCACGTTTATTCAAAAGCTTTACAAACTGCTGGACTTCAGGGGTAAGACGGAAATAAGCCACTGGATACTTACTATTTTTCCCCACCAAAGTCGCCCCAAGGACGTCTCTGCAAAAACGAAGATACTGAGCATAAGTCAAGCCTAAAAGGCGCGCCGGCATCAAGTTAAAAGACCCATAAATCTTTCCCTCAAAAGGAAAACTCCCATGATTGAGATAAATTGCCTGATAGGTCGCCATATAAGGACTCTCTTCCAGATAAAAATACTTCTTCATAGAGACATCTCCTTCCATAATTCTTTTATTTCATCATACTCTGCCTCGGTCATGTCCAAAAAAGAAGCCCAATCCTGTTTGCGAAAAATTTCAGACACAAACTCAGGGAGGTCTCCACTGAACTTCTGCGTTTCTACTTTTTCAGCAGGAATATAATCCTTTATAATATATTTCTTTACAGTCGAAGCAGAAAATCCTGTTTCTCTCGCTACTCCGGCATAAGTCTTTAACTCCAAATATAGATTATTGAATCTAATAATATCATCTGGTGAAACCCGCATATATCCCAACTCCTTTCATTTCTATAAAAATTATACCTCAAAAAATCTAAAAAATCAAATTTTTCCCTATACCTTTATATAAAACGCGCGCTCGCCCGTAAATAACACAAATTTTCTCAAAAATCAAATTAGCATATAATAAATTTGAATTTTTGGCTATTTTATTATATAATTATAATATAAAAAGTAAAAGGAGAAATGTTATGGTAAATTTTCAAATGTATGATTTAGCTGTGAGCAGAACAGCTACAAACCTAATGTCCTATGCAAAACGACATGATAATAAAATCGAACTCAAAAATTTTAACCCCACTAATCATACTCATATGTATATTTTTGAGGTCGCGCGCCTTGTAAGCAATATCAATAACAGTGAAAAGATTATTCTGGGAATGGGTTTTTGGAAACATCTATTTTCCCCCAAAGATATTCGGCGCACTAAGCGCGCGAGGAGTTTTTCCGAGGGAATCGACATCGAGAAATTTCTAAATTTTACCTTTACGGAAATTGAAGCTACTCCGGATGAAATTTGGGAGGAGTATTACAAATGATTTATATTTATACTGACGGCGCTTGTTCTGGTAATCCTGGACCTGGTGGTTCAGCTTTTATTGCGGTAGAAGATAGTAAAGAAATTTATCGCTGGTCGATGCCGATTCCAGAAGCAACAAATAATATATGTGAGCTAATAGCTATTGTTGAAGCTTGTAGATGGGCTGAGGAAGTCTACCCCTCTGACCAAATTACAATCCGAACTGATAGTGCTTATTGTCATAATTGTTATGTTCAAAAATGGTTTCGTAATTGGCAAAAGAATGGATGGAAAAATTCTAAAAAAGAACCAGTCGCAAATAAAAAGCTTTGGCAACAACTTATTCCTTTTTTTGAGGATGAACGGTTTTCTTTTGAGAAAGTAAAAGGACACACCGGCTCAAAAGATTGGAACGATGAAGTCGATAAGTTGGCTGTAGAAGCCCGAAAATCAATCTAAAATTTGCTTTTTGTCTGGATTTATGATATAAATAAACCTGTAAGCAAAAAAATTTTCTTTTATATAAAAAGAAACAAAAACGATATAGAGTAAGAAATAGGTGGGAACCCTATATAGACTATATGTAAGGAGTATAATTATATATAATGATAATAGTTGTAAATGGCGCACCAAGAGCAGGAAAAGATACATTTTGTGAAATGGTTCAAAAAATAATGGAAGAAAGAGTCGGCCCTTATAGTTGCAGAATTATTTCCACAGTTGATTTTGTAAAAGAGGTTGCTAAATTCTGTGGTTGGAATGGCCAAAAAACTCCTAAAGATAGAAAATTTTTATCAGACCTAAAAGATATTTTGACTCAATGGGATGATATTCCTTATAAAGACATTATTGATTCTTATGTAGGATGTAAAGAAATTTGGAAGCAACTAGGATATAATGAAGAAAAGTGCCTTTACTTTATAATGTGTCGAGAACCAAAGGAAATTCAAAAATTTGTAGATAGAATTGGTGCGAAGACTCTAATTGTTTGCCGTTCAGAGGTGGAGAACATACACCAATCTAATCATGCAGATGCCGAAGTTTTTAATTTTGAGTATGATATTTATATTGATAATCAGGAAACGATAGAACATTTGAAAAAGATAGCAAAGCAATTTGTAGAGAATTTTTTGAAGGGAGAAGATTATGAAGGGATTTATTGGTGATATTGACTGGGTTGATGCCGAAAGTATGCGTTATTGGAGCATTCCTGCTTCTTATTCTGAGGAAAAGCGAAAGTCCGAAGTAGTAAATGCTATTTATAGTGGAGACTATTATGGTGCTTTGAAAGTTGATGGTTATTATCAGCGTCTCATAAAGGACGAAGATGGAAATTGTTTTATGGTAGCCCGCAATAAGAATGTAAAAGGTGAAGCCGTAAACAAAATTGAATGGGTTCCTCAACTTCAAACTTTTATGACGCAGCTACCTAACGGGACTGTTCTTCTAAGTGAGTGTTACCTTCCCGGACACGAAGGTTCAAAAAATATTACTTCTCTTTTAGGATGCCTCAAAGATAAGTGTATTGCACGTCAAGAGAGCGGTCAGAAGCTTCATTTCTATATTTTTGATATTTGTGCCTATGATAGAGTAAATTTAGTAGATACAAAAGCTATTGACCGTTTTTCTCTTTTGGAAAAAATTTCCACTCAATATACTTCCCCTTATGTAGAGTGGGCCAAGTATTATAGTGGAAAAGAGCTGTGGAATAAACTTCAGGATTACCTAGCTTCCGGTCGAGAAGGAATGGTAATTACTCGAAGAGATTGTCTAGTTTACTTTAAACGAACTCCCGCACATATGACTATTAAAGTAAAGAAGGAACTTCAGGAGACCTTGGATGTAGTAATTATGGGAGCAAACGCGCCAACTCGTCTTTATAACGGAAAAGAGCTTATGAGTTGGAAGTATTGGGAGAATCTATCTACTGGTGAGAAAGTCGAGGGCACGCTCTATAAGAATTACAGCGATGGAGACCCTATTGAACCAATTACGAAAATGTATTTTCTTGGCGGCGCTGGCTCTCTAAAAATTGGAACTTATAAAGATGGGAAGCTGGTTCAGGTTGGAAATCTTAGCGGACTTGAAGAGGAAATTCTATTGAATTGGAAATCTTATCTTGGAAAAGTCATTGAGATTACAGCAATGGAAGTTATGGCTGAAAGTTATGGTCTAAGGCATCCGCGCCCTGTTCGCCTAAGAAGTGATAAGATGGCGAGTGAGTGCGACTGGTATCAGATTTTTGGAAATGTATAAAGTTTCATCTTACGAGAAAAAAGTAATTGAAATTCTCAATAAAGAAAAAGTCAGATTTATAAAAGAGAAAACTTTTAGCGACCTTCATCATGGATATTATAGATTTGATTTTTTCCTTCCCGAAGAGAATATTCTTTTAGAAGTCCAAGGACGTCAGCATACGGAATTTACAAAAATCTTTTACAAAAATCGCTCTGATTTCCTAAAAGCACAAGAGAGAGATAGAGAAAAAATAAGTTATTGTCTTTCTCATAAAATTCCTCTTTATTGTATCCCTTGGTGGGACATGGATAAAATTTCTTCGGTAAAGGACTTGCTAAATGATGTTTATTTGGCCCGGACCCGCTATCATAATGATAATGCTTATCGAGAATATTTAAAAAAATAGAGAAAAAGTCCCTCATTTTTACTTATAATTTGAAGTAGAAAGGAGGGATTTCTTTTGACTATCCAAGAAGTTGCGAATAGCCTGGGAGGCGCTCTCATTCTAATTTTTCTTTTTTGGCAGGTTTTAGAAAAAGTATGCGGAAATTTTGAATGGTTTCAAAAGATGAAGAAAAAGAAAATTGAAGCTGAAAAGAAAAGGCAGGAAGAGATTATCCAAAAAACAACTGAAAAAGTTGCTGAACAAATTCTGACCCCTATTATAACAACATTTGAAGAAAAAAACCGTTTGCAGGATGAAAAGCTAGGGATGCTTATCAAGTCTTCTAATGATATGCTTAGGAAAGATATTGTAAGAATTTACTATAAATATTTACCCTACAACAGAATATTACAATATGACAAAGAATTTGTTTGCGCTATTTATAAAGATTATCATAGCCAGGGTGGTAATTCTTTTATAGATGGAATTATGAAAACAATTCGAACTTGGTTGGTTGTTTCTACAGAAGAGGAATTACATCAATAAAAAAAAGGAGAGGATAAAAATCCTCTCCCTTTTATTTTCTATTTTACTTACCTTCGCCCTTGATGCGAGCAATAACCTCACTAATGGCGCTAGAACCAGACATTAGTACAAAACCAGTTAGGATTTGACCAGCCATACTTACACTATCTACTAGACCACAAGCAAAAATTAGGTCTAGACCGAAAGAAAATACCAGACCGAAAGAACCAATAGCAGCAACCACAAGAGTAATCCACTTCCCATAAGAAAGACTTTCCCATAGAGGATGTGCACGGTCAATTACATACCATAGTACGGCAGATAGCGCAACAATCAAAGTTAGCATCTCCATTTTCTTTACCTCCTATAATTTTCTACTTATAAGTCAAAAACACTTATAAATTCTCCAAAAAATTGACACTTACTAAAATAAATGTTATAATAATATAAGAAAGAGGTGAAAGGAATTGGAACTAAGTAATATACAGAATACTATATTAGAAGCGACAGAGCCGATTATCTTTGTGAGTAGTAGTGCCGGTTCAGGAAAAACAAAAGTTCTAACTGAAAAAGTCCGTCAAAGTATTCAAAAAGGAAAAAATGTGGTGGCTTTTACATTTACAAATATGGCATCTGGAGAAATGAAAAAACGTCTTCAAGTAGATAATAATGATAATCTATTTATTGGAACCATTCATTCATACTGTGCTCATCTTTTACTTAGAAATGGTGTAAAAGAAGCTATAAAGTATATGAATGATGAAAAATTTGATGGATTGTTTCATCTAATGCAAAAGCATCCAGAATGTACACCAAATATTGATATATGTTTATGTGATGAAGCACAAGATAGTAATGAAATTCAGCTAAAATTTATTTTTGAAATGCTTCATGCGAAAGAGTATTTTATTGTCTTTGATTTACGGCAATCAGTGTATGGCTTCGCAGGTAGTCGTCCAGACCTTTTGAAGAGATATCAGCAAAAGCTTGGGGCAAAAGTTTATTCCATGAATGAAAATTATCGCTGTTGTCCTGATGTTCTTCGTTTTGCGAAGTCTACTCTTCAAAAATGTAGTATGACTGATGACAGTATTGCTGTACGTCAGGTCAAAGGGACAGTGGCGATGAAGCCTTATAGTGAGCAACTAATCCTAGATATGATAAATATTAGTAAAAAATATCATAAATGGGCAGTATTAGCACGAACCAATGCCCAGGTTGATACTATCAAAGATTATCTGATTGATAATGGGATTCCTTGTGATAGCTTCAAGCAAGGAGACCTCAAAAAAGAAGAGTTGGATAAAAAAATGGAAGAAGATACTGTAAAAGTTTTGACCGTACACAGCGCGAAAGGTTTGGAATGGGACTATGTAGCTTGTGTTGGGTTAAATCTTTGGAGTCCCGAAGAGTGTAGAGTATCCTATGTTGGGATTACTCGCGCGCGAGATGGTGTTTTGTGGATGACACCACAAAAAAAGAAGCGCACAAAAATTACTAATTGGGAATAATAGTATGATAGTAGTTTTAGTTTTATTGATTTTAGGAGCTATTTTTCTTTTACTAAAACAACGAAGAAAAATTCAAAAACTAAAATCTGATACTGATGAAATATATCGAAAAGTTTTAGAGGAAAAATACAAAAATTTAGAAGAAAATGCCCAACAAGAATTCCAAGCGAAACAGAGAAGTTATAATAATGAACTTTCCTATCTTAAAAAAGAATTAGAAGATTTTCGTAGTCGGCGCAATGCTGTAAATGAAGCGATACGACGAGAACGAGAACTAATCGAAAAAGAAGACTTCTATAAAATCCAACTTACGCAAAATGATATTGAAGATATAAAGCTTTTAGATAGTATGAGAAATCATTTATGTCATAAAGAAGTTCTTCCTAAGGTTATATGGGAGAGTATTGCTCGGCGCCCTGTAAATGAGATGATAAAGAGGGTTGTCGGGCAGAAAGTTGGAGGAATTTATAAGATTACTTATATCCCAACTGGGGAGGCTTATATAGGTCGAACCGTCAATTTTAAAGATAGATGGCAAGCTCACATTCAGACCGCGCTGGGTATAGAAAAAGTTGCCAGCTCAACGCTTCATACGCATATGGCGCGGAATGGAATTTGGAATTACAGTTTTGAAATTTTAGAAGAGGTTCCGAAAGATAAACAGAGTGAGAGAGAAAAATTTTATATCGACTTGTATGGGACACAAAAGCAATTAAATATGAGGAAAGGATAATGAGAGGAAATTTGATTTTCTCTCATTTTTCTTTTATAATATAATAAAAGGATGGAAGGAGAACTAAAATGGAACTCTCAAATTTTGAAAAACTCAAAAATCTCTCAATGGAAGAAATGGCAGAATTTCTATCTGACCAAATGGCGCTTGAAGGTACAATTTATGACCAATGGATGATAGATACTTTTTGTAATAATTGTTCAGATACAGAAGATCATGATGGGAGTCTAGTAAGTTTTTGTGAAATGAATCATGACTGTCCTTATGGACTTTGGGATATTAGCGATAAAGACCTAGTGATGCGCTGGCTCTCTTGGGTGGAGGAAAAAGATGACTAAAACTTTTTGTGATTTTTGTGAAACTTATATTCCTAATCCAACTTCTTATAATACTTGGTTTCTTCCAATTTGGGAGAAAGGAATAGTCTCAAAGCAGTTTTGTCTTTGTGATGCTTGTGTTCAAGATATAGCAACTATAATTGATAAGTATAAAAATGTTAGAAAAAGGGAGAAGTTTTAGTTTTTTTCATTTTTAAAAAATTTCAAGTAGAGGAGAATTTGATTTCTCCTCTATTTTTTTGTATAATATTATTATAAATGTAGAAAGGAGTAGAATAAAATGAGTTATGATGCTAATTCAATTCAAATAAGAGATTTTCGTACAGCTTGTCGAGCCACTCCTGGAATGTATTTAGGAGCAACCGCGCAGGATGCCTCCTTCAATTGTTTTCTTGAAGTACTGAATAATGCTTGCGATGAGGCTATGATGGGGCGCGGAGATAGAATCGAAATAATTTTATCTGATGACTGCAACACGCTAACCTGCATTGACAATGGGGCTGGAGTCCCTCGCGGGCCAAATAAGGATTGTGAGGAAGTTTTGATTGAACTTTTTTGTTCTGCTCACAGTTCTGGTAAATTTGATACTTCTAATTATAAAAAAGTTCGAGGATGTCATGGTATCGGAACATCGGCAGTATGTGTATGTTCTCGTGAATTTGAAGTTTGGAGTCGAAGAGAGGGTAGTGAATATCATCTAAAGTTTCAAGACGGCATTCCATGTTCTAATAAAAGTGAAAAGATTAGAGAAGTTAGTTCTACTGGCTCAACTTTTAGATTTACTCCAAATAAGGAAGTATTAAATATTGAAAAAGATGAAAACACCTTTGAACCCGAACGAATTCGAGAAGAACTTCGACTTACATCTTACTTTATTCCAAAAGTTTTGTTTATTTTTACTTATAAAGGTAAAAGCGATACATTCTACTCTTCACAAGGGTTAAAGGATTTTGCAAAAGACAATATTGAAAAGCCTCTACATAAATCTTTTATCTATGGGTATAAAGAATTTGATGATGAAGTCGAGGTTGAAGTATTTGCTCAATGGACAAGCGGGAGGGAAACAGAATATATTTTCTCTAATGGCGCGCTAAATATAGATGGTGGAACACCGAGTACTGGTGCAAAAACTGCTTTTACAAGAACTATCAATTCTTTATCTAAGGGAGATTTTACTGCCGATATGATAAGAAAGGGACTTGTTTATATTGTTAATGTACGCCATCCCCATCCTATTTATCAAAATCAGACTAAATCTCGTATCCAAAATCCAGAACTGAGAGGATATACCCAAACAGTTTTTACTGATGCCATAAAAGATTTTGTAAAAAAACATAAAGATGAATTTGATAAAGTTGTTGATTTATTAGTCAAAGAAAAAAAAGCAGAGATGATGGCTGAAAAAGCGCGTCGTCAAGTTCTTGAAGCGGGTAAAGAAGTTGAAAAAAATCAACGCAAAAAAGTTTTTGCGAGTGATAAGTTGAAGGATGCGGAGTTCTTAGGACAGAATTCAATACTTTTAGTCTGTGAGGGAGATAGTGCGCTAAATGGAATGGCACAGGCCAGAGATGTAGAACATACAGGACTAATGGCCATTCGAGGCAAAATAATCAATTGTCTTTCAAATGATGATGAAAAGATTTTTCAGAATGAAGAAGTTAAACTTCTTTTAAGTGCAATGAATATTATCCCTGGGAAATATGATAGTAAAAAGCTTCGTTATGGAAAATTAGGTATTTGTAGTGATGCGGATTGACCAACGTTGAGTCCGCGTAAAATCCCTTAAATTGCGGGGAACCCCTTAGAGCCTTTTCAACCAAGTTTATATAGGAATATATAAATGGCGTTTAGTAACAGAAACGGTAAGGTAAAATCGAAAAGGATTGGGCAATCAAACGCAACGAAACATCCAGAACGGATGGACGCTCAACGACTATAATAGGGACTTCAAAAATTTTGAAGATGGTATAGTCTAATCCCTCAATTCTTTAGAGTTAGGTTCCATAAAAATCTACCTTTATAGAGAAGGTGATGAATATGGGGAAGAACATAAAATTTTTTGACGAGAAAATACAACAACAAATAATTGATGACTATCTAAACAATAAATCAATGAGACAGATAGAAAAAGATTATGGAGTAACTCGTCAGTCAGTAGCAAAATTTTTAGAAACAAGAAATATAAAAACAATCAAGGGAAATCATTATAGATTATATACACATGACTATGATTATTTTGAAAAAATTGATACAGAGGAAAAAGCTTATTGGTTAGGTTTCATGTTTGCTGATGGTTATATTGTCGATTATTCTAATAGATACGGCGAAGATAAATTCGGCATGACTCTTCATTCAAAAGATGTTTCTTCTTTGGAAGCTTTCAAAAAATCAATTCATGCAACTAATCCAATTACAGATGTTTCATATAATGGACGAGCTTTGAGACGAATTATTATGAGTTCTCAAAAGACAGTAAATGATTTGATTTCTCATGGGTGCGTAAAACAAAAAAGTCTAATTTTAAAGCCTCCAATTGGGGTTCCCGATGAATTACTTCATCATTTTATTAGGGGATTCTTTGACGGAGATGGGTCTCTTTATTGGAATAAAAGTTATTTTCAAGCGCATGAGGGGTGGAACACTCCTTCCTATTCAATTTGTATTACATCGACAAAAGAAATGGTTGAATGGCTAATACAAATTTTAGGAGATGGAAAAATTTATAAAGAAGGGCGTCGAGAAAAAACCTTTTATTTTAAATTGGGTGGAAATATAAAAGTTAGACATTTTTGTGATTATATATATAAAGATGCTACGATTTTTATGGAACGAAAATATAACTACTATAAAGAATTGTGTAAAATATCAGGAAACTGAGGGTATAAATGTCAGATGGCTACCATATTGGACTTTTGATTATGAGTTGTCTATTAAAAGTAGCTCCACAATTTATTGAAGAAGGGCGTCTTTGTTGGCTTCGGTCTCCGCTCTTTATTGTTGAGCAAGGAAAGAAGAGAAACTATTACTTCACTGATGAAGACTTTGAAAAAGCTAAATCTGAAGGAAAAGTAAAAGGTGAAGTTCATCGCGCGAAAGGTCTCGGTGCACTTGAGGCTCAGGAAGCTCACGAATCAATGTTCACTCCCGAGTTTCAACGACTTGATGTACTAAAGCCAGATAAGGAAAGTTTCTTTTTACTTTATTCTCTCATGGGGAAAGAGGTTGAACCACGAACTAACTTTATTTTTGAAAATGTAGATTTTTCACTTATTCGTGAATAATTTTAGAGAGGAAATTTGATTTTCCTCTCTTTTTTTATTATAATATTTATATAATGAAAAGAAAGGAGTATAAATAAATGGAAATACAAATGACTCCCGTAATAAAAGATTCATTTATCCAATATAGTGGAGCAGTCCTACAATCTCGAGCCCTGGTTGATTCTCGTGATATGTTAAAGCCAAGTGCTCGGCAAATCTTTTACTCAATGTGGCGGAATAAATATACCCATGATAAACCATATGAGAAGACTAACGCTCCTATGGGTGATGCAATGAAGGATTTTTATATTCATGGTGACTCTTCTTGTGTAGGGATAATGATGCGCGCAGGAGAAAGTTTCTGTCTGCGCTATCCTCTTACTGAAGTAAAAGGTAATAGTGGCACTCTTATGAGTTCTGGTAGCTGGGCGAGCGAAAGATATACTTCAACAAGATTGGCAGAAACTTGTAATTATCTTTTTGCTGATATTCAAAAAGAAGTAATTGAAGAATGGAGAGATAATTATGCTGATAATCTTCAATTTCCTTCAGTTTTACCAAGTAAGGGCTTTTATAATTTAGTAAATGGATCATCGGGTATTGCTACTGGAATGGCTAGTTCAATTCCTCAGTTTAATATTAAAGAACTTAATGAGGCCCTTATTAAGTTGTTATGGAATCCAGATATCCCAGTAGAAGAAATTTTAATTTTACCCGATTTTGCCACTGGCGCAATTCTTCTAAATTCAGAAGAAGTAAAAAATTCTCTAAAGAATGGGACCGGTTCTGCTTGTAAATTAAGAAGTGTAATCGAATATATAAACAAAGATAAGTGCTTTGTTGTATCTGAAATTCCTTTTGGCGTCTATACCAATACTATTTGCCAACAATTAGAAGACATTTTAAATGGTGATGAGAACCCTGGAATTGAAAGATTTAATGACTTAACAGGTAATCAATGTAATCTTAAAATTTATCTAACCAAAAATGCTTCACCAGAAAAGGTTCTAAAGTATCTTTATAAAAACACTTCGCTTCAAAATCATTATACTATAAATATGACAATGTTGGAGAACGGTCGTTTTCCAAGAGTCTTTGGGTGGAAGGAACTTCTTCAATCTCATTTAGACCATGAAAAAAGTGTATATATAAATGGCTTTCAGTTTGACCGTAGAAAGATTCTTGCACGACTTCATATTATTGAGGGCTTGATGAAAGCTATTTCAATGATTGATGAAGTAGTAAAGACCATTAAAAAATGTGCAGATGCCAAAAATGCCTCAATTGGCCTTCAGCGCTTATTAAGTATTGATGAAATTCAGGCTAAGGCAATTCTTGACCTAAAACTTTCTCGTTTGACCCATTTAGATATTACAAAGTTAGAAACTGAAAAGTCCAATCTTGAAACTGAAAAAGAAAGAATTGAAGCCATTTTATGTGATGAAATTCTTCTCAAAAAAGAAATTGAAAAAGGTTTACGCGAAGTTGCTGAAAAATTTGGAGACGCACGCCGAACAAAAATTTTGAATATTTCAAATGATGAAGAAACAATCGAGCAAAAACAACTGTCTCTTTCTTTCACAAATGAAGGAGCTGTATTTGTTAGTGAAACTTCTACCCTTTATTCTCAACGAAGAAATGGTGTAGGCTCAAAGTTTAAGCTTGATAAAGGAGAATTTGTAGTTGATACTCTAATTGGGGACAACACAGACGAAGTTCTCTTTTTTACACAGCGCGGAGCCTTTTATCATTTGAAGATAGGAGAATTCAATATTGGAGAAAAACAATATCTAAATTCATTCCTACCTATCAATGGAGACGATGAAATAAAATCAGCTACGATTCTTTCTAAAGATACGGAGTCCTCAAATATTCTTTTCCTTACAAAGAATGGAATTTTGAAGAAGTCCGCGCTTTCTGAGTATAATTTACGAAGAAATACTGGCGTTCAGGCTCTAAAGTTAGATGATGATGATTTGATTGCTTCTATTCTCATTTTGAAAAATGAAAGAGTCGGTATTCTCACTGAGAAAGGGAACTTTATTATTATCGAAACTAAAGATATTAGACCTATTGGCAGAGTGGCCCGAGGAGTTGTAGGTATCAAGCTAAATGAGGGAGACAAGGTTGTTTCTGGACGAGTTATTCCTAAAGAAACAAAAGAAATTCTTTCTGTGAGTGAAGATGGATATTCAAAGCGAACTGATATAAATGAATTCAAAATTACTGGACGGGCAACCAAAGGAGTAAAGATTCAAAGAGCTGATAATCTTTGCGACTTCTTACCACTTGTTGATGCTAGTGATATTTTAGTTGTATCTTCCACTACTCAAATTCGGGTAAAAGTTGATGAAATTCCAGTATTGGGCCGTGGAACCCAAGGGGTAAAGACTTTAAAATTAGGAGAAAATTCAAAGGTAATAAAAATCCAAAATTTCTAAGTTTGAAAGTTTGAAAGTTTTGTAAATTTTGGCTATAATATTTATAGAAAGTTGAGAGAGGCATGAAACCTTTACTCATCTAATAATAAAAATAATTTATATGTAAAAGGAGAAAAAAATTATGAAGCTAACTGCTAAGAGTTCTGAAGTATTTGATTATGTAAAGTCTAATGGTGGTCATGTCTCTATTGATGAGATTTGTAATGCCATCGGTCGTGCCTCTCGTTCCGTAGGCGCCAATGTAACTGACCTACAGAAGAAGGGTCTAGTTGAGCGTGAGAAGGTTGAGGTTGAGGGTGCAGAGAAGCCTGTAGTTTATGTAAATCTAACCGATGCCGGTGCTACCTTTGTCCCCAGCGATGACGCTGAGTAATTTATTCTAATAATTGGTAGGAGGAATTTCCTCCTACCTTTTTATGAAAGAACCAAAATAATTATTGTAAATGTAAAAAGGAGAAAAATTTATGCTACATGAAGCCGAAAATCGTGTTCGTATTGAAGGTCTACTAAGTGAAACTGATTTGAAGTATGGTTCTTTTGTCAAGAATGGCGAGACAATCGAGACAATTGGAGGAACTATCAAGGTACTTGTTGAGCAAGTCGTAAATGCTGTTCCTCTACATCTTGAAATCCCCGTCCATCTTTTTAGTCAAAAGTATAAGAAGGATGGAGGTCTGAATCCCTCCTATGAAAGCATTCAGCGCGTCAAGGAAGAGTTTATGTCTATTGCCTCTGCCGGTGGACGCGAAGGTGCTGATAAGATTCGTATTACTGGTGCAAAAATCAAGATGAACGAGTTCTTTTCCAAGGACGGTCGTTTTGTAAGTTCTCCTCGCATTAGTGCCTCTTTTGTTGGTAAGGCTACTGGTGATTTCAAGCCCGAAGCCAGTTTCTCTCTGACTTTTGCCGTTTCTAATATCAATTATGTTGTTGATAAGAATGGTATTGAAGTTGAGCCAAAGAAGCTAGAAGTTACCGCCATTGTTCCTAATTGGAATGGTCAGGTTGATGTAGTGAAGCTATATGCCTCTAATCCTAATGTCATCAACGCTATTACTCAGTATTGGGAGCCCGATTACACCTTCAAGGCTAATGGCCGTCTAAATTTCACTTCTACTACTGAGACTTATATTGAGGATGTAGATTTTGGTGAGGCTATTGAGAAGACTCGTACTCGCAGTATTAGTGAGCTACTAATTATCGGTGGTTCTCAGAGCGCTCTAGAAGGTGAGCAGGCTTTTGACGTTGAAGACCTCGCGCAGGCAATGAAGGCTCGTAAGGTTCGTCTAGAGGCCCAGAAGGCCAAGGACATGAACAAAGTAAAGGGTGAGATGAAGACTCCTGCACCAACCACTTCTCGTTTAGCAGGAGACGACATGGGATTTTAAGGAGGTAAATAGTTATGGCTATTGATATTTTTTCCCTCCAACCTAATAAAATCTCTCGCGATCTGCGGTCTAAGTTCATTCTCTTAGCGGGCGCTCCTAAAATTGGAAAGACTGAATTTTGTGCCCAAAGTGATAAAGCCCTGATTCTTGCAACTGAGATTGGTACAAATGCTCAATCTGGCGTTCGCGCTCTTCCAATTCAGAAGTTTGCTGATTTCAAGCTAGTTCTTCGTCAGTTAGAAAAGCCTGAAGCAAAACAAATGTATTCAACTATTTGTATTGATACTATTGGTATTCTATATGACCTTTGTGAGCAATTTGTCTGTCAGCAGAATGGTGTAAGTAAAATCGGAGATATCCCCTATGGTGGTGGATATAGCCAAACTTCAAAGGAATTTGAGAATTGTCTTCGTAAAATTACCATGATGGGTTATGGACTTATTATGACTTGCCATCTGAAAGAAACAACGGATGATGATGGAAAGGTAGTAGGTTATAAGCCCGACCTCAATAATCGTTGCTTGAAGACTGTCAATGGCCTTGTCGATATTATTGGAGTTATTACCCAGACTTGGAATGAAAAGGGAGAAAGTGAGCGGTGGGTTCAGACCCGTGCTACTCCTACTATTACTGCAGGTTCTCGTTATAAGTATCTTGAACCTCGCATTCCATTTGGCTTCCATGAGCTTGAACAAGCGGTAGCTAAGGCTATTGATATGGAAGAAAAGAATGGTGGTTTAGTGACTGATGAAGCACCAATTATCCAGGAAGAAAAGCTTGACTTCAATGCTCTAATGTCTGAGGCCCGTGAGATTTGGACCACTAAGGTAAATAATGCCAAAACTGATGAAGATAAGGAAGCAGTAGTTCGTGCCATGTCTAAAAAGGTAGAAATGGTATTTGGGCGAAAGCTAAAACTGTCGGAGGTTACTGAGGACCAGGTCTCTCTTTTACAGCTCGCTGTCATGGACTTACGTGCGATGTAATTCATAAAACTAAATTAGAGGTAGGAGGAATCCTACCTCTTTTTTGACATTTTTAGAAAAATATGATATAATATAATAAGATTGGAGGGATATAAATGGCAAAACATTTAGTCATCTGCCGTGCCTGTAAAGAACGTTTTGACGCTCAATTAGCCAGTGCGGATATAGAGTGGGTAATGCCATCTAAAGGATGGTACTATCATAAATCTTGTTATGAAAATCTAAAGAAAGGAAATATTCTAAAAGATAAAGATTGGAAAAAACGTATTTATGATTTTATCGCGCACGACCTAAAAGTTTCTTATGACTATCATCTCTGCGAAGCTCAATTGAAAAAATTCGTCGAGAAAGATAAAATTGGAACTTATAAAGGCATTTTTTATACGCTAAAATATTTCTATGAAATTAGAAATGGAGACTGGTCAAAGGGCCATGGGGGGCTAGGAATTGTTCCCTTCATATATGAAGAAGCTACTACCTATTGGAGACAGAGAGAGAATAATGAACGAGGAACTTTGGCTGGAATTGAAGAGCAAATTAAGCAACGAGAGTCCCAGCAGAAAGTTTTGCTAAAAAAACCAAAAGCTATATCTCAAAAACAAAGGTCTCGATGGAATTTGGAGGATATTGAATGATTGATAAGAATACAGAACTCCAAATTATTGGGAGTCTAATGAAGCACCCTCAATATTTGAGTGAGATAGATAAATATACGATAACCCCTACCGACTTCTCTTCAACTTTTACTCGTTATTTATTTGTGGCGATTGATAACTTATATCGAGGCGGCGCGTCTCATATCACTCCAGTTGATGTTTCAAGTTATCTTGAAAGTACCCCAAGTGGGCAATTAGTTTTCTCCCAAAACAACGGTATTGAATATCTTCAAGACGCTGAATTTATGAGTGAGCCAGGTAATTTTCCTTATTATTATAATGAACTAAAAAAGTTCAACTTAGTAAGAGACCTCAAAAGAATGGGTCTTGACACTAGTAATATTTATTGTGAAAACCTAACTCAACCTAAAGCCTTTGATATAAATCAGCGCTTCAAAAATCTTTCAGTAGATGATATACTAAAAGAAGTTAAGAAGAATTTATTAGATGTAGAAAAATCCTATATTCAAAATGAAACTGTCCAAACTTGGGAGTTGGAGAACGAAATTGATAATGTGATTGAGGCATTTGGTAGTGAGGAAGGTATCGGACTATCAATCAATGGAGAGATTTTTTCATCAATTATAAATGGTGCAGAGCTTGGCGCCCTTACAATACGAAGCCTTTCTAGTGGATGTGGAAAAGCATTACCAAATAGCATAAAGATTCCTACTCCTAATGGTTGGAAAAAAGTTGGAAATATCCAAGCAGGAGATTACCTTTTTGATGGTTTTGGGCGCCCTACGAAAGTTTTAGCTATTTTCCCTCAAGGGGAAAAAGAAGTTTTTGAACTAAAATTCAAAGATGGTCGGACAGCCAGATGTAGTAAAGACCACCTTTGGAGCTATTGTAAATACTCTCAGAATAAGTCTTCAAGAGAAAAACGTAAGTTTTTTACCTCAACGGTTATAGAGCTTCAGAATAGGAAATTGCAACGAGGGGACGGACAGTATACTACTTTATTCCCTATGCAAAAAGCTGTAGAATATCCAAAGAAAAATCATTATCTACCTTCTTATCTTTTTGGTCTAGCTCTTGGAGACGGAAGTTTTCGTCAGCATCCAACAAATAAATCTTTTCAATTCTCAAGTGAGACAGATGAACTTCCAACATACTTTAGTTCCACTATGGGATGGATACTAAAAAAACACTCTGAAAAAAATTATACCTGGTATTTTTCTACTAAAAATAAACAAGAAGGTAGCGAGAAAATAAATATTTGGGTAGAGGATTTATTACAAGAATATCCTGAATTGATAGGAGCGAACAGCCACACCAAATATATACCGACTGATTATCTTGAAGATAGTGTTGAAAATCGGAGAGCTCTACTTCAAGGGCTCATGGATACAGATGGGAGCGTAGATGATAAAGGAAGAACTAATTTTTATACTGTGAGTGAAAGATTGAAAGACAATGTAGTTGAGTTGGCTCAGAGTTTGGGATATAAGACCCATGTCTCAATTGATGCTCATAAAGAAAATACTACCACTTTTGTTGTTTCTATTCAAGGAACACCAGAGGAAAAAATAAAGCTTTTTAGGCTACGAAGAAAAGTGGAACGAATTACAAAATGGGCAAACAATGGAAAAAGAAAAGAAGATAATAGTTTTGTTCCTTTGGTCCAAATTAGTGATTTAGGATATAAAGAAGAAATGACTTGTTTTCTTGTTGATAATCCTGAGCACCTTTTTCTAACAGAGAATTTTATTCCTACTCATAATACTAGATTAGCCGTCGCTGACGCGTGTAAATTGGCTTTTCCATTTTTCTATAGTGAAGTAGATGGGAAGTGGGTCAAAAATGGTGCGTGTGAGCCAGTTCTTTTTATTATGACAGAACAGAAACCAGAGCAAATAATAAAAATGATTTTAGCATATCTTAGCGGAGTAGAGGAGTCTAAATTTAAATTCAATACTCTTACTGATGATGAAAGAAAAAGAATTGAAGTCGCGCGCCATATAATCAAAACATATAAAACTTTAAAACTAATGAGAATACCAAATCCCTCTATTGAGCAAATAAAACTAAGTGTTAGAGAAGAAGTAATTCTTTCCCAACGGCGTTATGTCTTTTTTGATTATATTTTTATTTCTCCTGGAGTTTTGAATGAATTTCGAGGGCATAATCTTAGAAATGATGAAATTTTATCATTGATGGCAACAGCTCTAAAAGATTTAGCTATTGAACAAAATGTTTCAATTTTTACTTCAACTCAAGTAAATGCCAAAGCAGATGATAATTCAGAAATACGAAATGAAGCAAGTCTAGCTGGTGGTCGGGCGACAATCAATAAGGCAGATAATGGTATAATCGGCGCACGACCTACAAAAGATGAAATAGACATACTTCAAAAAGATGGAAATTTGATAGGTGGTATGATTCCAAATCGAGTCTTTGATGTGTTCAAAGTTCGGTCAGGTCGCTGGACTCAAGTTCGTATTTGGAGTTATTTCAACACCGGGACATTAAGACTTACGGATTTATTTATAACTGATGATAGAATGAATCCTATTCTTGATTTTTATGATACTCAGCAAAGGGTTGAATGGGAATTGGATGAAAAAGAACAAAAGTTCTTAGAGGAGATAAATAAGTAAGAAGGGAGATTTCTTTGGATTATAGAGAAATAATTGAAAATCTTACTGATGAAATAGTAGAGAAAATTTTGGATAAATTGGGAATTCCTTGGCAAGATAAGGGAGATTTCCTTTTGTGTAAAACCGCGTGTCACAATACTAATTTAGATGAAGCATCTTGGAAGCTTTATTATTATAAAAATACTCATATTTTTATGTGTTATAGCGAATGTGGCGCGCAGAATATCTTTCGTTTTATTGAACATTATTATGAAACGAGAGGAATCACTTATGACTGGCATGAAGATGTTTTAGAATTTGTTCGAAGTTATGGTGAGAAAAGATTTACTGAGACAGAAATCAACGAAAGCTATAAATCAAAAAGAAGCGAATTTATGCAAAAGAAGGAAAGACGGGAACTTCCAACTTATGAGAAAGGTATCTTGGATGTTTTCATAAAAGAATATCCTGCTGATTGGGAGGAGGAAGGAATTTCTCATAAGGCCATGGATAGATTCAATATTCGTTTTTCTATTGGTCAAAATAAAATCATAATTCCTCATTATAATGTTAGGGGCGGATTGGTTGGAATTAGAGGGCGCGCGCTCAATCAGTGGGAGGTAGAAAACGTGGGGAAATATATGCCAGTTCAAATTGAGGGTAAATGGTATTCTCATCCATTGAGTTTGAACCTCTATGGTTTAGATAAAAATTTGGAAAATATCAAACGCTATGGAATTTGTTATGTCTTTGAAGCAGAAAAAAGCGTTCTTATGTGTGAAAATTTTTCATTTCCTAACTGTGCGGTTGCCTCCTGTGGAAGTCAATTCAATAAGTACCAACTTGATATTTTGATGCGTTGTGCTCAACCAAGAGAAATTATTATTTGCTTTGATAATGAAGAAAAGCCTGGAAGTGAAGACTATTTTCAAAAATTGTGGAAGATGTGTAGTAAATATAAAAATTATTCAAATTTTTCTTTTATCTAT